CGCGGTCGGTGGCCGCCTCGGTGTCCATCACCGCATCCACTTCGGCTTGCGGTTGCGGAACCGCAGGTCGTCCCAGTCGATCAGGTCCAGCTCGTTCATCCGCTCCAGTTCGTCCACCGTCAGGCGCGCGGCCTTGTTGATGGTCCAACTGTCGGCGTCGTACCCGCGCTTCTGCGCGGCGCACCACAGCGCGTTCGAGTCGATCCGGTTCACGAACCCCTTGGCGCGGGCGCCGCGCACGAACACGCGGGCCTCGCGGGCGATGTTCTCAGCCATCGCCGTTTTGGTCATCGTCGCGGCGGCCATCGGGTCCTCCTTGGTCGTTTCCTCCTACCCCCTATGATGCACCACGCGGGTAGCATAGTCAAGGGGTTCCACCAGGCAATCTATGACGGAAAAGGAACCACCCCCCGGCACGGGGGTCCGGGGGGTGGCGGCTGCGTCGCGTGACGCGGTCGCAGCCTAGCGCACGGCGAACGCCAGCGCGTCGCGCACCATCTGCGCCATCGCGCTGCCGGTGATCTCGCCGTGCTCGCGCACGTAGTGTTCGATCCCGCCGAGCAGGTAGAACAGCGCCGTACTGTCCTGCGCGTAGCGCTGCGTGTAGGGGATGACACGGCCGCCGTACGCGTCCACAAGGTCCTTGATCGCCGACGCGGCGACTTCCGCCTCTGCGTCGATCATCTCCGCCGCCTCGTCCACCGTCACGTTGTACTGCGCGGCCAACACCTGCGTGCGGGCGCGGCGGGCACGATCGGACGCCGTCTCGATGCCGGTGATCCTGGCCGCAGTGGGAAATGCCATGGTGGGTCCTCCTGGTCCGCCGGGTTCCTCATCCCGGTGCGCCTACGGTACCGTTACGGGATAGCGTCGTCAAGGCACGTGCGGGACTAGAATGACCGCACCGGCTTCCCCGCCACCTAGCAACGCCAAGGACCCGCCCCACTCCATGCCACCGGGGGCGGGTCCTGCCGCGTCTAGCGCGACCCGCGCGCCGCGTTGCGCGCGGTCGTCAGCTCGTGCATCGCGACCACCAGCTCATCCATCTCACCGGCCGACACTTTGCAGCTCCACGGACGGCTGTCCTTGTCCGGCGCCACGTCCGTCGGGTCCATGATCGAGTCGCGCATCTCGGTGAGGTAGTCGATCAGGTCCGTGACCGCGCGCATGGCGGTGTCCTCCGCCAGCCAACACGCGGTGGCCAACCGGGACGCCTTCTGCGGGTCCAGGTGCTCGATGCCGCTGTGCACCATCGCCCGTTCCAGCGCCTCCACGGACGCCAGGCCGTACGCCTCGCCCACATCCTTGATGATGTGCCGCCTCACCGGGTGATCGCCGGTGAGCAGGTCCATCACCGCGTCGATGGCGTCCGGGTTGCCGTCCACGCGCCACTGCGTGATCTGGCCCAGCTCCAGGCCGTCCGGCTTGCAGCACATGCCCACTTCGCAGTCGTAGATGCGCACCGCGCCGCGCCGCGTCTGGACGAACCACTGCGCCATGGTCACGTTGCGCTCGGACTCCGGGACCACCCCGCCGCCGAACACTGCGGCGATCTGCCGGTAAGTGGCCGTGAGCGTCGCGTACTGCCCACGCCCCGGATGGTCGATCCGGATCTCAGATTCCTGCATGCCGCCCCCTAGTCGAGTCCGCATATCTTGCGGATCTCGTCGGTGTCCTCGATGCTGATCCACTTGTCGCCGAACTTCACGTACTTCAGGCCACTGCGAATCTGGTGGCCGTGTTCCTCCTCGGCTTGGATGATCGCGGCCATGAGCTGATCGGTCTTGCTCACCTTCTTGCCGGAGCCGTAAGGCTTGGAGTTGTACTTACCGAACAACAGTCCCATCACGCCTCCATTGCCGTGCGCCGTGTGACGCAAGTGCCCCCGGCGCGATTCGAACGCGCACTCGGCGGTTCCTAAGACCGTTGCCTCTGCCGTTGGGCTACGGGGGCGGGGCGCGAAGCCCCGGTGACGTTACTTGCCGCTGGTGACGATGTTCGGGTCTACGTACACGCCGTTGTGGCAGTTCGGGTCCGCCGGGACGACGAACATCGCGATCCGGTTGTCGTCGCCGTGGTAGCCGGTCCACACGGACTCCGCGCCGACGCACTTGACGGCGACGTTCGAGAAGCCGTCCGGCATCGCAATCGTGATCGCGGGCTTGGTGTCGGCGCCGTTGTTCCCGGAGTCGAGGTACGGCTGGTTGGCCTTCGACGTGGACGAGCATCCGGACGCGGTTGCCGCGACGATGCCGACCACCAGCACCAGACCGGCCGCCATGCCGCCGAGCGCCTGCGTCTTGCTGTTCAACGTCCCTCCATTGATAGTCGGGTACTGCCCTCCGGGCGACTAACCCCATCGGGGCCGCGTCCGCCGCCCGTATGCACGCGCTAGTCTGGCGCGCGGTTCACGGGACGACTTGAGCCCGCCTCGCGGTACTCCGCGCGCTAGGCAGGATTCGAACCTGCACGGGGGGCTACCCCAGGGCTGCCAGCGTCTACCAGTTCCGCCACTAGCGCGATGTTCGGTTGTGTCGGCGCTACTCCACCCCGCCGTCCTCCGGGTCCTAACCGGCGAACACGCCGACCGGGCGGTCTCGTAGCCCTACCGGGACTCGAACCCGGTCCTCCGCCTTGAAAGGGCGGTGACGCTATCCCATGGTCGATAGGGCTGTGCGGCCTTTGTTCCGACTAACGGTCAGGCGGCCAACCTGCCTCAGCGCCTTCGGGCTGTCCGGACAGCCCTAGCGGTCGTTCGCCCCGGCGCTAGGGGGGACTGAGGTGCAGTAGCCCGCACGGGATTTGAACCCGTAGTCTCCGCCTTGAGGGGGCGGCGAGATCGCCGTTACTCCAGCGGGCCAGGCGGGGCCGAAGCCCCAGGTAATGCTAGGCGGTCTGATTGACCGCCGTGTTCCAGTCGGCGCCAAGCGCCTCGCGCAGGTACCGCTGTGCCTCGTGCACGTGGTCCATGCCGACTTCCGGCCATCCACCCGTGCCAGTCGATACGCCGTCGTGCTCGCCGACGCCGCGAGCGTATGCACATCGCTTGCCGTCGTCGAAATAGACGAACCCGAACGGGACATCTTCGGTGCCACGGTTGTCGTGATGGGTTGCGGTGATCGCGGTCAATGCGCCTCCTGTGTTCGCGGTTGGGTTAGTGGTGCGGTTGTGGCGATTACTTGGCGCGCGCCGCCTCCCACTGCGCGCGGTAGATGGCGCGGAACTTCGAGCTGAAGCAGTTGGCGCACAACCGGGACGGCCGGATGCCCGCCGCGATCAGTGACGCCATGGTCTCCTCACGGCCGCCGTCACCGAGTTCGGCGATCTCGTCCGTGATGAACTCGATGTGCGAACCGAAGTGGCACGTCGTCTGCTGGATCTCCTTGCCCATCGCCAGGTGGACCTTGCCGCCGGTCACCGTGGTACCGATCGTTTCGCGGTAGTCGGTGGTCGTGGTGGTCATCGCGTCCTCCTGCGGTTGGGGTTCCGTGGTTCCCACATTACACGGTCCGGGTAGTAGCGTCAAGGGATTTGAGCAGGCCATAAAACACGAAACCCCGGCCGAAGCCGGGGCATGTCGTGCGCGTCGCAGGTGATCTCTGGTCCTATTCGAGGATGGGTCGATTGAAATCGGTTCAGCCGCAAGCGCACTCTTCTTGGAACGCTCCGCAGTAGTCGCAGCGGCCCGTGCGCTCCGCATAAGAGGGGCAGTCACACGGGACGTGGCTGCCGATGATGTAGCGGACACAGTCGGTCGAGTGGCGGGTGTCCTGATTGAGCAGCCGGGCCAGCTCGAAGCTGTCGCGCCCGGCCCAGATGGTGACCCGACGGCCGGAGAACCCGGCCGCGTCGCGGATGTCCAGCTCGATCGCCATCAGCCGGTCGAACATCCACTCGCGGCCCGCCACGCGACCGGTGTGGACGTTGCCCAGGTAGTCCGTCGCGTTCACGAGCGCGTCAACGGCGGGGGCGTTGTCGGTGGTGAGGATCTGCATTTCGGGTTCCTCCTCGTGTTCCTGGTTGGTAGTACCACCGTACACCCGTGGGATAGCGGCGTCAAGTCCTATGACCTGGAGAAGTCACGAGGTGACCGGGGGCGCCCCCGATCCGGTAGAAGTTGCGCACCTCGTCCACGATCTCGTGTTCGCTGACCGGGGTGAAGTCGCGCACGTCCACGCCCACGTTGATCATCTTCTCGCGGGTCTTCCACTTGTCGTGCACGTGGCCGCACAGCAACGGCAGTCCGTCGTCCGCTGGGCGCCAGTCCGCATACCGGTCCTCGGCCTGCGAATCCCCGTGATACGGCAGGTGCGCCATCCGCACCACGATGCCGCCCGGCAACCGGTGGACGTTCACGATCCCCGACGCCACCACACCGGCGAACCCCGCCTCACGGTACAGGTCCACCGCCTTCCGGTAGCGCCGGTGCCGCTGCCAGCACGCGTCGTGGTTCCCGGCGACCAACGTCTTGCGGCCGTTCAGCCGCCGCACCGGCCACAACACCTTGGGCGTCAACGAGAAGTCACCCAGCACCCATACGTCATCCGTGGGCGCCACGACGGCGTTCCACCGCTCGATCATCGCGCCGTTCATCTCGTCCACGTCCCGGAACGGACGATCGCAGAGTGCGATGATGTTGGCGTGGCCGAAATGGTTGTCCGCCGTGTACCACGTCGTCACAGCGCCGCCGGTTGGCTGTAGTCGATCTGGTACGTCCGGTCGAAGTGATACCCCGGGTCGCCGGGGAACTTGAAGTCCTGCGTCGAGTACTGCGCCTGCCACATCGGCGGCATCTGCGGCAGCCCCAGGACGGTCTTGATCCACCCGAAATTGTCCAGGTGCGATGCGTCCACCGGGCGCAGCCGGGGCAGGCACGGCGGTTCGAACACGCCCTCCACCAGCAGGTTGTCGGACGGCTTCATATGCTCGTCCTGGACCTTGCGCGCCAGCGCGTTCAGCGCGTTGTGCATGTCCTCGATCGGCAGCCCGCTGATCGCGAACTCGAAGCCGCACACCGGCGTCAGGCCGATGGTGTAGGCGAACTGCGGATCACCGCCGCCCGGGTTCGCGCCCACGGCCTGAATCATGTGGCCGTTCTTGGCGATCATCTCCCGGCAGTTGGCGGTGTACCACTCGCGCCAGTCCTCGGGCAGGTCGTTCATGTCTCTCCTATCAGGGTGCGGTCAGAGTGGATTCGCGCTCGGGTCCTGCGGCCATGATCAGATCGAGCACCGCCTGCGGCATGCCGTCGCGCGGCGGTACGCGCTTGATCCAGGCGTTCATCGGGCGCATCTTGCGCTTGCGGCAGCAGTACAACTCGGCCAACCACATGTCGCCGTACTTGTCCGCCGCCTTCAAGTCGTCCAGGCATTGACGCAGCATCGGCAGGTCTTCGTAGTCAACGCCTTCGCAGTCGGCGCATCCCCATGCGAACGTATCGCTGCAATCGATCGACAACAGCAGCTTGTCGCCGTCCACGACCCATATCAGCGGACACGATTCCCGCATCAGTTCCGCCTCGCGCAGAATCCGGAACACCTCCGTCACGTGTTCCAGGTGCGTGACCTTCCCGAAAAGGTCCACGTGCGTTCCTCTCCAATATCTGCCATGCCGGATACAGGTCCGGCATGGACCGTGCGGTGTCCCGCGCCATGCGGAACATGTCAGAGTCCGGCGGTGTGCGCGCGGCGTCCCACGCCCCGCCGCCCACGTACATCCCGGACACGAACGCCGCCACGGCCGTTTCCCGTACCAATACGGCAACCGCCCACGCGGGATTCTGCGCGAAGTCGGGTTCATCCAGGAACGACTCCACGTCCCGGACGAACGCGTTCCACGCCGCCGACTGCTCCGGGGTCATCGGACGCGCCATCAGTCGTCACACCACCGGCGTTTGGGCCACCGGCCACGGCACGCCCGCTTGTTCGAGCACTCCCAGAACTCCCCGGCGCGCATGACCACCTCGCCGCTGTACTCCACGTCCCGGTCCGGCCACGGCACGAACTGGCGCGTCCCCACACGCCCGCACTGGTGGCAGCGCTTCACCTCATCCGCCATGGCGCCCGCCGGTCGGGTGGTCGCGCCCCAGCAACCGATCTTCCACGGTCCATCCGTTCACGGTCAGCGTCGGCGCGATCTCCCGCGCCCGCCGGATCGCATCGTCCAGCGTGAACCGGTGCGTGGACAGCCAGTCGTCCTCGCGCTCGGTCGAACGCATCTCCCAGTCCCACTCGCCATCGGTGTTCAGGCACTGGCCGAATCCGTCCGTCACCGCCCACAGATCGCGGCCCCGGTACGCCACCATGACCTTGAAGTGGCGGCGTTCTTCGGCGTCCGCCGGGAAGCAGGACACTTCGAACGTGACCACATCCACGAACGGCGGTTCGCCGTAGCCGTTGGCGGACGCGGCGGCCACGCCGTCAGGCAGGGACAGGCTGAGATGATCCATTGTCGGGTTCCTCTCCGATATACACACGGGCGGCCTTCACGATGGCCGTCCACAGCAGGTTGCCGATCCCACCGGCGTTGACGACCAACGTGGCGCCGGGGTCCACGCCGTGACGGCTGATGAACGGGACCTCGCGGGCGCCGTTCAGGTCCATCTGCGACGCGCACTCGTCCCACGCGTCCGCCACCGCGATGGCGATCAGCGGATGCATGGACGTGATGTACGCGTCGTCGGCGTCCGTCGGCCAGTACTCGGCGTACGGGGTTCCTTCCTTCGGGGCCTTCAGGATCTGCGCGCTCACCCGCACCGGCGGGAACCCCTCGGCAAGCGGCGGCAGGTAACCGGCCACGCCGTGCAGTCGGTAGCACTGGTCGTCCTGGTCGGACCACCACGGCCCGTCCGTGGCCGCCTTCGCGCGGGTGCGCATCATGTCGGCCGCCCGACGGACGATGAAAGCGACGTTCTCACTCACCACGACACCCCACTAACACAGCGGTCTCCATGAACATGCACTTGCGGCACGACCACACCCGGTGGCAGGCCCTGTTCGCGTGATCGTGCACCTCGTATCGCTCGATCACGCCGCCGCAGCGCGGGCACGCCCGCAGATGCGGGTGGCACGTGAAGTTGCACCTGTCGCTGACGCCGCTGGCCACGCAGTCGCCGTTGCACCCGTGGCGGCAGTCGGACGGATCGTTGGCCGCGTCGTCCTGAACCACGGTGTCCGCGTACCGGCGCAGCGTGCGATCGTCCACGCGCCGCCGCCACCGGGACGCGTGCTCCTGCCGTCCCCACCACCCCATCCGCCGCCAGTACCGTCCCGGCATGCGGTCCCACCGGCGCGGCGGAACCGGGTCGTTGTCATTCTTCGCGGTCATGGCCGCCCCCGTGCTTGGGGCAATACCACCCGCCGTTGCGCGGCGTCCATCCGTCGCGGGTCATCGCGGCCATGGCGTTGCTGGTGATCAGACGGCTGCCGTCCACCCACTCCAGGATCTGAATGCATACGTGGTCGGCGCACATCAGCCGGTGCTCGTACTTGATCGCGATGTGATGGTCCGGCGGGTCGGCAGACGGCGGATCGGCCATGGCGCGCTTGGGCATCAGGTCCGGATGGTCGGACCGCCGGTCGTCCTTGCGGATGTCGATCCAGACTTCGTACTCACCGGACTCGGCGTTGAACTGGTAGACGGTCATGGACTCGCGGAACGTGCCGTCGTTGCCGTACCCGCGACCACGGCCAAGGTAGTCCTTGTTGAACCGCAGGTAATGGCACACGGCGTTCTGCACCTGGCCGATGTGCCGGTGCGTCTTGAACTCCGGCCGCCGCGACCGGATCATCGTGGCGAACGGCGGCGTGACAGGCGCCTTCACCGCGCTACTCTTCGTCGTCATCGTCATCCCATGCGCTGCGGACACCGGGGCGGGTGTCGATGATCCCGCCCGCGCGAGACGTGGTCTTGGCGTCCGCGATCCACGGCGGGCGTCCCTGCTCGTTCAAGGCCTTCCGGGGGTTGTTCGGGTTCAGCCCGTGCGTGTACGACCACGGGCATCCCTCGCCACGGCAGTAGTACTCGATGGCGCTGTCGCACGGCATGCAGGACATCCACTGCTGCGTCCCGTCGGCGCGCGTGCGCGGCCACGTATGACACGTCAGGTCCCACACGATATCCGCGCCGCCGCACAGCGGGCACGTCACCGGGACGTCCGGCCACACCGGTTCGGGACGCGGCGCGGCGGCGGGACGCCTGCGCGCCCGGCGGAATGCGCCGCTCATTTGCGTTCCATGGGATCGATCACAGCAGTCCATTCCGATACAGCGTCTGCCACGCGGTTTCACGGATGACGGGGTCCGGGTCGCGCAGCCTACGGCGCAGGTCGTCGGCACCGGCGGCGGTGAGTCCGGACGGGGCGAGCCGTTCCCCCTCCGCTCGCGCCACCGCCTGCGCCGCTGCGCTGCGCCGCTCGCAGTGCGAGCACCCTGGCCTGTACGTGATGTACCCCGTGTGGTCGTGCCGCGCCGGACACTGCTTCGCGTGGTCGGCCAGCAACGCCTCGGCATGCGAACGGCTGCTCGACTCGGCGTACGCGGGACACTTCTTGCACGACCACCGGTAGGGATTGCGCTGGCCCGGCACGTAGTAGACGCCGTCGGTGGATGCATGCGGCGCCTTGGTCGTCTTGCGAGCCTTCGACGGGATGGGCATCGCCGCGAGAATCCGATCGGTGAGGAACTGGGCCGGGTTCTCCATCCACGCCGGTCCGGCGTCCTGTTGCGCGCACGTGATGCACGGGCACTTATCCGGCGGCGGGTACGGGTCCTTCTGTCCGCTGACTTTCTCGCGCAGGCATGCCGCGCACTTGTCGGCGTACCCGGCGTGGTGATGGCCCCGGTGGTGCAGATCCTCAAGCGTGCCGCAATAGAAGCTGACGTACGGCATGACCTCGGCGCACTCCTGGTGCGCGAACACCGGCCCGTACGCGGTCACACGCGCATGAGGCGTGTCGGTGAGCTGAAGGAATTTGTCCCGCTGCACCAGGTCAACCAGGTCGTGCATGCCGCACACGGGGCACTGACCGGCCACGGGATCGGGCGCGGACATCGTGTGGACCTGCTCCTGCCACCGGCGTTCCGCCTCGGCCTTCGCCTCGGCCGCCGCCTTGATCGCGGCGACTTCCGCGCGATCGAGTGCGCGGCGCCGTGAACGCATGACGGTTGCGCCGACCTGCGCACCGCTGATCGTGGCCACGAGGCCGAATTCGAGGGGCGCGGGCGGGTGGAGCACGCCGGTTCCGTCCAGGATGCCGTTCGTGATCGCCGTCAGGGATATTCCGCCCTGCACCCACAGCCACGTCCGCGCGGGGACGTCGCGCAGGCTCATCGGCGCCGTCCGCGCGCGGTGTTCTTTGCGTGCGAAGGATCAGCATGTACGCTGGTCGCGTCGGGGTCAGTCATCGTAGGGGTGGTCTGCATCCTCGGGGTTCCTCCATCGGCGGCGGGTGCGCCGTGGGCACTAGGTTACGCGTCCCGCATAGCGTAGTCAATGGGAATGGATGGGTGGACACGGTCGTGGAAATCCCTCTGCGCCGCAAATACACCACGCGCAAGGTGGTCAAGCAGGTATCTGCGAAGAACGGCGGCAACACGGCGTCGCTCAACCGCCAGCGCGCCAAGCATCTGCCTTCCATGAAGCCCAAGACAGCGCCACCCCCGGTCGCGCCCCCCATGCTCGTCATGGACGGGGGCACCGGCAAGCACCGGTGGTCGCGTGGCTGACCTGAACGACCTGCGCCGGTGGGCGGTGGCCTCGTACCGGCTGCGCGCCATCGACGCCGCCGAACGCCGCCGCATCAGGGACCTAGCGGGGGTCACCCGCGCCACACTGGCGGAACTGCTCGGCGTGTCGTGGGACCGCGTGCGCGCGTACGAGAGCGGGGATCGCACCAGCAACCCCACCGGCGAGGACGCCGCGCGCTACCTGGACGCACTGGACGCGATGTCGGCCCCCTACGCCACGGCGATGGACCCGGAACAGCGCGCGGATATCCGGGCGCGGTTCGACCAGTACCAGAAGGACTATCCGGTGGAAGTGTGCGAGCACTGCCGGGGCATCCACCCCCGCGCGTGCCCGCGCGTCAAACGCGTCGTCTACGACGACCACCGCCGGGTGACCGAGGTCGAATACTGGCCGGACGAGGCGTGGTCGAAAGACCACGTGATATTCCCGGACGGCCCCGAGATGATGGACGGCGATGGCGAGGATTAACGGCCACGGCCCGCAGGCGTACGTGGAGTCGGACACACGGCCGCCGCGCCTGCCGTACGTACTGCTGTGCCACACGTCCGGCGCGCGGTGCGGCCGTGTGTGGACCGTCAACAAGCTCAGCGAGTGGCGCCCCGCCGTCGAATCGCGCATCGCGCACGAGAAGGTGTGCACCGTACATCCGTTGCCGATCCTCGCACTGCCGGGGGACATGATCACGTAGGGGGTCTATGCCGCTGCCTGGAGACCTCAACACGATCACGGTCACCGCGACCTATCCGGACGGCAGCGGCAACCCCCTGTTCGGGTACGTCACGTTCACCCCGTCCACCGACCTGACCGACTCCACGGGCCACGTGATCGTGCGCGCCGCGCCGGTCCAGGCGACCCTCGTACGCGGTTCCATCAGCATCCTGCTCGCGTGCACCGACAACAGCACTCTGAGCCCGTCGGGCTGGTACTGGATCGTCACGGAAGTGGTCGGCAACTCCACGGGCAACCTGGCCACCCGGACGTACAACGTCCTGCTGCCCCATTCGCTCGGCACCACGGTTGACCTCGCGTCCCTGGCGCCGGTGACTCCGGGGCCGCCGGTGTCCACGCTGTACGGCGTGCTGGCGTCCGGGAACACGAACAACTGGCTGTCCAGCCAGATCTTCAACGGCGCCATCCAGATCCCCACCGGCGCCGCCAGCGGCGACGTGCTGACATCCGACGCCAGCGGCAACGCCACGTGGCAGCCCGCCACCGGCGGCATCCAGCCGCCTGCGGGAGACATCGGCGGCACGCTGACGGCGCCCACCGTGCGGTCCACCCACCTGACATCCCCGCTGCCGATCGCACAGGGCGGCACGAGCGGCGGCACGCAGCAGGCCGCGATCACCGCGCTGACGGGCGCGCAGACCGCCGGGACGTATCTGCGCAGCGACGGCACGAACGCGGCGATGTCCGCCATCCAGGCGGGCGACGTGCCCACCTTGAACCAGTCCACCACGGGCACTGCCAGCAACGTCACGGGCACCGTGGCCATCAACCACGGCGGCACCGGGCAGACGACGCAGCAGGCGGCGATCACTGCACTTACCGGTACTCAGACGTCCGGTCGCTACCTGCGCAGCGACGGGACCAACGCGTCGCTATCCGCCATCCAAGCCGCTGACGTTCCGACACTGAACCAGTCCACGACCGGGACCGCCGCAGGGCTGAGCGCCACGCTTGCCATCGGCTCCGGCGGCACCGGGCAGACCACGGCCGCAGCCGCGTACAACGCGCTGTCGCCGATGACCACGACCGGGGACATCGAGTACGAGTCCGGCGCGAACACCGCTGCACGGCTGCCCGGCAACACCAGCGCGACCAAGAACTTCCTGACGCAGACCGGCACCGGCTCCGCATCGGCGGCGCCCGCGTGGGGCACGATCGCCGCAGGCGACCTGCCGACGGCCAGTACGAGCGCGTTCGGCGCGGTGGAGTTCGAAAGCGCAGTCGGGAACCTTCAGCCGCAGGGCACTGCCGCACTGGGCGCCAACAACCGCGTCCCGGACTCGGGGCACGTCCATCCGTACCCGGCGTGGGTGTTCAGCGTACTGGCGGCCGGTGCCAAGGGCGATGGGAAGATCAGTAACACCGGCGCCACCAACGGAACCGCGACGGTGACCATCGGCGAGTCGGTACTCACCCAGGCGGATGTCGGCAAAGCCGTCATGGTGAAGAACGCCCTGAACAACAACAACACCACCGGGCAGACCACCAGCGTCGGCACCATCACGACGGTGAACAGCGCGACGAGCTTCACTGCTACGTGGAACACCACCCCCACGCAGACGGCGACCGGGTTGCAAGTGCTGTGGGCGACGGACGACACCAGCGCCATCCAGACGGCCATCACCAATGCCAACACCTACGCGCAGAACCACGGTGGTTACGCAGAGGTCTACTTCCCGCCGGGCGCCGGGTTGTACTACGGCGTTGCGGGCACACTGAAGAACACCGACGGCACCAACGCCGTGTACAACTCGCAGTTGACCATCCCGGTCAACGCCGAGAGGAACAACGGCGTCACGCTGGTGTTCCGTGGCCCCGAAGACGCCGGGCAGACGCGGTATTGGAACAGCGACTACCCGATTTGGAACGGCGGCATCCAATCATTCGGATGCTTCACCACGTCCGGGAACCAAACGACGTCGATCAACAACGGCGGCAATCCCTCGGTGATCGGCGGCCCCACGGGCAAGTTCAACTACGGCGTATTGCAAGGCGCTAACACCACGCCCACGTACAGCAACACCTGCGTGGTGTTCCAGGATTTCACGATCCTGACCACGCATGTAAACGCCGGGTGGACGTACAGCGCGGCGAACATGTTCGGTGTCGCGCGGTTCCACGCAAAGAACTTCACATACGGCACCAACGGTACTGTGCAGTTTTACCTGTACAGCCCGAACCTCGGCGACTTCACCAACGTCCCGCTACTGGCCGGTGGCCTGTCCATCGGCATCCTGATGCCGTCCAACGGCAACAACGCGTCCAACTACTTGCAGAACGTGGTGTGCAACGGCGGGTACACGTTTGCTTTGTTCGCCACCGAGCACACCGTGGGCAACGGGTGCACGTTGCTGTACTGCTGGTCGGGCTTTTGTCCGGTGGGCAGCTACGGCGACTCGGCCGGTTCCGGTACCGTGTCCGCGCTGCACGCGATGTACTTTGATCAGCTCTGCGTCGAATCGTGCACATATCACGTGAACATCATCGGCGCGGGGGCGAGCGCGGTAGGTCCCATCGTTCACGCGGTGCTGGATACGGAGGGTACCGTCCAATTCCGCGACGCGGTGGGCGGCACGCTGGCGAACACGGGTGCCGGTCTGGCCGCCGCACTGGGCACCATCCGGTTGGCCGGATCGTCCACGTCGATCACCATCCAGACCGGTACCGGCGCGGGCGGCCTGGGTACCGGCCTGGTGATCATCAAGGAACAAGTGTTGCCAGGCGTGCCGAGTTCCGGCATCCCGACGCTGGTGGACGGAACGGCCGTATCCAACACGCTGTGGCGCCCGGCGACGGTGTACCTGTCAGGGGGCACGAACGTCACGAACGTCGCCGTATCCCGGCTCGCTGGCGGCGTGAATACGGTAGCAACGACGAACGTCATTACTCAGACCGCTGCGCCGATCCCGGCTAATACGCCGATCCGCCTTGGTCCGGGCCAGTGGATCAAGGTGACGACGAGCGCCGGGACACTGCCCACCGCCGTGTGGGTACTCGACTAGAACAAGGGGGTGTCGTGGTCGCCAACGCCCGCAATGTCGCACGCGCACTACGACCCGTCACCAAGGCTGGTCCGGGCGGCGCGCGCCAGGGCGCCGTGCCGCAGATGGGCCAGCCGTATGTCGGCAGTGTTTCACCGTTCGCGATGGAATCGCAGCCGGGTGGTTCGTGGGCGAACGCATACGGCGGTTTCCTGCCCCGTCCGCCGGATGCGTTCACACAGGGCGCGTTCGGCCCGTTCCAGCCTATTTACCCGGTCCCGGTGGACGCGCCGCCGTCGGAGGACGCGCAGCGCGCCGAGCCGCGCCGGTGGCAGTACGAGGTCGGATATAACCTGCCTGTCGGCCAGCCCGGCAGCGAGGGGCTCAAGCTGGCCGACTTCGGCACGCTCAAAACGCTGGCCGACTTGTACTCGGTGGCGCGTGCGTGCATCCAACTGCGCAAGGCGGAGGTGCGCGGCCTGGAGTGGGACATCACGCCCACCAAGGAAGCGTCCAAGGCAATGCGCGGCGACAAGGCCGCCATGAAGGACTTCGGTTCCCGTCGCGGCGAGGCCGTCAAGTTCTTCAACAAGCCGGACCCGGACTACTTCACCTGGAATACGTGGCTTGACGCGCTGCTGGAACAGATCTTCGTGTTCGACGCGCTCGCGCTGCTCATTCAGCCCAAGTGGTCGCGCGGCACCGGCAAGGGACTGCTGGGCAGCGACCTGGATTCGCTCCAGCTCATCAGCGGCCCGACCATCCGCCCGCTGCTGGACATGCGCGGCGGCAAGCCGCGTCCCCCGGCCCCCGCCTATCAGCAGTACCTGTACGGCGTGCCGCGCAGCGACCTGATGACGGTGGTCACGGGACGCGACCTGGAGGAGTCCGGGCTCACCGGTTCACAGTGGACACAGTTCCGTGGCGACCAGCTCCTGTACATCCCGATGGAACCGCGCCGCGAAACGCCGTACGGGTTCCCGCCCATCGAGCGCGCCTTGATCCCGGTCATGGCGGGGTTGCAGAAGCAGGCTTATCAACTCGACTTCTTCCGCGAGGGCACCGTCCCGGCGGTGTACATCAGCCCCGGCGGCGCGAACAGCAACCTGACGCCGAACCAGATCCGCGAACTCCAGGACGCACTGAACGCCATCGCGGGCGACCCGGCGTACAAGCACAAGATCCTGGTCCTCCCGGCTGACAGCAAGGTGATGCCGCAGAAGCCGATCGAGATCGCCGACCAGTTCGACGAGATCGTGATGAACCAGGTGTGCATGGCGTTTGATATTCAGCCGATGGAGCTGGGCATCATGCCGAAGGTGTCCACCACCGCGTCCACCGGCGCGGCGAATCAAATGGCCAAGGCCACCGCCAACATGCACGAGCGCAAGGCCACCAAGCCGCTGTTGAAGTTCCTGGCGGACATCTTCGACTACATCCTTCAGGACGTGTGCGGGCAGGAGGACATGCAGTTCACGTTCGAGGGATTGGAAGAGGACGAGGACGAGGAGACGCTGACCACGCTGCTCGCCTCGCAGATCAACGTCGGCCTGCGGTCGGTGGACGAGGGCCGCGAGGCGCTGGGCCTCCAGCCGTGGAGCCTGCCGGAGACGTCCGATCCGCTATGGGGCACCCCGACGGGCGCCGTCCCGCTCGGTCAGATCGGCCAGCAGGGCGAACCCGCGCCGGGTCAGCAGCCGAACGCGAACAACCCGGCGACCAACGCCCCCGGTGCGCAGCAGGGGCAGGCCAAGCCGGGCAACGCCGGGCAGAGTCCCGGCCACGACGCGGCGGAGGCGTCCACGCAGTCCAAACCGTCCGCCCCGGCGGGATCGGGTGCGGCCAGCTCATCCAAGCCCGCGTCCGGCGGATCGTCGTCGCAACCCGCGAAGAAAGGGACCGCCGCGCAGATCGCCAAGGCGGCGTCCCATCAGTCGCGGCGTGACGAGCACGTGGCGGCGGCGACGGGCGCGCTGGCGGATCGGCTGCGCGAGGTCGCGACCTCGTTCGAGCGCGGCGAGGTGACGGCGCCCCACGCGCTAGACACGGCCGTGGCGGCGCTGGCCGCCGGGTATCGCCGGGTGATGACGGACGCGGCGCGCCACGCCCGCAGCGACCACCCGGTGACCGCCGTCAAGGACGAGGGCGACGACGCGTACGAGTATGTGGACCCGTCGGTGGAATCCGCCGCGACACAGCGCGCGGAAGGACAGCGGACCTACCTCATGGGTTTGCTGATGACGCTCGCGTCCGGCAAGTCGGTGGACGATCTCTCGTCGCGGCTCGACCTGTACACCCGCAGCCTGAACACGGCGTACAACGTCGCGTACGGGCAGACGGTGCAGGCGGACCACCCGCACTACGAAGTCATCTGGCATCTGGGCGTCGCGGAACACTGCAAGCTGTGCATCGACCGCGACGGCAAGGTGTTCACGTTCGACTCGTTGCCGGGATGGCCCGGCGACGGCGGGTTCGGCGGCATGGGCGCGGTGTGCCTGGGCGGCCCCAACTGCCACTGTTCGTTGGAGTACCGGCAGCCGGGGGCCGAATCGCTGTACGGGCACAACACGCAGCGCCCGGACTCGGTGGGCTACTACCGACAGCAGCTCGACGACATCACGGCGGCGCGCGAACAGGCGGCGGCGGCGCGTGAGGACTTCCTGGGTTCGATCCCGGCGGCCCCCGCGATGCGCGCGTCCACCCGCGACCAGATCCGCCGCGAGCTGGCGGACCTCCAGAACCGGCAGATCCGCCAGTCCGGAGGTTATCCGGGCGTGTCGGTGGAACCGTTGGACATCGCCGCCGCTGACGTGGCCGCGCTGGTGCCGGACTGGGCCAAGTCGCGGTCCGCACAGGCGGAACTGGAAGCGCTCGGTCGGCACCTGCGTAAGGGCCGGTTGATCTCGACGTGGGAGCCGCGCAACATCCCGAACGTGGTGTTGGCCCGGATCGCCGAGCACATGGCGCGGGGCCTGGACCCGGATACGGCCATCCGCGTGGTGAAGGCCACGCGGCGGGTGAACGCCAACGGCGAGGAATACTGGGAGTCCGACGAACCGCCGGAGCCGAACCCCGCCGGGGGCGGCGCGCCGTCGTCGCCGGGCGGCGTCGCCGGTGGATTCGACGGCTCATCGCCGGGGGGTGAACCCCCGCGATGGGACGCCAGCAGCGTCGCGCCGTACATGGACTCATGGCCGCAGGGCGGTCACGGCACGGCGCAGGCGCCGGTGACCGGGATCGGCGGCGGCACCCGTGGGCGTTCGCCGAACGGCGTGGGGAAGGGTGCTGCCGATCTCGCGGACCCTAACCCGGTCGAAGCCGAGCACGTGATGAACCAAATGCGCCGCAACTACCCGGAGAAGTCAATTGGGTGGATGAAGGACGCACGATGGATCGGACCCGTGGCGATCCCGCTGGACCGCATCGACTTCGACGACCAGGACAAGTGGGCCGCGAACCACGAGAAGGCGCGCGTCAAGCACTTCGCGAAGCAGATCAAGAAGGGCGACGCGCACCTGCATCCGGCGGTGGCGGTGCAGGAGCCGGGCGACGACAAGATCAAGATCATCGACGGGCATCACCGCACGCTGGCATACAAGAAGCTGGGCATGCCGGTGAAAGCGTACGTCGGGTTCGTGGACAGCGACGGCGGTCCGTGGGACAAGACGCACGTGTTCCAGTTCCACCAGGGCCAGGACCCGCAGAACAAGGCCGCGACATTGTCCAAGGAGTCGGTCAACTATCGGCAGGGGACTGACGCGGTGCACCGGTGCCGCAATTGCTCCATGTTCGTCGTGTCCGGTGACGATGACAGCGGGGAATGCACGCTGGTCAAGGGTGTCATCGCGTCCGACGCGGTGTGCGATCGATGGGACGCGAAGGTGGACAAGGCAGCACGCGGATACGACATCAACCCCCGGTCCGGGATGATCTCGCTGGACATCGAACCGGGCATCGTTCCGCAGCATCCCGGCGGCGTCACCGATCACCACATCACGGTGGTGTACCTCGGTCGCGACCTGACCGACGAGCAGTGGAACACGGCGTTGGAACGGGCGATGGACGCGGCGGCGAAGGTCGCCGGGCCGATCGTCGGCATGGTCGCCGGTGTGGATTCGTTCACCCCGTCGTCCGGCAGCGACTGGAAGATCCCCGTGTTCGCCCCGGTCACCATCCCCGCCGCGCACGCCCTGCGTGACGCACTGGCGGACCTGTCGGCCAGCGAACACAAGGACTGGCATCCGCATGTCACCCTCGCCTACCTGGACGAGGGCGATCCGATGCCGGATGCGGTGCCCGCCACGCCGGTGACGTTTACCCACCTGTCGGTGCACCTGGGCGACCACGTGGAGCGCATCCCGTTCGGGACGCGCACGTGAGCGCCGCCGATGTCGGCCAGATGCGATCCGCACTCGCGCACCCGCACCTCGCCCAGATCGCGCGGACATTGAACAGCCTGCGCGATCTGGGCGTCCCGGTGACGTTGCGCCACGGGGTGCTGATGACCGACTGCGGATACGTCATCCCGGACGATGACGGCCACTGGTCCACGCGGATGAAGATCTACGACCCGCACATGCAACCCGTCGGCGATCCCGACGACGACTGATACGGATACCGATGGGGCTATATGGCTGCGACGCTCACCAGTAACAGCGACCTGACGTTCATCTCCTTCCCGATCGAGAAGATGGAGACCACCCCGGACGGCGACGTCATGGTCTGGGGCAAGGCCACGGACGGGTCGGTGGACAGCGACGAACAGATCGTTGACACCTCGTTCTCTTCCAAGGCCATCGCGGACTGGCTCTCCACGGGCGCGAACGTCCGCGTTCAGCACAACGCGCAGCGCGATCCCGCCGGGGTCGGCGTGGAGGCGCAGACCGACGGCGAGGGCGCTACGTGGGTCAAGTCGCTGGTGGTCGAGCCCGTCGCCAAGCGCCTGGTGGAAAAAGGCGTCCTTCGCGCCTACTCCGTGGGCATCGCCCGACCGAAGATCGTGCGCGACGGCGTGGCGCGCGGCGGCCGGATCGTGGACGGCCAGATCGTTGAGATCAGCCTGGTGGACCGCCCGGCGAACAAGTCCTGCGGTATCCAGCTCGTGAAGTCCGCCGACGACGGTACGCCGGAGTGGGTCGGCAAGGTGTTCGGCTCGGACATCCTCGCCAAGGCGGAGACGGTGAACGTGGACGTCCCGGCGAACGCGTCCATCACCTTCTCCCCGGACGACCTGCGCAAGCTGCTTGAGCACCGCAAGGTGGCCGAGGAGCGCACGGCGGCCAAGCGGGACATGGACCCGGACGTGGGCGGCGGCGTGGACCGCGACAAGATCCCGGCATCCGACTTCGCCGGTGCGGACCGCTCGTTCCCGATCGTCACGCCGAAGGACGTGCACGACGCGGCGCTGAGCCTGGGCCGCGCGAAGGGCCAGGACACCGACAAGATCAAGAACCGCATCATCGCCATCGCCCGCCGCAAGGGGGACGCGTTCGTAGCCCAGTTGCCTGACGCGTGGAAGGACGACGGCGGGGAGTCGGCGAAGATCGCCAAGGCGAAGAAAAAGGGCAAGAAGGGCAAGCCGTTCCCCGGCGCCGCACCGTCCTTCGATGGCACCGACTCCGATCACGACGGCGTGGACGCCGACGCGCCCGGCAGCGAGGAAGACGACGACACCCGCAAGCCGCCGAAGGTCAAGCCCGGCAGTGCGAAGAAGGGAGGCGCAAAGGTGGACGCCACTGAGGAACCCGAGGTCGAGAAGGGCGCCAAGGACTGCCCGAAGTGCGGCAAGGGTTTCCACGCCGACAGCAAGCTGCGCAACTGCGACAGTTGCGGCGCCGACCTGCCGCATGCACAGAAGGCCGCCAGCCCGGACACCGAAACGGACGACGGCGACGATGACGAGGCGACCGACAGCGGCAAGCCCATGCCGGTTGACAAGGCGGGCAAGCCCACCCCGGGCGACGGGGTGACCGGTCCCGGCGCCGCTGGAGTCGATCCGGTTCCGGCGCACCGCGAGCCGGACGGCGAGGCCGTGGAATCGCTGGAGGGCGACGCCGGTCTGCCGACCACCCCGGACCGGTCCGTGAAGTCCGCCGACGCCGAGGTCATGGCCGCGATGCGCCTGAAGGCGCTTGGCGTTCCCATGGACATGGGCGCCCTGCACGACATGCTGTGCGCCGGATACCACCCGTCGGACGTCGCCACCGCCTACCCGAGCCACAGCATCGCGGGCCTGGACGTGGGCGCGTGGCAGGCCAAGGCGCTGGACGCCGCGACCGGCGCGCCGATCGAACAGGCGCTGGAAGCGTCCGCGATGTGGCAGCACGCGGTCACGCTCAAGGGCACCGACCCGCAGGAGATGGCGGAGATCCAGTGGGAGGCGCACAAGGCGTTCCGGGACGCCAACCCCGGTCCCGCCACGTTCCCCAAGCCCACCGAGCTGTCCCCGCGTTCGTTCAACCGCCCGTACCTGTCGGCCGGACACGCCGCCGCGTCGCCGGGGCAGGACGGCCCCAACACGGCCACGGTGCCGTCCGGGCAGACCACGGCCAACAGCTTCCACCGCCCGTACCTGGACGCGGGACACGCTGCCGACTCGCCGAGCAACAAGGGCGACGCCGTGGCGGCCCCAGTGCCCACGGGCGAACCGAACCGGGTCTACTACCGCAACGCACAGCGGGAGAACGCCAAGCAGGCGATGCAGGCGATGCACGACCACATCGCCGCCACGTTCCCGGACCTGTGCCCGATGGGCGGCCCCGGTGTGGGCGGCGAGGCGCCGATCGGGCAGCGCCCGGTGCCGGTGCCGGACGCGTCCAAGGCCGCGACCGTGGAGGGTACCCCCGTGAATGAGACCACTGACGGCGTTGTCGCCAAGGCCGTCACCCCGGACCTGATCAAGTCCGCCGTTGCCGAGGCGGTCGCTCCCCTCATGGTACGGCTGGACGAGATCAAGCAGGAGCTTGACGCGGAGCGCAAGCGTACGAAGGCGCTCCAGAAGGCGGTTGACTCTCTCGGGAGCCAGCCGGACCCGAACGTCGGTGCGTTCAAGGGCGCCGCGCTCGGTAATCCTTTGCTCGCCAAGGCGGCCGGTGCCCCGGTGGGGCAGCAGCCGACCATGACTGAGATCGCGGAGCGTACTCAGTCGGCGATGCTGGCAGCGCTTCAGGAACAGGCGCGCCACGACCCCGACCCGGCGCAGCGGGAGGCTGCCTGGGCTCGCATCTATCAGATGACTGGCCTGACCGCCGTCGCGCGGTAAAGCCTCCACACACGTTTGGAAAGGGATCTCTATGGCTGACTTGCTCACCATGGAGCCGCCTGCCCCCGCCACGGGGCAGGTGAGCACGGAAGCTGCTTCGCAGGCTTCCCGTTACGCGCGCTCGGGCGACATGCTCAAGGCGCGTATGCCGTTCATGGTCAAGGGTGCCGGTTACGTCGGCGAGGGGAACATGCCCCTCCAGGACAACGCGGTCATCACCACCAAGGCGCAGCAGGCTGCGCTGGAACTGCGCTCCGAGACCTATCGGGGCTACCGCAACCGCGCAGAGGTCGTCAAGGGTCTTAACCCGGACTTCCTCAACCAGTTCGGTTACCTCAAGACGGCGCTGACGATGCCGTCGATCGGCGAGCAGCTTCAGCAGGTGCTCGGCGGGGTGCAGGGCGCTGACCTGACCCGTTCGTTCACGGCGGGCAACCTGGGTATTGGTTCGGTCTACGGCCTGGTGCCGTTCGACCTGCTGGCGCCCAGCCGCCTGATCTACCCGGTTTACACCGTATTCCGCAACAAGTTCCCCCGGCCCGCCGGTCAGGGCACTGCGCGGCAGGAGAAGGTGTTCACCGGTATCTCGGGTTCGCAGACCGGCGGCCAGCCGGTCGTGGACATCGCGATCTCGGAAATGGTGCAGACCGGCGGCACGTTCTCGAACTGGCCGCTGAACCTGCCGCCGTCGGGCGCGCAGACCGAGGTCAACCTGAACGTTCCCTACAAGTTCTTCGGCATGACCGAGCAGCTTTCGTGGCTCGCTCAGTTCGCCGGTCAGGGCTTCGAGGACGTCAGCGCGCTGGCGAACCTGATCCTCCTCCAGCAGATGATGCTCGGCGAGGAGTACCAGATGATCGCCGGGTCTTCCACGACCCTGGCGGTTCCCGCCGCGCCGACCGTGGCCGTGCGCACCCCGGGCTCCAACGAGACCGCGATCAGCGGCAGCGCGACCACCCACTTCACGGTGTTCGTGACCGCGACCAACTACTACGGTGAGACCACGGTGTCGGCGGCGTCCACCGACCTGACCAACACCGTCGTGGGCAACGTCGTGGACGTGACCATCGCCCCGGTTCCCGGCGCGCTGCTCTACAACATCTACATCTCCACCAACGCCTCCCCGGCGAACGCGAACGAGTTCCTGTACGCGTCGTCGATCGGCGGTCGCCGGTTCACCCTCCAGGGCGCGTACCCGACGGCGGGCACCACGCCGCCCACCTCGGACACCAAGACCGGCAACGCCAACCGCATGGAGGGCCTGATCCCGACGCTGACGGGCAAGTCGGCGTCGTCCGGCGTGTACCCGGCGGGATGGCAGGGCGGATACATCAACCAGTCGGTCGGCACCCACCTGTCGTACAACGCGATTTACACCGCGCTGGACAGCCTGTGGGAGTCCAACTCGATCACCCCCGGCGCGTTCAAGGCCGACCCGGCGGAGATCGTCGGCGACGGCGGCGACATCATGCGCCTGTCGAACGACGTGATCGCGCAGGGCGCTGCCACCAACTACCGGCTGTTCCTGGAGCAGGGCGACGTGCCCGGCGTGCGCGTCGGCGCGGCCGTCTCCGAGTTCCAGAACCCGATCACCCGCTCGGTGCTCAAGCTGGTCGTGCACCCGTGGCTGACGCAGGGCACTGCCCTGTTCATGACCTACAACCTCCCGCAGACGTACACCAACGTGTCGTCCGCCTGGGAGATGACCATGGTCCAGGACTATGTCAGCATCGCGTGGCCCGTGATCGACGCCACGTTCCGCTACAGCCTGTTCATGTACGGCGCTTTGGTCGGCCACGCGCCGTTCTACAGCGGCATCCTCCAGGGCCTCCAGGTCTCGGACACCACGCCGTTCAGCTAATCAGCCTGCGCACCCCAGCCGCCTACGACCCGGCTGGGGTGCGTCCTCTTACATAAGGAGCAGGCCAGATGGCCATCTTCAACGGAACGTCGCCGTCGTATCAGCAGACGCCGAACAACGCGTCGGCGAGCGTGGGCACCTCCGCCACGCAGATCTACAACACCACTTCGTTCACCGCCGTGGGCGGCACCGTCTACAGCTTCCCGGCCGGTGCGGTCCTTCGGGACCTGACGATCGTCAACACCGGAGCGGTTACCTGTTTCATCGGCACTTCCTCGGTGACCGCGTCCACGGGTATTCCGCTGCTGGCAGGTGAACAGCTTACTATCCAGGGGTCTCACAAGCAGGCCGAATCGGGCAACGCGTCGTGGAACCTGTACGCCATCACGGCCTCCGGCACCACGCAGGTGGAATGCTCCCTGGCCACGCAGGTTGCGGTGGCCTAATGACCAAGTCGCAGGCGGCAACCAGTGTGCCCAGCGGCGTCGCCCGTCCCGCCGTGGTCAACAACACGGCGGGCGGGGTGCTCAACACGCTTGCGGGCAGCATCGAAACCGATCCGACGTCCGACTACGCGACCACCGTGCAGATGCAGGTGGCGCCCCGCGCGGACATGCCCGGTCCCTGGTACATCGTCAACCTCGGTCCCAACACCCTGTACTACGGGCCGTCCGGGGTGACCAGCGGCAACGGCACATCGGTGGCCGCTGGCGCGAAGTCGGCCGCCATCGCGCCCACGAACGGGTTCTCCACGTTCGTGGTGACCGCGTCCGGCGCATCCACGTTCCAGATCGTCAACCACTGATCCGAGGAGGGACCACGATGACTGCGCTGACCACCTCGGTTTCCGGCGCCCCGGTCCTGGTGTACAACCCGGCGCCGTCCGGCACTCCGAACGCGAGTATCAGCAACACCGGCGGCTCGGTGGCGTACATCGGCCAGGCGGGCGTAACGGTCGCCAGCGGGCTGCCGCTGTACCCGAACCAGCAGATCATCCTGCCGTACGCACCGACCAAGATCTACGCCGTGTCGCCGGTGACGGCGACGGCGACGGCGACCACCACCACGGCGGCGGCCAACTCCGCCGCCACCACGCTGGCGATCACGTCCGGCACCGGCACCGCGAACGGCCAGCAGATCCAGGTCGGCTCGGGTTCGAACGCCGAGATCGTCACCATCGTGTCCGGCGGCGGCACCACCACGCTGACCGTGACGGCGCTGAACTACGATCACCGGTCCGGCGCAGCGGTGACCGTCATGACCGCGTCGGCCACCAGCGTCTACGTGGTGCCCGGGACGGTCTAAATGGCCATCAACGGCGGGACGCTCAGCACGACCAGCTCCCCGGCGCTCAGCAACTCCTCAGCGGTCACGCTGTGCACGGTGCCCCCCGGCGTGGGCGCGGTTGTCATCTCCAACAACTGCGGTCAGACCGTGTATGTCACGGCAGGCAAGACCGCGACCACCACGAACGGGTTCGCCATCCCGAACGGCGCGCCGCCGGTGACGATCCCGCTGTTCACGGGTTCGGCCGGTACGACGTTCAGCGTGATCGCCGCCGCCGCGCCGACGGCCAGCGCTCCAGTGAGCTGGCTTATCTCCACTGCGGAATAGGAGGCGCGATGGGCGTCAAGGTGAACCTTCCTCCGGGCTGCTCCGGCTTCGACTGCAAGGACGGCACGAAGTACACGGCATCGAAGCCGGGCGGCACGGTGGAAGTCGAGGACCGGCACGCGCGGGCGATCAACACCGGACAGTACGGCGAGAAGGGGTTCATCTCCGCGACCGGCGCGCTCTCGTTCGGTACCAAGCGCGGCATGCACTGCGAGCCGTGCGGGCGCGTGTGGAACGCGTGGAACACGCAGTGTCCGCGCTGCGGCGCATCCACGACCGAGCAGTAACGATCCACTAGTCAATCAGGAGACGCACATGACTGTCTTCTCGCGGTCCGACGTGGCCGCGATCAGCATTTCCCCTGCGCATGGCGGGTGCGGACAGACGCATTCCCGACCGGCACCCGGGGGGAATCCCGTTCCCGTGTGGCAGCTCACCTGCCACAAGTGCGAGGACTTCCTGCGGTCCGATCCGCTGTGGGGCGTCACCGCCGGGTCGATCCCGGAGACCCCGGACGAGACGCAGAACCGCGAGGCCGCCGAAGGCCGCACGCAGCGGGAACAGCTCACGAACAACGTGGACGCGCTGACCCGGATCGGCGACGCGCTCACGATGCTCGCGCACGACCGCAGCGACAGCTCGCAGGTTATCGCGATGCTCACCGCCGTGTTGGCGCAGAACGGCGTCACGCTGCCCGCCGGGGCCGCGCAGGCGCCCGCCGACACCGCACCGGCCACCGAACCCCGCGACACCGCACCGGACGCGCCCACGGACGCGCAGGTGGCCGAATTGGCGGACGCGCTCAACACGATGGGCGACGCCCCCGCGTCCCCCGGCAACACCGCACCGCCGAACCTGGACGCCATGAACATGAACGAACTGAACGCGTACGCCAAGTCCGTAGGGCTGCCCGGACGCCGTTCCCGCGCGGAGCAGATCGCAGCCATCCGCCAGCACTGGGACGAGGACCGGTAGGAACGACCCGACGGGGGTGATGCCGTGCGCCGCCGCACCTCGTGCCGCTGGTGCCCCGGCAACGGGCGGCATCCCCCCGTCGGCTACTGCCAGGACTGCGGCAACCAGTTCTGCGCCAAGCACGGCGAATGGCATGTGGACCGATGGCTGTGCTCCCGATGCATGCGCCTAATCACCAGGGGGTGATATGCCTACTCCGTACATCACCCCGTCGATGCTGACGAACGCGCCCACGGGTATCGCGTGGTCGATCATTCCGTTCCCGAAGGCCACCACGCAGCAGCAGTTCGAGGAGCAGTTCAATATCTGCTGGCGCGCCACCGGCATCGTGGACAACTACTGCAACCAGGTGCTGCGCGCCACGGCGGACACCGAGTACTACAACGGCCCCGACTACCGGGTCACGATCCAGCACACCGGGAACGCGCGCATCGTGCTGCAACGATGGCCCGTGCTTCAGGTGCTGGCGGTCTCGGTCTCGCCGAACGCGGCGTTCCCGAGGCAGTGGACCATCCTGCCGTCCGGGTACGCCGACATCGAACACCCGATCATCGGCGTGTACGGGTCCACCACCCCATCGGCGGCCGGTGACGGCGGCCAGGCCATCCTCATCGCACCCGGGTTCATCAACAGGGCGCTGGGGCGCAACGGCTACCGGATCGCGATCTCCTACCTCAACGGGTGGGCGCACACCTCCACCACGTCCGCGTCCGTCGCGGGCGCCACCACGCTCCAGGTGGACGACGTGACCGCGTTCACGGGGGCGTCCGCGTTCGTGTACGACGGCGGGTACACCGAAGTCGTGTCGATTACCTCGGTTGCCGCCACCGCGCCGCTGGTGCTGCCGATCAGCGGCGCCACGGTGGCGGCCGGTCCGGGCACGCTGACGCTCAGTACGCCGATCGCCAACGCGCACCCGGCGGGCGTCGTGGTCTCCGCGCTGCCGCAGGATGTGATCTGGGCTGCGGTGCTGGCTGCGGCCACGCAGGCGCTCGAATCCGGCATCGACGCCATCACCATCCAGAACATCCCCGGTTCGCAGACGGTCGGCGGCCACGGTATCCAGGAGCTGACCGCCGAGTACGAAGTGATCTTGGACCCGTACCGCCGCACCGTATAAGGACGCATATGCGCCGCCGACACACGCGCGCCTCAACGAAGAACAACCGCCGCGCCAACACCCGCAGCTCCCGCACTCACCGCGTCGTACACGGGGACGTGCACGTGGGCACCCGCAAGGTTCACAGCCGTACCGTCAACGCGCCGAAGGTCTGGTAACACGGGAGGGGTGGTTCCGATTCCCCTCTACAGCGTGCAGTCCTACGTCAAGGGTCTGCTGGACGGACTGGTGATCGCCGACGCCGTCCCGGCGCTCAAGGCGTACATCACGCCGCCCGTGGTGGACAGCCTGGACGGCCCCCGCGCGCACGTGTGGGGCGGCCGGATGCGCGGTCGGCGCCAGACGATGCCGCGTGGCCAGGCGTACAAGCGCCTGGACTGGATGATCGACGTCTACCTGGTGTACGAGATGAACCCGGATCAGCCCGCCACCACGATCGACATGGACTTTCCACTGATCATCGACACCGTGATGAACAAGACGTGGACAACCACCATGCCGACGTTCATCGACCCCAACGGCGTCCCGGTCACCGTGGCGCAGGCACAGGCGAACCCGTCGGTGACCTACTCGGAGATCCTGGCCATCGGCGAAGACTTCGAGCTGGAATACGAACCGGAACGCAACCCCGCCACGCTGCGGATGCTCTACTACACCGCGCGCCTCGGTCTGGACGTCTACGAGGCGGTGCAGGGGTGAGCGTCAACATCACCGTGGAGGGCCACGGCCCCGACCATCCGTTCGTGTGGACGGCGGCAGCGGTCAAGTGGGCGGACACCGTCGGCCCGATCGCCCGTGCCGCGCTGAAGGTGATGGCGCCGGTGGGCAAGGGGCCGCGCGCCGGTCGCCTGCGCACGTCGATCCGCTACGAACGGCGCACCACGGCGGGCAGCGGCGTCACGGCGACGTTCACCGCCTACACGCCGTACGCGCGGTACGTCATCGACGGCACCAAGCCCCACATCATCCGCCCGGTGGCCGCCCGCTACCTGCACTTCCAGCAAAACGGCAGGGATCGGTTCGTCGGACCGCGCGGCAGCAGCGCGCGGTCCGCCTACGTGATGCATCCGGGCACGAGGGCGAACAAGTTCAACGAGCGCGCGTTCGAGGCGATAGGCCCCGAGATCCGCCGGATATACCAGGTCATCATGTCCGAGGCCATGGGAGGCACACCGTGAATCTGCGGTACACCGGGGCACTCCCGGTCACGTTCGTCGAATCCGTCGGCGAGGTCGAGCCGGGCGGGGAGTTCTTCGTCCCGGACGAGGACGCGCCCCGCTACCTGGCGCGCGCCGACGTCGAACAGGTGCGCGACGCCCCGGCGCGCAAGCCCAAGACCGCCAAGGCGGTGGCCGACGAGCCGTCCGCTGACACCACCACCGCCAACTAAGGGGGTCTATGCCTTTCCCCACGTTCGTCGAGAAGTACGGTTCTCTCTCCGCCACCGGGCTGGCCAAGGAAACTACCTTCGGTACGCCGATCACCCCGAGCACCTTCCTGCCCATGGCGTCGAACACCATGGAGGAAGACCCGGGATGGTTCTCCCCGCACCTGATGCAGGGCGCGCGCGACTACCAGATCTACAACCTGTACGGCGAGGCGAAGTACCAAGGCGCGATTACCGGCCCGATCTTCCCGTCCAACGCCATCCAGTTGCTCTCCGCGTCGATCGGCGCCGACGCCGCCGTGGGCGCGGGCGTGGCGGGCACTATCGCCACCCCGACGAACACCACGCTCAACGGCTCCACCACGGCGGGCGCGACCTCCTTCACCGTGACGTCCGCGACCGGTTTCGCCACCGGCCAGGAGGTCGTCATCGACGTCGGCGGCCTCCAGGAGATTCGGAAGATCTCCAACGTGGTGAGCACCACGATCACCGTGGCGGACGCGCTGACGTTCGCGCACAGCACGGGTGTGACCGTGTCCACGGGTACCACGACCACCCTGAACGGCGCGCTGACCGCCCCCACCACAACCGTGGTGGTCACCTCCGCCGTCGGTATCACCACCAACAGCTTCATCCAGATCGACGTCAACAGCGTGGCGGGCTCCACCACCTCCGAGGTGCGCAAGGTCACCAACATCGTGAGCAACACGCTCACGATCGACCAGGCGATCAGCTACAACCACGGCAACGGCGCACAGGTCATCCTCGTCACCACGCCGTACACGCACACCTTCAGCCAGGCCAACACGCTGCCGTCGCTGACGGTGGAGAAGAACATCGGCGGTTTCCAGTCGCTCCAGTTCGCCGGGTGCCGTATCGGCAAGTGGGATCTGAAGGCGCCGGTCGGCAACACGGCGGTGGAGATGACCGCAGACCTCTCCGGCCAGTCCGTCGCGGTGCTCAACAGCCCGACGGCCGTCACGGTCGTCAACGAGCTGCCGTACGTGTTCGCGGAAGCGTCGCTGAACATCTACGGGTCGGCGCGCACCGAGGCCAGCAACGTCGCCATCACGATCGACAACGGCTTGAAGGAGACCTACACCTACTCCGGGCAGCACGGCCCCTCGTTCATCACGCCGCTGACGGTGCACGCGTCGGGCACGCTCGACATGGTGTTCGACTCGCTCAACGACGCGACGTACGGCGACTTCAACCGTATGGCCAACGGCACGCTGGGCGCGCTGTCCTTCTCGCTGGTACACCCGACCAACGGCGGCACGATCACCGTCAACCTTCCGCAGATCGCACTGAGCAAGTTCGCGAACGATCTGAAGATGGAGGACGTGGTGATGTCCTCGCTCTCGTACGAGGCCACCCGCATGCTGACCGGCTCCAGCCAGTACACGGTTCAGGCGACCGTGGTCAACTCCGCTTACCTCCCCTACTGATACTCCGGGATGCCGCTGATGGGCTTTCTCTCGCATTACTCCGGCGCGCAGCGCATCGAACTGGGCGACGGCTACTGGGTGGACGTGAAGAAGTGCCTTACCGTCGCGGAGAAGCAGCGCGCCGAATCCGCGCTCACCTCCAATCCGGTGGTGGACATGAACGGCAACGGCACCGCGAAGGTGGACATGCCGGGGTTCCACAACGAGATGATGTGCGCTTCGATCGTCGCGTGGAACCTGGATGACGATGACGGCACCGTGTGGCCGCTCGCACCGGACCGCACTAAGCGGGCGAACATCGCGCGGCTGCCCGCTCCGGTGTTCGACGTCATCTGGCGTGTCATCAACGAGCTGAACGGCCCGCAGCCCAAGGACGAACGGGTGCGATTTCCTGTCAACGGCGTCGGCGGCGATCCGGATGGGGACGGCGGGACCGCCGTCGTTGGGGACGTTCAGCCTGGAGCAGCAGCTCTGGCAGAGACTGGGCCTGCATCTGAGTGACCTTGAGGACCGGCCGTGGCGCGAGGTGCAGGAGTACATCACCTACATCGAGCTGATATGCCGGGAAGAGGAAGCCAGACGGGCGCGGGCGTCGAGGGGAGGCGGTGGCAATGGCGGTCGGCGCTGAGGCGTTCACCGTGCTGGCGATCTTGGAGGCGCGCGACCGCGCGTCCGAGGTGTGGGATCGCATGTCCACGTCGGTGAACAAGTTCTCCGAGACGATGGGCAAGGCTGCCGAAACGACCAAGGTTGCCGGTGAGTCCATTGACGAAAGCCTGCTGAAGACCGCCTCGGGTACCGACGCACTGGACCTGGCCACCGCCCGCGTGGAGGCGGCGCAGACTAAGGCGGCGATGGCGACGGATGGGCTGGCCAACGCCGAGCGCAAGCTGATGGACGCGCAGCGCGAAGCCGCGTCTGCGGCGGACGACGACGTGGCGGCCACACAGCGGCTGGTGGTGGCCTCCGAGGAGTACTCGAAGGCACAGAAGACGGCCGCCGACGCCACCAAGGGTCTGCGGGACGCCGAGGCTGGCCAGAAGGCCGTACAGGACGCCCTGGCCGCCTCGCAGGACACCGTCACCGGCAAGACCGCGAAGTCGTCCGGGATGCTGGGCGCGATGGCGGGGACGCTGGGCAAAGTCGGTATCGGCATGGGGATCGCCGGTGGCCTCATGGTGAAGGCCGCCGGTGACTTCCAGTCCTCCACCGAGCACCTGGTCACGGACGCGGGCGAGTCGCAGTCCCAGATCGAGAAGATCCGCTCCGGCATGCTCCAGATCGGCGCGGCCACCGGCACCACATCCGCCGAGATCAGCGCCGGTATGTACCACATCGAGTCCAGCCTGCCGCAGGTGGGCAACGCCTCCGATCGCGCCGCCAAGGCGCTGGAATACCTCCAGGTTGCCGCGCAGGGCGCGAAGGTGGGCAACGCGTCGTTGGACACCGTCTCGAAGGCCCTGGTCGGCACCATGGATGCCTATGCGTCCAAGGGCTACACCGCCACGCAGATGATGAACGCCCTGATCTCCACCGTGTCCGCCGGTGACATGAAGATGGAAGACCTCGCCGGAGGCCTGGGCAACGTCGCCCCGCTGGCGGCTTCGGCCGGTTTGAGCTTCAGCCAGGTGGGCGGCGCCATCGCGGTGATGACGGCGCAGAACATGTCCGCCGACCAGGCGATGCAGGATCTGGCCAACTCCATCCGCTCGTTGCAGAACCCGAACAACGTCGCTATTCAGGAGATGGCGCAGCTCGGGATCAACGCGAACGACGTCTCGTCGAACCTGGGCAAGCGCGGGCTGACGGGCACGCTCGACATGTTCACGGAGGCGCTGGCCAAGCACACGCACGGCGGCCAGGTGTTCATCGACACGCTGAAGAACTCCGAGATCGCGTCGCAGAACCTGAAGACCGCGATGGGCCAGTTGCCCCCCGGGATGCAGAGCATGGCCAAGGGGCTGCTGGACGGCAGCGTGACGGCGCAGCAGTGGACCAAGGCGATCAAGGACATGCCGGTCAGTCAGCAGAACCTTGGCCACCAGTTCCTGCTGATGGCCAAGCAAGCTGACTCGTTCAACCAGCTCCTGAAGTCGGGCAAGCCCGAGGCGCAGAGCTTCAACGCCGCATTGGCGCAGATGATGGGCGGCGCGACGGGCCTGAACACGGCGCTGATGCTCACCGGGCCGAACATGGCGACGTACCAGGCGAACGTCGATAAGATCGGCGAGGCGCTGAACAGCAAGGCCAAGGACGTGGACAACTGGTCCGCGATCCAAGGCACCTTCAATCAGAAGATGTCCGTCGCGAAGGTCTCGATCGAGAACACCGGTATCGCGATCGGCACGGCGATGCTTCCGGCTGTGACGGCCATGGTGGACGCCATCATGAAGGTGGTCAAGCCGATCGCGGAGTGGGCCGAAGGCCACCAGCACCTCGCCGGTATCATCTTCGGCTCGGTCGGCGGGTTCATGCTCCTGGTCGGCGCCATCAACCTGGGCGTCAAGGCGTTCAAGTCGATCGAGAGCGCCGTCAAGGCGGTCAACACCGTGTTCATGACGCTCGGAAAGTGGCTGGGTATCGTCAAGGATCAGCAGGCGGCTGCGGCTGCGGCGACCAGCGCGGAGGCGGCGGCGGAGGACGCGCAGGCCGCTTCCACCGACGCCGCCACCGTGTCCACCGAGGCGAACACGGCAGCGACGGACGCGAACAATGCCAGCATGCTCGCGTCCACGGTGATGCTCGGCCGCGCAGCGGCAGGCTTCGTCGCTATGAAGGTGGCACAGATCGCGCAGACTGTGGCGTCACGGGCGGCGACGGCGGCGCAGTGGCTGCTGAACGCGGCGATGGACGCCATGCCGATCTTCTTGATTATCTCGGCCATCGCGGCGCTGGTGGCGGGTTTCATCTACCTGTGGAATCACAGCAAGGCGTTTCGAGACTTCTGGATCGATCTGTGGCATGGCATCAAGGACGCAGCCGAGGCCGTGTGGCACTTCCTGGATCAGGCGTTCCACGACATCGTTCAGTGGACGAAAGATGCCTGGCATGGGGTGCAGGACGCCACGGAGGCTGTGTGGCGATTCCTCAAGCGCGCCTTCAATGACATTGTTCAGGCGTTGAGGGACGCCTGGCGTGCAGTTCAGGACGCAACCGAAGCCACGTGGAACTTCATCAAGCGGATATTCGACGACATCGTGCACGCGATCGAGGCCGCCTGGCATGCAGTCCAGAACGCGACGCGCACCGTTTGGGGATGGATCAAGGACCTCATACAAGGCCAGGTAAACGCGGTCCGAAGCATCCTTGATTGGTTCGGATCACTGCCGGGCAAGTTCTATGACTGGTTCCAGCGTGCTAGAAACGCGATCATCGACCGGGTGCAGGACGCGCTCAACTGGCTCGGGGGGCTGGGCGGACGCATCCTGGGCGCCATCGGCGATCTGGGCAACCTGTTGTACAACATCGGCGCGTCGATCCTCAACGGCCTGTGGAGCGGCATGAAGGACGCGTGGAACAGCATGACCAGTTGGATTGGCAGCATCGGCAATTGGATCTCGAACCTGAAGGGTCCGATCGAGGTTGACGCCGTGCTGCTCACCCCGCACGGCCACGAGATCATGCAGGGCCTGATGAAGGGCATGAAGGCCGAGATGCCAGCGCTCGAAGCCCAGCTCGGCGGCATCACGGCCACGATCAAGGGCGGCGTCGCCGGACCGTCGCTCGCTCCCGCCGTGGGCGGCGGGGGAGGCGGTGGCGTGTACATCGACCTGCGCGGCAGCCAGGTGATGTCCGATCGCGACATGGACAACCTGATCAACAAGCTGGGCCGCGCATTGGCGGTCCGGGTCGGACCGCAGGGCGGCCTGCGCGTGGCGATGTAGAAGGGTGCGACATGCCTACACCGGCCGCCAGCATCAGCGTCACGGTCACACCGCCCGGCGGGTCGCCGACCAACTACACCAACAACCTCGCGTACAGCGGCGCATATCAGCAGTTCAGCATCACGCAGAACTTCGGACGCCAGGGGGATACCGCCACCATCCCCCTGGTGGACGACTGGCAGGGGCGCACGACGCCGCACTTCTACATCCCGGTGCTCTCACAGGTCTCCGTGGTGGACAACAACAGCGGAGTGAACCTGTTCTCCGGCGTGGTGAACAACCCGACGCTGACGGTGGACGGCCCGAACCGCAACGAATGGACGTTGCAGTGCACTGACTACACGTTCTACGCGGACAACGCCATCGTGCAGGGCGTATTCAACGGCCTGTCGGTGGACCAGATCGCCATCGCGCTGACACAGCAGGCGAACTGCGGCATCACCGCCGCGTCCACGCTGCACGGCGGGTTCGTCGCGCCAGCACCCGTGTTGACGCAGGTCAACTTCAACTGGGTGAAGCTGTCCGACGCGTGGCGCAAGCTGGCGCAGCTCGCCAGCTCGTCCACGCCATACGGCTGGTACGTGGACCAGAACAGGGCGCTGCACTTCTTCGACTCCACCACCGCCATCAGCTCCGGTGTGACGCTGACGACGAACCCGACCGGCACGGCGGGTTCCACGACGCAGGCACACATCGCCCTGGACGGGTCGATGGGGTACAACTTCGACGGCACCACGATCCGGAACCGGATCATCGTGCAGGGCGCGAACCAGACGGTGATCACCAGCCTGACGGGGCGGCCCACGGACACGTGGCGGGCCGACGGGGTTCAGAACTCTTGGCCGCTGCGCTACACCGTCACCGGATCGCCGGTCCTGACGGTCAACGGGACGGCCACCAGCGTGACCGTGGTCAACGCGGGCGGCAGCGCGCCGTCGTCCGGATGGTCCATCCAGCAGAACGCAATCGGGCAGTGGTTCCTGATCGACACCGCCACCCCGGCGGCGGGCACCTCGATCAAGATCTGGTACAACTACCAGATTCCCATCGTGGCGCAGGCCAACGACACCACCTCGCAGGCGACGTACACCGGGCCGAACGGCGGGGTGTACACGGAGTACATCCAGGACACGTCCCTGATCACCACATCCATGGCGGTGTCCCGCGCGCAGCGCGAGCGCACGGAGTACGCGTTCGCCGCCGAACGGCTCACGGTGAACACGACAGAGGACTTCCTCGGGTGGATTCGCGCCGGGGAGACGTTCCAGTTCGTCAGCTCCCTGGTCAACGACTCGCAGAACAGCAACACGTGGTCGATCAACGACACGTTCCTGTGCATCTCGAATCAGGTCACGTTCGGCAGCGGCGGTTACCGCACGATGAGCCTGAGCGGCGTGCGCATCTAAGGGGGTCACCTTGCCCGGCGTCCTGCGTCCCTACACACTGGTGGACGTCCTATCCACCATCAACAGCCAGAACGGCCAGGGGTCGATGGGCAACCCGACCACGCTGACGGTGCCGCTCAGCAGCATCGCCGAGGCGGACGAGACGGTGGTCAGCGCCGACAGCGCGTTCGTCTCCACGCAGACGGGCGCCGCGTTGTGGGATCAGGGGGTGTGGAGTGCGGGTACGTGGAGTTGATCACGTCGCGTTCCGGGGGCGCCTGAAGCTCAGCGTCCTTGACGCGGCGGGCCGCGTGGTGGACGAGCGCGAAGGCGACAATGTGGTGTGCACCACCGGCTATACGGCCATCGCCGCCGCGCTGGCGTGGTCGGGTATCCAGGACCAGGCGGCGAACCTGGGCATCACCACACCCACGTACCTGACGCCGCTGTACGGCGCGGTCGGCTCCGGTGCGGGGGCCGTCGCGAAGGCGGATACGCAGCTCCAGACGGAGTTGGGGCGCGTCGTGGTGTCCGGTACCGGGGCCACGCCCGCGTCCGCGAGCATCGCGGCGCAGACCACATGGCTGTTCTACTTCCCGAACCCACCGTCCACGTGGACGGTGGCCGAGGCGGGCGTCTTCGCAAACGCGTCGGCGACGGCGAACTCCGGATCGATGATCGACCACTGGTCGTTCTCGCCGTCGGTGCCCGTGCCGACCACGAACACGCTCGTGCTTGAGGTAAGCCTGCTGTTCGGCCCGTAGGAGGGGACATGGCCGGTCCCTCGTGGCTGGCGGCAACCGCCGGGCAGCCCGCCTATGCCGGGCAGCTCAATCAGTTCCTGGCGAGCCATGGGGCTACATGGCTGTACGCGGGTACCCAACAGGCCGCGCAAACCACCGGTAACGCCGTCTATTCTGCGAGCAACGGGCAGTACATCGCGCAGTCGTTCACCACCGGCGTGTCGCAGACCGCTGTCGGCCAGGTGTGGCTCCAGGTCAGCGCGGTCGGCGGCTCCCCCGTTACGCAGGCCATACCGCCGCTCACCCTGGCGCTGTACGCAAGCTCCGGGGGCGCCCCCACCGGTGCAGCGCTGGGCAGCGTCGCCGTGAACGAGACATACGTGTACAACGCCCCCTTCTGGGTGCAGTTCCCGCTCGCGGTGAGCGGGCTGACGCCGAGCACGGTCTATCAACTGGTTACCTTCCCCGCCGGTGCATCCGCGAACTACTACGCTTGGCAGCACTCGAACCAGGTCATCGGCGGTTCCCTGAGCGCGGACGGCGTCACCTGGACGACACAGGCATTCGGCTTCATGTACCAGGTCTTCGATCAGAGCGCGGGCGGCAACCTGCTGTACATCACCGAGGACGGCGGTGCGCGCTGGACCAGCCTCACCTATGACGCGTTCAACCGGGTGAGCACCATCACGGAGTACACCACTGGCGCGACCGCACTGACTTCGGTGCGCACCTTCGCCTACAGCAACGGCAGCTTAACGGGGGTGAGTTGAAGTGCCCTACCTGGCCTCTTCCGTGTCGGTGATGGACTACGGGGCCGACCCCACCGGGGTAGCGGACTCCACCAGCGCGTTCAACAGCGCGCTGGCCGCCGTGAACACGGCTGGTGGCGGTGTGGTATACGCCCCGGCGGGAACCTTCAAGATCAGCCCTTCGGGTAGCCCTGCGGTGGGAATCAGCTTCATGGGGGGCGGCGCGGCCGGATACCAAGGTGTGCGCCTGGTGGGCGCCGGGAACGATGCGACGTTCCTTTCCCGTAACGGCAACGGCACGTTGGTGCAGTTCTCCGGGCCGTCCACTTCGCCGGGCACCGGCTCGACCCACACGCGGTATTGCTCGCTGGAGTCGATCGCGATCAACGGCAACAACGGGACGGGCGCTGCCATCCAGTGCTACTACGTGGACAACATCCTGCTGCGCGATGTGTTCGTGAACAACAACGGCGACATTGTGCTGGATTCGACGGAGTTCTGGGACAGCCGCATCCTGTCGTGCGTGTTCGGCGGCTCCGGCAGCACCACGCCGAGCGCCGCCGCGCCCAATGTCTACCTGCGCAATTCTTCGGCTGCCAGCGGGTTCGGCAACTCGACCGGAACCACCAACAACATCGTGGTTGACAACTGCCGTTTCGAGGCTTTCCTTACCGGCGCGCTGTGGGTCGCTCAGGGGACCGGCAGCAGCTCCGGCCCGAACACGATCTTCGTCAAGAACTGCAAGATGGAGACCAGCACGGTCAACGGCGGCTCCCACCTGTCTGTGGACGCCAACACCCGCGCCGCGTTCGTGGACGGCTTGTACATCTACTCCGGCGGCTTCCAGGGGGGATTCTCCACGGCGCAGGACACGATCACCTGGTCCGGGCAGGACAGCGCGTTGACCAACGTACTGATCTCCACCGGTTCCCCCGTAACGGTCGCCAACGGCGTCACCGTCAACTCCACGGTCTCGGGGCAGAACGCGGTGCTGCGCAACGTCTACGGCACCTACACCAGCGCGCCAACCGGCAAGCACGTGAACATCGGAACGTCCACCGGCAGCTTCGTGATCGACAACTGCCATTTCAACGGAACCGACCCGAGCATCCTGAACCAGATCACCGAGTGGATCGCGTCGGCCTCCTCCGTGAACGTGTACGGTTCCTCCGTGGCCGGGGACACCGTCCACCGGTTCACCTCCAACGCCAAGGGCGACTTCACCTGGAGCAGCGGCACGGCCACAGCGGACGTGGTGATGTCGCGCACCGCCGCCGGGGTGATGTCATTCACCTCCGGCATCCTTGACCCGCAGGCGGGCACCAAGACCGCAGCAGCGGCGGCGGCGCTCACCCCGACGTTCGCGAACGGGACGGCCGCCCAGCTCACCGACCTCACGCGCGACTACATGGTCTATTTCACGGTGGGCACGGCGGGCACCGCCATGACCATTGCGATCGGCCCGACATCCACACCGGCGAACACGATCGTTTCATCTTCGACCGCCACCTCCGGCGAGGTGTACTCATTCAGGCTGCCCGCCGGTTGGTTCGTAAAGTGGTCGGCGACAACGGCGACGCTGGCTAACCAGATCGCGATCGGCTGCTGATGGCGACCCCCTCCTGGATCGCCGCCACCCCGGGATTCGCACCGTTGGCGAGCGAAGTGAACCAGCTCTTGGCAACGCACGCTTTCAACTGCGTGTATACCGGCACGCTGCTGGGCTCGTCCACGACGCTGTCCGGCTCCGCCACAAACACGAACGGCCTGTACATCGCGCAGTCGTTCACGCCGGGCGCGCAGACTGCGCAACGGTGGATTTTCACCCTTGCCGTGACCGGTACCCCGACGGCGCTGACGTTGTCGATTCAAACCGACAACGCCGGGGCGCCGTCGGGTACCGCGCTGTCCACCACTGTGATTCCGGCGCTGTTCGTGCCCGGCGCGGCGGGGCAGGTGAGCGTGCCGACGGCGCCTGTCACGTTCGCCGCCGCGACGCAGTACTGGGCTGTGTTCAACGCCGTCGGCGACGTCAGCAACTTCTACTCGGTCAGCCGCACCACGGCCGCGTCCGGGGTGTCCACGTCGCCGAACGGCACAGCGTGGACAGGGCAGGCGTACGGGATGTACTACCAGCGGTTCGACAACAGCGTGACCGGTTCATTGCTGCACACGTACGAGGACTCCGGGGCGCGGTGGACGTCGCTGGCGTGGAACGCGACCAACACCCCGTCCACGGTGCAGGAGTACACCGTCGCGCAGGGTGCCAACCAGTCGTTCGCGTCATCGCGTGCATTCTCATACACCAACGGCCTGATTTCATCGATTGCATAGGGGGTCGCCGTGGCCAACACGCCCGCATGGTCCGCACCACGGTCCGGGCTGCTCGGCGACACGGGCGCCGTGAACGCCTCGGCGCAGGTCAATCAGCTCCTGGGCACGCATGCGAGTAGTGAGATCTACTACGGCAACATGATCCTTCAGCCGGACGGCACCGGCGGCGCGATCAGCGGGCGGCTGCTCAACGCCTACGACATCGATCAACCGTTCACGATGTCGGGCACGAGTATCGGCCGCGTTGCCATCCCGCTGATGGTCTCCGGGACCGGCAGCGACATGATCGTATCGCTGTGCTCGGACAGCGGCGGCGCGCCGGGCAGCGTCATCACGCAGACCCGCGTCCCGGCGACATGGATCAACCAGCTCAGCGCAGTCACTTCCGCCTCGGTGGTGCAGAGCGCTGTCAACGGCGCGTTCGCGGCCCAGATCGCCCCGAACTACACCGGCAGCCCCTTGGCCACGGCGCAGTTCAACAAGTTCTACATGGCCAGCGTGGTGACGACCAACTGGCCGTATCCGACGTCGAAGAACCTGGGTCCGGGCACCGGCCCCACCTCCTGCTACTACGGTGACTACTTCATCCAGATGGGCGGGTACGTCAGCTCCACCTTCCTGGACAACGTGTTCACCATCGGATTCGACACGACGGGGCACATCCTGAGCACCGTCCCGCAGCCGTCGCTGCCGCAGGCCACGGACGGCACCGCCGGGTGTGTCGTGTCCGTGGACGCATCCGGTAACGCCACGGTCGTGTTCGCGGGGGGCGCCACCGCTTCCGGCACGCTAACGAACGCGGTGTACACTGCGTCATTCGACCCGACGACCGGCAACATCGGCGCATGGTCTACACAGCAGAACCTGCCGGGCACCAACCAGTACTTCGGCATGGCGGCCTACAACGGTTACGTCTACACGGTCGGCGGGGCGAACGGTACCATCAACAACACCACCGTCCTCTACGCGCAGGTGCAGAACGGCCAGATCACGACCTGGACCGCGACCACGCCGCTGCCGGTGGGCCAGGGATTCAACTACGTGGCGGCGTGCGCTGGATATCTGTTCGTGTTCGGCGGGTCCATTCTGTCCAACATCAACACCTGCTACTACGCGGCCATCAACGCAGACGGCACGCTCGGCGGATGGAGGATCGGACCGACACTGCCGGTCAGTCCTGCGCTGTTCAACGGCAACCCGGCGATTGTGGCGGGCACGTACGGCATCATCGGCAACGGCAGCGGCACCCTGTTCACGCTCGGCGTCACGGCCAACGGGCCGGACCTGGCGTGGCAGGAACAGAACTTCTCGATAGGCGGCAACTTCTTCGCCGGGGTGAACGTCCAGCCGGGCGTGTGGCGGTACTACGGACTGTATGCGAGCTTCTACAGCACGATGTTGGTATCGCTGTACGCGACCATCTCCGTTCCACTGCCCGCGAGCGGCCTGACCAACGGCGCCACGTACCACGTGCTGATCCAGTCGCCGTCCAAGGACCTGAACAACGGACTTGCCCTGGCGTTCGACCAGGGCACCGTGTTCCCCGGCAATCCCAAGTACAGCTACCGCGTCAAGGGCAGCCCGACGTGGACGAGCAGCGTCGGCGGCAGCATCCCCCTCGCCGTCTACGACAACTCGAACAATTCCACGTCGTCCAGCGGCGCCATCGGGAACAACCACGTGTTGCACACGTGGGAAGACAACGGCGCCCGCATCTCCACGCTGGTGCATTCCACGACGCCCGACAGCCGACTGCTCGGCGTGCTGGACGCCACGTCGCAGCCGGGGCCGGTGCTCAACTCCAACCCCACGTTCACCGCCGGTACGGCGCCGTGGGGCGGCAACAACGGAACGCTGGCGCAGTCCAGCGCGTTCACGCACGGCAACCTGCCGTTCAGCGCGAGGTTCACCCCGAACGGCACCAGCAGCCAGGGGTATATCGAGTCGGAACTGATCAGCATCGCGTTGCAGCAGCAGTACACGGCGGCGTGCTGGTTCTACTCGCCGACCGGGTACAGCAACTGCGAGATCCTGATCAACTGGTACAACGCGTCGGGGTCCTCCGGCGGGTTCATCTCCTCCACCACCGGCGCGACGACCAGCGTGGCGGCCGGGACGTGGACGGCGCTGACCGTCACCGGCTACCCGCCGACCACCGCCGTGTACGGCACCGTGGGCGTGTACGAACGCGGCACGCCGCCCGCGTCGGCGGTGTTCTACGCCTCCGCCGTGACGCTCCAGAACACGCAGGGACCGCAGGTCTCGTCCGTTGCGCAGATCGATTACAGCGGCGGTTTCAACTCCGGCAATTCGTGGCCGCCCACCGGCGTCACCGTGCTGGCATAGGGGGTCATCGTGGCATCGACGTTCGAGTCTCTGCTACTGGCGCAGACCAGCTTCTCCATGAACCGGCCCATCGCCGTGATGATGCAGGTCACCACGACGACATCGCTCACCAGCGGCACATGGACGTCGATCGGGATGGACTCGTCCACGATCGACAACTACAACGGGCACAGCAACAGCACGAACAACTCCCGGTACACGGTGCAGGTGGCGGGCAAGTATGTGGTTTCCGGCACGGTGGCGTTCGCGACCAACGCGACCGGCGACCGTGGCGCGAAGATCACCAAGAACGGCGCGGTGGTGCAGGGGCCGTACGCGCTGACCTCATCGGCGAGCACCACCCACGGCATCTCGGTAGCTACGGCAGGGTTCATCATTGCCTGCAACGTCGGGGACTACCTGGAGTTGCAGGGATACCAGAACAGCGGCGGCGCCCTCGCCACTCAGATATCCACCGATCAGGACAGCTTCTTCTCCGTCTATTGGATCTCCAGCTAGGAGGCATCGTGACCGCCGCGCACGACCAGGCGGAGAGTCATCACTACCTGATGCACTTCCCGGAGCATCCTCCGCGCGAGGGCGACCCGCATTACAAGGACTTCGAAGCCTACCGGCGCCGCACGAAGGACACCGCGCGGTGTCAGTTCGCCGTGGAGACGGGCGACGAATCCGAGTGCCACGGCGGGTTGGAGCTGCACCATACGCACGTCGAGTTCTCGCTCCAGAACGGCGTCGAACTCTCACGGCTGGAGCACGTCTATCCGGGGATATCCAACCCCGACGAGGTTGGCGCGTGGGTCGAAAGCGCCGACAATCTGACGTGGTACTGCGCGTTCCATCATCGGGGCCACGGCGGGGTGCACACGGCCGCCGCAGCCGACTTCGAGGCGTCCAAGTGGGTCAAGGGGCTCATCTCCTAGAAACGGACCCGCGATGACGGCGACCGGGCATGCTGCGATAGGAAGGCCGACAAAGATGGCTGACGACCCGACGATCGTCTTCAGCGTCAAAGAGCTGATCAGCCGTCTCGACGGCAAGCTGGACATGATGATGAAGGTGCTCACCGACAAGGCGGACCGCGCGGACGTCAACGCGCTGGACCGCCGGGTGGGCGCCGTGGAGGTGCAGGTCAACGACCTGGTGATACAGCGCAAGAGCGAAGCGAAGGCGGAAGAGGACGGTACGGCGCGCGGCCGGTTTCTGATCACCGCGCTCATGACCGTCATCGGCCTGCTGATCGCGCTGGCCGCCGTCGTCGTCACCATCCTGGTAAAGGGGTGAGCGTCATGGCGCCGCACACCCGCCATCCGTGGCGCGACCACCGCCGCGCCCACGGACCGGTCCGCGTGGCCGACCAGCACCCCACCGCCACGGCCGTACAGCGGTTCAACGCCCGGTTGGCCGTCGCCGTCACGCGCGTAGTCGGCTCGATGTGGTGCGCCTACGCCTTCGCCGCGTTCGACTGCATCTCGCTGCCAACCGCGATCCGCACCGGGACGGCGGCGATCGTCTCATGGATCGCGCAGACGTTCCTCCAGCTCGTCCTGCTCTCCATCATCATGGTCGGCCAGGACGTCCAGGCGAAGGCCGCCGACGCACGCGCGGAGCACACGTTCAACGACGTGGAATGCATGCTCGCAACCATGGATCAACTCGCATCGCGCCTAGGCCATCAGGATGAGCTGCTAGACGTCATCCTGCGGGCCGTCCAGGATCATGCGCCATGTGACGCCTGTAGCGATCATGCTGATAGTGGCTCGTGATACGCCGAACTCACGAGCCAATGCCGCCTGACTTCCCCTCACGGTAGTTATCCGGGACCGGATGTCCTGGACCTGTTCGGCGCTGAGCCGCGAAGAAAAGCGCAGCTTGCTATCGCGATCCACATTGTTGTCGGTCTTTGTTCCGACGAACAGGTGCGCAACGTTGCAACACGGCGGGTTGTCGCATCGGTGAAGTACGCACATCCCGCGCGGGATCGGGCCGTGTTCGAGTTCGTAGGCGACGCGGTGTGTTGACATTGTCCTGTTGTTGATGGTGATCAATCCATGGCCCGAATTACGCCGCGCGCCGGTCCATTCCATGCACCCACCTGGCGTGTGTTCTAGACCCCCGATCAGAACGCGCCTAAGTACTTCACCGTCCCGGTTCGACCTGCGCGCAGCCCCGGCACACAATGTGGAGCAGTATCGACCATCTCCGCGCGCTAGTCGGGACGGCGGCACGTATCGCTCGAACCGGGACGCGCACATAGCGCAGTCCCGGAGTACATTCGGCTTCGGCACATCTCATGTTAACCGATGCCACGGGTACTACATCACCGTGAGGATGCCATGACTGTATTCGTCGCCGACATCGCCAGCTACCAACACGGCCTGAACGTGGCCAGCCTGCGCCCCGACTGCGTGGGCGTCCAGATCAAGTGCACCGAGGGCGCCTCGTACGTGAACCCGGACTACGCCGGATGGCTGGCTCAGGCGAAGGCCGCCGGGCTGCTCACGGTGGCGTACCACTACGTCAACGGGGACGACCCGACGGCGCAGGCGGCGAACCTGGCGGCGCACATCGGCGACAAGTCACTGCCGGTGATGCTGGACACCGAGAAGGGTTCCGGCAACCTGCCGCACGTCTTGGACGTCTGCGACGCGATGGATGCGGCCGGTCTGCGCCCGAAGCTGATCTACCTGCCGCAGTTCTACTGGTCGCAGATCGGTTCGCCGGACCTGCGCGCCCCGCTGGCGTCGCGCGGCCTGATGCTGGTCTCGGCGCACTATCCGAGCACCGCGCCGGGATCGCCCGCCGGTCTGTACCCCGGCGACTCCTCGCCGCTGTGGAACGGCTACGGCGGCGCCGTGGTGTCCATGCTCCAGTTCACCGACGCCGCCGTGGAAGGCGGGCAGCAGGTGGACATGAACGCATACCGGGGCACCGCCGCCGCGCTGGCCGCCGCGCTGGGCGCACCGGTTCAGGACGCCCCGCCGCCCGCCTACTCGTGGCCGCAGCAGCGCGAGTGGTCGGCCGGTCCATGGGCGGGGATCTTGCAGCGCGCCCTGATGCTGGCCGGACTGAACCCCGGCGCCGTTGACACGATGTTCGGCCCGTCCACCCTCGCGGCCGTCCTGGCGTTCCAGCGCGCCCACGGGCTCGCCGTGGACGGCGTCGTAGGCAAATACACGTGGGCGGCCCTCGCGTCGCGTGTGGAGGCCGTACAGCGCGCCCTGAACCGCCACGGCGCGCACCTGGCCGTGGACGGCGAAGCGGGATCGCTCACCGCCGCCGCCGTCACCGACTTCCAGCGCGCGAACCACCTGGCGGTTGACGGGATCTGTGGACCGTTGACGAGCCACGCGCTCGGAATCTAGATGTAGACTTCCCTGCGGGTTGAGGGCACGAGACGGACTCCGTGACACCGCACCCCCGGTAGCCTTTCGGCCGCCGGGGGTGCGGTGTTTTTCGCGTTTCAGGCCGCGACCACTTCCACGTTGTCGGCGCTGGTGAACACGCGCTGGCCGTCGATCATCAGGCCGACGCGGTACTTGGTCAGCCACTGCGTGCTGTTGTACTTGTCCTCGCCGAACCACACGACGACGGCCACGGTCCCCTTGGGGATCTTGCGGCCCTTGGTCACCTTCACCGTCTTGCCCTCGCGCGGGGTGGCCGCCTCCGCCGCGTCCCGCGCCGCCTGGCGCTCCACCGCCCGGTCATGCTCCCACGCCTTGAACTTGGCCAGCGTCTCCTCGTCGGCGTCCACGGCGGCGTTGTTGAAGTACGACCACCCGCGCGTGCTGGCGTACTCGACCTCGCGCGGCCCGCCCTTCGCGTCGTCCCACACCACCGCGTAAAAGTCGCTGTCGTGGTAGTGGTTGTGTTCGCCCAGGCGCAGCACGCGGCCGGTATAGGTGAACTCCACGACGTCGTCACCGTGCCACGTGCCGGTGGTGGTGGAACCGTCCAGGTACTTGCGCTCGGCGGCGTCCAGTTCGCGGTACTGCGGGTTGCCGGGGTTGCCGGGGTTGATGTTCTCGCGGTGGATGAGCATCTTGATCGCCATCGGGTCCTCCTCGATCGGTGCGGGTTCCTCTCCCGCAACCCCTACGGTACGCCGACGCGATAGCGTAGTCAAGGGACATGCCGGAACCCGCCACCGGCGTTCCGGCAGCGGGTTCCGCGTGATCATCCCTACGCGCGGCCGTCCACACTCCAGTGGATCTCGTCCACCAACTCACCGGCGCGCGGCCCGTCGGCGATTCTCACCACCGTCGCGAAGTGGATGAACTCCCGGTCGTCCGTCTGCGCCGCACATCCAGCCGACATCAGCACGCGGTGCAGTTCGTACTCCCCGCGCAGGTGGATGTACGTGACGGCGCGCTCGTCCACGTCGGCGCCGTAGTGCTCCTGTTCGAATCTGTACGCCATCTCGCGCCTGGTGTAGGTCCGTACGCCGTCCGCGCTAGCCTCCACGTATCCGGTAACGCGGTCCTGTGGCTCATCCAGGTCGGGCTGCGCCTGCGTCCATGCGAGCGCGTTCACGCGGTCCGCCTCAATGCCGCAGTAGTCCGTGGCGTCGGCCGCGTGGTAGGCGAAGATCGAGGTCTGCGTGTCGTTGCGCGCCGCCGGAAGTAGCGTGTCCACGTAGGTCGTGCGGGCGGTGGGCGGGGCGCCCGGCACGAACAGGTCGTACGTGTGCGCCAGTGGGCACAGTGCGCGGTCCCGTCCGGACAGCGTGCCGTGGAACACCATCCCCTCGTCCGTGATCCACACCTCCGTGGCGAGCCCGCCGCTGGGCGCGTCGTGCGCGATGTCGGCCAGGCCGTACTGGATCGCGGTCGCGAGCGCGTCATCCACGCCGCTCAGTTGCGAGCGCATGGTGTGGCACACTGCGGATGCCAGCATGCGGGGCGCCGTGCGTCCGTCGTTCACCATGCGGTGCGGCAGCTTGTCCAGGACGTCCGCGACGGTGGCGCGGCGTTTCACGTCGGTCATGATTCCTCCTTCGGCGGGTTCCTCTCCCGCGTGTCCCCAAAGTACTACGTGTTGTTAGCGGAGTCAATAGAAACGCCCCGCTCCGGCATCCACCGTGCGGGGCGTTCGCGTGTCGCCGGATACCAATCCAGGGTCCACTCGTCCATGCCGCCGATGGCGGCGGCCATGGCGGCAGCGGCGGCGTCGTGACGGCCGATGTCGGGAATCGCGTCGGACAGCGACTGCGACGCGTCGTCGAGTGCGCGCACCGACACGGCGTCCATCGGCGTGCAGTCGCCCGAGACGGCGCCGAGCGATTCGAATACGTAGTCGGGTCCGGCGTTAAGCATCAATTCCTCCATGGATACGGGTCGAAGCCCCCCGCGCCGGGGATGTGCGCGGGGGGCAGATCGTGCGGTCAGGCGTAGTGCTTCACACACACCGGGCCGATTCCCCGTCCGCCCATGGACACAACATACACCCGTCGGATAGCGTCGTCAAGGCATATGACCTGGAACAGGCCCCGGCGTCCACGTCGCCGTGTTGTACGGCGTCGCCACCGGCCCGTAGTGCGGCATCACCGGCATGGACGTTGGGCGCAGCGCCCACGCGATGCCGAGGGCCGCGCCCATCAAGAGCGCGGCCGTAAGGGCGTTGTACAGGATGCGCATCACGGCCCCGGCCACGGCAAGATCGTTATGTGCGAAGTGCGCCCGTCCTCGGGTGCGAGGCGGTACCCGGCGGCGGTCAGTTGGTCGCGCATCTCCGCCACCGCGTCGCGCGCCTGCGCGGGGGTCCATTCGTCCACCCATATGCGCACGGCGACGTGTGCCAGCACCCCGCGCCCGATCTGCACCACGCGGATGCCGCTGCGCATCGCGCCGGACTGGTTGGAGATGATCCACCACCCCGCCTTGCGCAGCATGCGCGAGACGGACGCGGCGTTGGGCGGCTTGGGCGGCGCGCACAGCGTCCCGCCGGGGAACTGCATCACCAGGTAATCGATGATCTCGGCGCGCGTGGCGCCCTCGAAGGGGTTCAGCATGCCGTCGGTGCCGTAGAGCTTCCATCCGGACCACGTGTCGCCGTCCGCCTGCGTGGACTTGATCGCGTACGCCGGGACCTGGAATCCGCAGTTCTTGGCGACGGAGTCCAAGTTCACCGTGTCGGGGGTGTCGTTCATGTTGTCGATCGCCACGGCGGTGATCGAACGCGCCTTCTCCACGATCCACAAGTTCGGGTAGAAGGTGTGGCCGACCACGCGCCGCGCGGTGCGGTACTGGTCTCGCATTGGGTCCTCCTCGGTCGGCCCGGTTCCTCCGCCGGGCGCGTCCCTAATGTAGCGTCGCCGGTTAGCAGAGTCAAGGGCCAAGGAACACGAGCTGCGACGGCGGGTAGAACCGGTGGTCGTTCGGGAAGTCATCCCACGATACGCGGAATGATCCGTCGCGTTCCTCAACGACAGTGCCCGGCGACGGGCAGTCCACAAGGGCCACCCTGTCGCCGGGCACGAACGCCGGGCCGGACCTACGCCGCCGGGCTGTCATCCTGCTCCCACGGCCAGCGGTCGCCGCGACCAGCCGCCGCCCACGCGAACATCTTGAACACCGCGTCCGAGAAACCGCCGACCTCGAACCGGTTCGGCTGCTTGGTGTCGATCGACGCCTTGGAGTAGCCCGTGGTGTCGATCCCGAACAGCGGCACCGACGCCGGGACCGCGTCGGACACCGACGTGGCGCGCGGCGCGACCAGCCCGGACCGGCGCACGCCGTACCCGCCGCTGTAGTACCCGCCGTACGCGAACGCCTGGCCGTCGGTGACCACGATTACCCGGTCGTGGCCCTTGAACGTGGCCTCGATGGCGCCGATGGTCTGCGTGCCGTGGCCCACCTCGCCGATGCGCTTGGTGAACCGGTCGATCTCGCGCAGCATGCTGCCGCCCAGCGCGATGTCGTGCTGGAACACGCCGTCCGCGTAGCCGTACAGGCTCACTTTGCCGCCGGTGCGGTACGCCAGCGCCACGCCGATCAGCGCGCCGATGTCCACGTGCCGGATCTGCGACTTGCCAGACACCGGGGACTGCATGGAGCTGGAGGTGTCCACCAGCACCAGCGTGCGCCCGTCCAGGAGCGGGATGTTCGCCGTGGCCGCTGCCAGCGCCTGCTCCAGCGCGTGACCCCACCGCAGCGACGGTGCGGCCTTGTACGCCGACAGGAACCGGTACGGGAACTGCCGAGAGCGCGCCACTTCCGCCGGGTCGGCGATCTTCGCCGCCACCTGCGCCGCGACCTTGTCAGAGACCTTCGCCTCGTCGAAGTTGCGCAGGTTGCGGATCAGCGCCATGTAGCCCATCGACGGGATGATCGCCTCCCACGCGGCGCGGTCCATCGGACCCTGAAGCCAACCGGCCAGGATCTCCCACGTGATGCCCGCGTCGTTCAGACGCTGCGCCCCGCCGTCGGCCAGCAGGACCGCACGGCGCTCCGCCACCGGCAGCGCCATCAGATCGCGGTTCGCGCGCAGGATGCGCAGCGACTCGGGAACGTCCAGCTCCGGCTCGTGCGGCTTGGACACCACGTAGTCGAACAGGTCGTGCTGCCACGGCGCCTTGATGGTCTGCGCGGAGTCGTCGCGGTCGCCCGAGTGCGTCAGGTCCAGCACGCGGCGCCACGAGAAGCCGGGGTGCGCCACGTCGCCGTACTTGATGAAATTGCGCTCGTTGCCCATGCGGATCATGGCGTCGGCGATACCGCGCTTGAGCGGCTTGGGCAACGCCATCCCGTAGCGCGACGTCCAGTACGCCAAAAGCTCGCCGGGCTCGTCCGGGCGCTGGAGCGCGTCGCGCACGACGCTGCGCGCGGAGATGGTCGGCAGCGGGTACTGCGTGCCGGTGCGGCCGGTGCCCATCTCGTCGCGGCGCGCGTGGACGTACTCCGCCGCCGCGACGACCGACGCCGAGCGCATCAGGCCCTCGCTGCGAAGCCACTTGATGAACCGCGCGGTCCAGTCGGGGTGCTGGACGGCGCACTGACGCACCAGGTTGCGGAACCGGACGTCGCGGTCGCCCGCCTTCTCGTAGAACGTGTCCTCGCCGACCATGTTCGTCACGGCCAGCAGGAACAGATCGGACTGCGGGGTGCGGGTCCACGCGGCGCCGCCCTCGTGGGTGGTGGTGCGCTCGTCGGTGGTCCGGATGACGCCCGGCGCAGTGGTCTGCTTGCCGAGCTGCTTGGTGAACTTCGCCACGGTCGGGTTCCTCTCTACGTGCGTGTGCTGTGCGGGAGGAACCGGCAGGGGTGACCCGAGATTGAAGCGACGGCGGCTGTTTTGACTGATGCTCTACCAAGTGAGCTACCGAGGGTAAAGCCCCCCGGATTGGGATCGAACCAATAACCTTCAGTTCCGAAGTATCCGCCATCAGGGCACCGGGTCACCGGTGCTGGACCTCCCGAGGTTGGGGTGTGCGGGACTAAGTTGCCTTAGACCATCTCGGCCACACGCGGCGGACCGCGTGACAGGATTCGAACCTGCGTTCGTTTGCACGAAGTAAGTTCCGCACGGGGCACCGGGAGATGCCTTTACTGTCAGTGTTCAGTTGTCAATGGGGTCGCGCCCGAGGTTGAGTCGGTGATCGTTGTTCTCTGTTGTGCTGCCGTTACACCACACGCCCCAGGTGGGGGGCGCGCCGGATTCGAACCGGACCTCCGGTTCCCTAGACCGGTGAAGTAACGATCTCCTTGGCACCGGGCGCGATGTCTGTGGGCCGTGTCCGAGATTGAGGTCGGACGATCGTGACGTTAGGTGCTCTGGGCCACTGAGCCACAGGGGACACAGTCCCCCGCCGGGATTCGAACCCGGGTCACCCGCTTAAGAGGCGAAGTAACGATCATCCTGGGCACCGGACACGGCATCCGTTTAGTCCACCCCGAGGTTGAATCAGAGACCGGTATTCTTAAAGAAGGACTCGAACCTTCACCTCCGGCTTTTCAAAGCCAGCGTGCTGCCAATTACACCACTCGGCCATGAGTGGCCGAGGAAGTATCGGTATCAATGGCACCGGGATGGATGCCTGGCCCCTCCCGAGATTGAGGTGGCCGACGGAGAACGGGACTTGAACCCGCAGCGTTTCCTTGGAAGGGAAATTTCGAACCATTCGAAGTAACCGTAGACCTGGGCACCGGGAGGGAATTCTATGGTGTCCCCGAGATTGAAAGCGGCGGCCGGTGTGTTTCCATTTGGAGTGAAGTAACCGATTGCCTGGGCACCGGGGACACGTACGCGGCATTCCCGAGGTTCACGGTGGATCGACGACGGGGGTTCTCCGTCCCCACGCTCCGCGTGAGGGTTCCCCCTATGGTGCACTGGTGGAGGAAGTATCGCCGGTCCGAGGCACCGGGAATGCCCACTGTTCAGTTATCAAGAAGCGCGTCCCCGAGATTAAGGGCGACGTCCGGAACGGGATTCAAATTTACAGTTTGAAGTAGCCGGTCGTCTGGGCACCGGGGACAAAGTCGGTGCGTTTCGGCGGGGGTTGGGTTCCCGTTTCAACACGCATAGCGTAGCACATGCGTTAGACGGTCACGCAACACCATTTAGCCGCGCGCCGCGATGTCGGCGAACATGCGCACGCTGTCCACGATGTCGTCCGTCAGCCCCGTCGCCGGGTCCGCCGTGATCAGCAGCGTGGGCGCGGTGTGCGCCGTGCGCCGGTTGCCGCGCGTGAGCATGCCCATGGTGAACCCGTCGTCGATCCACGCGAACGGCCGGATGCCCGCGTACTGCAACACGTGATCCCACTTCCATTCGGCGGTCACGTCGTACTCGGAGAACCGGCGATTCATCGGCGCCACCGGCATCGGGTCCAGCCCGATCAGCGGCGCCAGGTGGGTGTTCGCGCGGTCGTTCCACGTGGTCGCCCACACGTGTTCCACGATGTCGTCCAGCGACCGCACGCGCTTGACGTCGCCGGGGTCCAGCACGAGCGGCACCGGGCGCGGCATGCCGGGCAGGTCGATCGTGTGGCGCAGCCACTCGCCGCCGGTCACGTTCTGGAGCGGGTAGCGGTTGAACACCCCGTCCACATCCCAGAACAGCAGCGGCTTGCCGGTCACCGCGCCTCGGCCGGGATGATCAGCAGCTTGTCGCCGTCGTACATCTTGCGGTTCACAGACGTGGACTGCACGAAGATCGTGTACTCCGGGTTGATGTCCGGGCTCACCCGCGTGTCGATGTCCGGCAGCCCCAGGATGTCCCGCGCGCCGTCGCCGACGTACACGACGCCGGTCTTCTTCTCGTGGACGGCGATGCGCTTGGTGCGCTGGATCGTGACACGGCGCTTGAGTTCGTAGAAGGCCGCGCCGATCCGGTAGTCCATGCGCAACTGATCCACAACCCAGTCACGGATCTCCGCGTCCTCGGTCACCGTGGTCAGCGTGTAGGCGCTGCCAGGCAGCGGGGTGAGCGTGGAACGTACGGTGTCCCGGTTGACGGCGTCGATGCCGGTGGAGAAGATCGCCCGGCTGCCGCGCACGCCCTGCGCCCGGTTCGCCATGAACCGGTCGGTGGCGGCGCGGATCGTGTTGCCGACCTCCCGCACACCGTGCGCGGACGTGGTGTCCCACACGGCGATGTTGTCGGCGGCGAACCCGAACCGCTTGGCCTCGAACACGCCCATCTGGTTCGGCACCATCACGGCCACCGTCCAGTTGTCCGGCAGTGCGCGCAGCCGCGCGGACAGGTGCGCGGAGGTGTGGATGCGGCTGCGGTTCTCCTCGCCGTCGGTGATCACGTAGACCAGGAACGCATGGTCGCCGTAGATCTCCGGCGTCTTGGCCAGATCATCCAGCGCCGTCATGGTCGCGTCGATCAGCGCCGTGTTGCGCTCGGCGCGGTAGTGCTCCGCGATCGAAGGCAGGCGCAGCACGTCCCGATCGTAGAACACGCATTCGGCGGCCTGTTTGACGCCGGGCACGGCCTCGTTGAACACGTAGACCGTCGCCCGCGTCTCCTGGTCCATCACAGTGGACCGTTCGGCCAGGTGGGACACCATGCCATCCGTGACGGCCACCACGTCGCGGGCGAACCGGGACATGGACAGCGAGCCGTCCAGCACGATGGCGATGTGGTTGATGTAGCCCTGTGTGGGGTGTTTGTTCATGGGTTCCTTTTCAGCTCAGATCGACCACGGTAGGCAGGGGATCGGGACCGGTGTACCGCTGGCACGGGCACCGCACGTCGGGGAGCGGCACGATTTCGACCTGGTACTGCACATAGCCGTAGGAGTCTTTGACCACCCTGCCGTCGTCATTGCGGATGGCGGTCTTCTGCTTCTCATGCCGGGATGCCACGTGCTGACACACGCCGCTGTCGGCGGCGTGGAACGCGTACAGGTGACCACACTGGCACACGGGTCCGACAGGGGCGGCCGGTGGCGGCACGGACGCCCTGCGGGGGCGGCGCAACAGCCATCCGGCGATCACGCCGCCCGCCGCGTACGACAGGTCGATGCCGTGGATGATGATCACGGGATATCCGCCTCATGGCCGCGCATCGCGCGCCACCGATCCCGCGATCCCGCGATACCCATGACGTCGCCACGGAGCATGTGCAGGAACTCGTATTCGGCTTCCGTGAGTGCGTCCAGGTCCCACCCGTCGTCCTTCGCTTCCTCGGACGTCTGCGGGTGCGGCGGCCTGCCGATCTTCGGAACGTGCTGCCACATGTCGGACCATCCGCTATCGACGTCGCGTGACCCTTCGCGTGCGACGTCGATAGCCTTCAGCGCGCCGTTGCGATCCCACAACGCCCACGCGTACGGGATGCGCGGCATGGGCTTCACTACGCCATCCCGCATGGCCCGCCACGTGTCGCGGTTGACGACGTGGCTTGGCCTGATGGACAGCGCGGGCAGTGACGCCTTGTGCAGGTGGTAGCGCAGGAACTCCGCCTCGTGTGCGTTGACGGACTCCATCAGCCCCTTGTGGACCGCGTGATCGCAGTCCGGAACGCGAAGCTCGATGCGGTGTTCGGGTGCCAGCGCGTTCCACGCGTCATCAACCTTGCGGCCGTGCGCCACCGCAAGCAGCGTCCCATCGGGGCGCCACACCGCCCACGCGGTCGTCTGGAATCCCTGGAACTTGAACTCGGGACTCTTCGTGTGGCGGTCTTCCCACTCGAACGCGACGATGACGTCCTCGCCGTCGCCGCCGATCGTGATCATGTTGTCGGGGGCGTCCTTGCCGTCCCGGATGCGTCCGAGCGCGACCAATTCCTGATGTGCGGCGCGGACCGCCTTCATCACCTCGGCCCACGGGGCACCGTCCCCGCGATCGGGGACGGTGTATTCCGCGCGATGGGTGGTGACCTCCCGACGGGAGTAGGTGGCCACTAATCGACCACCTTGAAACCGGCGGCGACCAGGAACGTCAGGTGTGCGCCCAGCGCCTCCTCGAAGTCGCCTTCGGGCGTCTGCTCGCGGTACAGCGACACCTGGCCGTCGATGACCTTCTTCGTGACGATCGTGCCGTTCTGCGCGACGACGATCATGGCCTGCGGGTCGCCGGGACCGACGGCCGTGGGGTTCTCCAATTCGATGATCACGGGTTCCTCCCTCCGCGCGGGTCCTCACCCGCGCGTCCCTAAACTACACCCGTGCGTTAGCGCCGTCAATAGGGTAGATCTCCACGGACAGCCGCAACGGCTTCGCCGGAGAACCGATCACCATAGACACCTCGACCAGGTGTGACGCGTCGTCGTCAACGAGGACACCCGCCATCACGATCCCGTCGATATACGCCTTGAGCGTGGGGTAGAGGTTGTGAGGGTCGCGCCGCCGCCGGTCCGGCGGATGCACCACGCCCACGACCCGTATACGGTCCATACGCGGCACACGGGCGGCACGCGCGACCCGGAATGCATCCGCCTTCAGATCGCGCGTCCTACGCGCCCGTACGGCCCAATGCAGCCGCTCGTTCGCGTTGATCAGATCTCCCGGCGGAATGTCCAACACCCACATGCAACGACGCTAACGCCCCCGGCACTCGTCCGGGGGCGTTGCGCGGTGCGGGACTACCGGGCCGGAACCGTCTCGATCACGGTGTACGAGCCGTCCGGCAGCGCGGTGCCGATGTCGCCGCGCACGGAGTACGCCAACATGTGCTCCTCCATGTACTTGTCCGCCGGAACCATGATCGCGATGGCCGTCTCGCCCTTGGTGAACCGGATGCCGCCCTTGGTGCGGATCTGGCGGCGCACGCGGACCAGGTGGACCTCACCGGCGTGCGTGTCGGCGTACTGCGGGTACCCCATGACCACGGACCGGAAGTGGTCCACGAAGTCGGCGGCGGCGCGGGTGTTGCCCTGCTGGATGGCGGCGTAGTAGGGGAGCATCGGCGCGAACACGGCGCCCGCCTCGTTGGACAGGACGGCGGCGCGGTACGCGTCCTGCATGGCCACCTGCGCGGGGGTGAAAGTCAGCGGAGTGTTCATCGGGGTTCCTTCCGTCCGGGGCGGTTCCTCGTCCGCCCAGCACCTTCAAAGTACCGCCATTGGTTAGCGTTGTCAAGTCGAATGAACTGGAAAGACGCACGCCCCCGGCGGGGAACCCGGGGGCGTGCGTTGCGGTGCGGCGGTCAGGCGTTGGCGTACGGGCTGTCGTCGTAGACCATGTAGGCGGTCAGCCCCGCCTCGTACTGCGCCTTCTCGGCGGCATCCCTGTCCGGGAACGCGACCTTGTCCAGCGGGTGACGCTCGGTCCGGTAAGGCGACTCGCTGATCACCTTGAACGCGCCGCTGACCGCGCCGGGCTCGGCGTCGTTGGTGCTGATGCTCACGTACCAGTCGCCGTTTCGGACCGTGGCGGGGCCGACGGGGTACGCCGGGAAGTGGCCGAACGGCACGTCCTCGATGGTGTAGAGGGTGTAGGGCTTCCATCCGTCGGTGATGCGGGTGGCCATGGGGGTTCCTTCCGGTCGCGGTCCGGGTTCCTCTCCCGAACCGACATGTCCATAATACGTCCGACGCGTTAGCGTAGTCAAGGGAAATGTACTGCGGAAAGACGAACGCCCCGGCGCATCGGCCGGGGCGGTTCGACGGGGACGGATCACCATCCCATAGCGCGCTCCTCGTCGGCGGTCGGGTAGTGGTCCGGACCCCAGCACAGATCCGCCGACAGGCCGTGGTCGCACGTGGGGAACAGCAGGTGGTACAGCGCGTCCCACTGGTCCGGGACCGGGGAGTCCTCCAGCACGGACCAGACGTACCCACCACCGAACACGCCCTCGGCGGTCAGCGCCTCGTTCACTTCCGCGTGCCGCCGGACGAACGCGACCGCGTCGCACTCGCGGTAGAACGTGACGATGTAGCTGCGACGCTGGTCGCAGATGTGCATCTCCAGCTTGAACGGTTCGGCGACGGGTGCGCCGGTGGCAACGGTCGGGAAGATGATCACGGGGTCCTCCTGCGTCGGCATCGGGGTTCCTCTCCCCGGTGCGCTACGCCTAGACTACGGCGTCCACGTTAGCGTTGTCAAGGGGATCGGCCTGCGAAGTCATCCGCATTCGCCTGCCCAGTTCGATCCATGCGTGCCGTGGCCACATCGTGCGGCACCCACGGCACTGGATCTTCTGCGCGTACGGGTCCGCCCACAGCGACGTCCCGCACACCATCCCGTCGTCCGCCGTCTGCGGGCACATCCCGATCATCCGTGACTCGCCGGGACCGTTGACCTGAACGCGGCACGCCGCCGCCCACTCCCGGATGTTCGCCGCGAACGCGTCCGCCTCGGCGTGCTCATCCGCCGCCCACGTCCAGTTGTTGCGCAGGAACGTCACCGCGCCGACCACCGACTGCTGCACCGTCCCCCGGAACGGTCGCGCCGTCCATCCGAGCACCATGCGCCAGTCCGATTCCCAGTAGTGCAGGACGCTGACGATGCCGCCGTGCGCCCGCAGGCTCAGCGGCTCCAGCCGAACCGGCACCGGCGATCCCACGCGCCCCCCGCCGGACACGCGGGCGTCGGTGCGCATCCCCCACGACGGTTCCAGCATCTCCCCCAACGCCTCGTACAGCGCCGGTATCGCCGTCAGGTCGGCGTCCACGTGCGCGATGCACAGGCCGCACACGCGGCGGGTGGACGATCGGCGGCAGATCATGCACTGGACGGACACGGGCTGGTCAGTGAGCACGGCGCCCCCTCATGGTGTTTTTTATGAGGGTAGCGCCGTGCATCCATGCCTTGCGCAACGATGCCGAGGCCAGCGCCGCCATGCCGGGCTCGGCCGTGCCGTGCCACGTCGTGCGGGCAACCACCGACTAGCCGGTGACCACCCGCACGACACGGAACCATGCGTTGCCAAGCCGCGCGCTGCGCTGCCGAGCCGTTACCTAGCCGGGCCAAGTACCGCCATGCGAAGCCGGACCATGCCGGGCACTGCGTAGCGCCGCCTCGCGTGCGCGCCGGGGCCTCGAACCCCGGTGACATCCGGTCGCGCGCCATCCATGCCGTGCCGAGACAGGCCGCGCGTTGCACTGCCTAGCCCGGCCGTCCACCGTCCGTGCCTTGCCGTACCTCGCCATGCGCCGCCACGCCGGACTGAGCCCAGTTCTGCCGAGCATGGGAACCTTGCCGCGCCTCGCATTGCCAAGCCGAGCGATGCCCGGTCTGGCCACGCGTCGCCCCGCCGCGACCCCACGGCGGGGTTGTCCTTGCGTTGCCGAGCCACGCCACGCCTAACCAGGCCACGCCGCGCACAGCCGCGCCCCGACCCCAGAGCGCGGGTATCCGTGCCTTGCCCCGCGTAGTCATGCGTCACCTTGCCACACGGTGCGGCGCCAAGCCATGCATTGCCCGGCCGGGTCGTGCCGTGCGCAGCTATGCCGAGCGCAGCGCAGCCCAGGGACGGCACGCGGTGGTCCCGCGTACCAACCTTGGGTTGCGCCCTCGCCGCTCGGCCATACCCCGCCTAGCATGGCCGAGCGGCGCCGTGCGGCGTCCATGCCTTGCCTGGCGTTGCCACGCCAGTGCCGCGCTCAGCCGAGCGATGCCGGGGCCAGCCCTGCCATCGCCTCTGCCCAGCCAAGACAGCGACACACCGGTGATGTGCCACCGCCCCGGCTGGGTCCGTGCCTCGCCGCGCGGAGCCAAACCGGGCCAAACGTTGCCGGGTCGTGCCCCACCATGCCGCGACCCCACGACATGACGTCCATGCCTAGCCACGCCAGACCTCGCACAGCATCGCCTAGCGTCGCCAGGTCCTTGCCAAGCCGGGTCGCGCCGCGCTACGTCCAGCGTTGCCGTGCGCTGCCGCGCCGGGCGTTGCGTTGCCACGCCATCGCATCGCGAAGCCAGGCCACGTTACGCCGCCGCATCCTCGTCCGGTGCGATGCCCATGGCGCGCATCCGGCGTTCGATGTCAGCGAGACGGCGATCCGTCGCCTCGCTGTGGTTGCGCGTCTCCGTGCGCAGGTCGTCCAGCGTCTTCTGCATCCGGGCCGTCTTGGACGCCTGCCGCCGGTTGATCTCCATCTGATAGGCGAACGCGGTGGCGACGGTTTCGAACGCGGCGCGCACCGCCGGGCTTTCGCCGGACAGATCGACGTTGACCGCCTTCGAGTAGGCGCGCTGAAGCTGCCGACCCGCCTTGCGGCCGTGGCGCCGCGCCAGCCCGAGCTGTGCGACGGCGTCCACGACGACATAGCCGACGCCGCGTACGGCGTCCACGGCGCGCTTCTCGTCCTCCTCGAACCGCCGCGCGGCGTCCCGGAACGCGACCCGCAGCGTCTGCCGGTCGCGCACAGGGTCCAGCTCCAGCGCTTCGGCCATCTCCTCGAACGTGATCAGATCGCCGATGGCCTTGGTCCGCAGGAGGCCGTACATCACCTTCCAACGGGCGGTGTCGCCGATGGGGGCGAACGGGCTCATGCGTTGTCCGGGATGACGGTGACGCTGCCCGCGAACCGGCCGTACCGGGGGCGCCAGTTGCCCAGGCCGATCAGGCTCCCGGCGATGTCAACGATCTGTTCGAAGTCGCCGAGGTCGATGATCTGCGTGTCCACGTAGATGATCGCGGAGGTGGCCCAGTCATGGAAGATCGGCCGCGTGCGGATCACGCGGGCGTTGTTGACCTTCACGGACGCCTGGTGCCGGAACGACTCGTCGGCCCACAACGCCTCCGGGTCGCGCGGACCCTTGTAGACCAGCGGATTGACGTTGGACAGGACGATGACGCCCGTCTGCACCTTGGGTCCGAGCTTGCGCTTGCGCGCGGCGTCCAGCAGCGCGCGATAGATGTTGTCGCCCGGCATGTACGGACCCTGCTCCGAGTCGTGGTACAGGCCGCCCAGGAACTCGGCGTGTGCCATTTCCGCGTAGTCGTCGTCGGTCTTGGACCGCTTGGCGCTGATCTTCTTGATGGACTTCGCGATCGGGTCCAGCGGATTGGACAGCCGCGCGTTGTGTACCAGCAACGGGCACGTGCCCGTAACATCCAACTTGATATCCATGGGTTCCTCTCGATGATGACCGTGCCTCGCGTTGCCAAACCATGCCGGGCGGTGCCGCGCCTGGCATCGCCGTGCCTCGCGTTGCATTGCGCCGCGACGCCAAACGCAACCGTTGCCACGCCACGCGCTGATGTTGACCACACTATCACCGGTCATGCCATAAATACAAATCCGCAACACGCTGACCTGCGGATATCCCAAGTCTTGCCGTGCGGCGCCTGACGCTGCCGCGCATAGCCAAGCGATGCGTTACTCTGCGTCGGTGTCGGGTTCCTCGACGTCTTCGACCACATCGCCGTCCACGATGTCGGCGGCGTCCGTCACTTCGGTGGCGTCGGTGCGCGGGTTGACGTCCAACCGCACGCCGCCGTCCACGGCCAGTCCGCGCACGTACTGCGTGGACCGGGGCGCCGTCTTGAGTACATCGATAAGCGTTGTTTTCAACGCCATGGCATCAAAGTGATCACGCCACGGGCCGACGATCTCGCCATTCTTGCGGGCCATCGCGAACTTGTCGCGGTGTTCCTCGCAGTCCTCGCGTGTCCACGCGGAGAACAGCGGCCGGGGACCGCCCACCAGATGAACCACCGAGTAGTAATCGGTCACCGGTCCGCGAGCGGCGCGGGGCGCCCGCGACGGGATGTGCTCGATACGGCTGTCCGTTCCGTACCTAACGTCGAAGAAATCACTTTCGTAACGCTTGTGCGCCTCGATCGACACCACGCGGTCCGACCGGTACGCCAGGTTGATCAATCCCGGATAGCCGATGATCAAGGTGGCTTCCATGCGCCCCTTGTTGCGCATCGGCAGCAGCCACGCCTCGCCCAGCACCGCCGGGCGCAGACCGAGCTGTGCGCACGTCATCAGGCCGCCCAGCACGGACATCGGGTCGCACTCCGCCAGGCGCGGCGTCTTGCGCAGGACCGTCATGGCGTCGCGGGCAAGCTGGACGGCGTCGTGGCCGCGCGGCATGGCCCGCTCGAAATCCGGGATCATCTTCCTGATCTCGTCGGCCAGGGACCGCCGCCCCTCGTCCGGCGTGCGCGGGGTGTTCGGCGCCAGTTCGCCGCGCTGCGTGCGCATCCGGTTCGCCAGGTCGTTCATGCGGACTCCTCCTCATCCGGCCAGACGATGTGCGCCTGGACCTTGATCGCCTTGCCGTCGCGGATGACCACCCGCCAGATGTCTTCGTTGTCCTCGCCGAAGCAGTTGAACCGACCGGTGAACGTGTGATCGGGGAACGCGTCGATGGCGTCCTGTACGGCGCCGGTCAGGTCGATCTCCCGGTACTCGTCCTGATAGGTGACCTCCAGCCGCGTCGCGTAGCGGCGGGTCAGGATTCCCTGATCCGTTTCGGTGTCCTCTTCGCGGACCGCCAGGCTGACCTCCGAGTCCCCGTTGACGAACTCAGAGTCTTTCATTTCGCCCCATTCGATCGGCGGATCGATCTCGATCGAGTCGGGCGGCCATACGCGGGTGTGATAGCCCATGGGTTCCTCACGTCATGGTTGGGTTGAACCGGCGTGACCGGTAGGCGGTGTAGATGTCGGGGTGTTCCTTGGCGAACCGGTCCTTGTCGAACTCCACGACGGTGCGCGTGTAGGCGTCGTACAGGCCCGGCTTGTCCTCGCGCAGAGCGTTGACGTTCATCGGGCCGGTGTTGCGCCATGTGACCACCGGTTTGTCGTCCACGAGCCCCGCATGCGCGGAGCCGAGCGCGGCGCACACGCGCGCCTGCGCGGCGTCCTGCGCCGCCTTCAGCGCTTTGATCTGTTCGCCCAGCGACCGGTATTCGGCCAGGTCGTACAGCGCGTCGCGGTCCAACACCACGGCCTCGTCAAGGTCCGCCATCGGATGCAGGCGCTTGATCAGCTCCGGGTCGGCGGCGTGCATCCCGAACTCCGGCGGCACCTGCGGCAGGACGTGCTGATGCCAGAACTCGTCCTCGATCGCGGTCAGGTCGCTGATCAGCGACTCGTCGCGGTCCACCCGCCGCACCACCAGTTCCACGCCGACCAGCGCGGCAATCCACACGTGGGTGCGGCCGGTGACCTTCAGCCCGTGCTGGCCCTGTACCGCCGCGCGGTCCGTCACCGCGCCGTCGGCCCACTCCGAGGCCATGCGGAAGCTCGTGGTCTTCATCTCCAGCAGCCCGCCGTCCTCGGTCAGGCCGTCGGGCGTGTAGAGCTGCCAGGGGTTCTCACGCGACTGGAGCAGCCCGCACGTGGTCACGCGTACGCCGGTCACTTCGGTGAACCACTCGCGGATCATCGGCTCGGCGCGGTGGCCGAACGCCATCGCCGGAGTGTAAGGCATCTCCGGAAGCCGCGACGTCTTGTCCAGGTAGACCTTGAGGCGGGATGAGAACGGGTCCAGACCGGCCACACCGGGCGCGTCCGATCCGCCGATCCCCTGCTGCCGTGCGCGCAGCCACATGTCCCGTGGGGCGCCGTGGGGCAGCAGCTCCTCACACTCGTCCGTGGAGTTCACACCGGGGGTCATGGCACTATCCTCCCCGTCGGCACCGACACCTCACCGCCGGTTGGCGCCGTCCGCAAGGAACGAGTCGGCCAGCTTCCACACGCCGCACGGCCATGCCACCGGCGCCCCGTCCATCGAACACGCCTGGCACAGCACCGCCGACGGGTAGCCGTTGGCCATCTGCGCGGCGGACGGCATCGGCAGGTGGGTCTGGCGCTGCTTGTCCATCAGCGTCCGGATGCGCGCGATCTCGCCCAAGCACATCAGTCCCGCTTTGATGGCGTCGTCCGTCTTGCGCCCGAAGTCCGCCACGACGGAGTCCGGCACGTCGCGATCACCGGGGTAGCGGGTGCCGATGGTCAGATAGTCCAGGGTGAATCCCATCAGCGCCTTGGACGCGAACGCGAGGTCGAAGGGCGGCATCGTGGGGGTTTCGGTCACGTGATCCTCCTGGGGTGAGGTTCACTATCGTACGCCACCGGATTAGCATGGTCAACACGACGGCGCCGGAAGGACGGTGTACGTCCTTCCGGCGCCGTCGTGCCCGGCTGCCTACCGGTTGCGCCGCCGGTTTGCCGAGCCCAACGGGTTGAACGGGACGGGGATGTCCTCGTCCTCGCGCCAGTGGAGCTGTCCGACGCTCTTCCCCGACAGGAACGCGTTCCACGCCTTGACGTAGAGGGCGTACTGCCCCAGCGTGGTCATGCCGCCTCGGGAGTTGGCCCGCTTCCCGGCGGCGGCGGCGTTGCCCAGTACCCGGATGAGCTTGAGTGCGGGGGAATTCGCCGACAGGTTCGCGCCGGTGATGAGCTGCTGATGCCAGATCCCGTGCGGGCCGCCGGGGTGCTCGCGGTGCGTCATGAACAACGCCGCGTACGCGGCCGTGCGGGTCATGTGCACGTGGTGCATCAGCTCGCTTGTCTGGGTGGTGTAGTAGCCCAGGTCGAAGTACGGCCCCTCCTCCCACGGCTCACCGTCGTCGCCGGGGATGCGCAGCGCGTCTACGATCTCTTCCTTGCTGTACGCGGTGTGCTCCACCTCGTAACGGCCCAGCGGATTTCCGTTGGCGTCCCGGCGGTCCAGGTTCAGGCACAGCGTGACGGCGGCGGCCAGCGCGGTCCGCGTCGGCTTGATCTCCTTGCGTTCGCCCTTGTCCGTGGTGACGTACCAGTGGAGGTCCGCCATCGCGATCGAGTCACCGGCGGTGCGCGTCTTGCCGTCGTCCATCGCGAAGAACGCCGCCGGGTCCATCCCGTACGTGGCGTAGATAGTCAGATTGAACCCCGCCTTGATGGCGGCGAGGAACCGCTGGCGGCCGTCCAACACGCATCCGTGCCAGTCGATCGCAACGCCCTGATGCGTAACGCGCCACTGTCCCCGCCGCATGCGGCCTTCGTACTTCTCGACGGTGGAGCGCTGCGGCGGGCGCGTGTTGCACACGCTGACATCCAGCAGCTCCGCCATCTGGGCCGGGGTGAAGGTGACCAGGCGCGGCGGCTGGAGCACCGGGTAGCGCTTGTTGCCGACCCCCGGCTGCTGCGTCAGCGCAGCGGTGACCGCGTCGTTGACCGCCTGCTGATCGAGTTCGTCTTTGCTCATCACGGGTGCGCCGTTCATGTTTCGACGTTCGGGGGACTCCAGTGTGGCCTTGAGCGCCGCCACCGATGCCGGGATCGACACCTGCTCGGCGGCGCGCCTCTCCGCCTCGGCCAGGAGCTTGTCGTTCCTGTTGCGGTCCGCCAGCAGCGCCACCTTGCGCGGGTCGGGCTTGTCGTCCACCGGGCGCTCGTCCTTCCTCGGGGTCCTGCGCTGGACGCGGAAGTCAACGCCCGTGGTTCTGCGCAGATCCGCGATGGCGTTGTTCAAGCTGCGCGCGGACGAGGGTGTGGCGGAGAACACGCCGTACATCCGCTCGCCGCCGTCCTCTTCATCCCGTGTGACCTTCCAGTGGCCGCTGCCGTTGAGTTCACACGTGAACCCGGCGGCGCGGATGCGGTCCACCAGGTCGAGCGTGTCCTGCGTACTGCCTTTGGTCATGGGTCCTCCACGGTGTTGCCGGTTCCGGGCGCCGCCGCCGGTAGGATCGGGCGGCGTTCCCGGACGGTCGGTTCCTCGCGACCGCATCCACTACCGTACGCGTATGGGTTAGCGTAGTCAAGCGTCAATGTGTGTTGACCCTACTATGTCCGGGACGTACCCTAGTGATGATCCCGACCACGTACGGAAAGGGGACACATGACCGCGCGTGAGAACCGCCTGCCCCACCGGGGTGTTCTCGCCGGTGGCCGCGAACTGGCCGCATACGCCGAGGTCACCCCGGAGCGGGCTCGCCAGCTCACCCTCAAGAAGTGGTGGACGCTGGAACCGCTCGACTTCATCGGCGGCCGGTTCGTCTACAGCTACCCGGCGGCCGTCCGGCTGCTGAACGACCACGGCTACCCGCGCCGCCTGCATCCGGATTTCCCGCCGCCGGTGCGCGCCCGCCGGGGCCACGCCGCGCAGGAGAACCCGCCCAAGCGCGAACACCGGGGGGTGCTGGCCGGTATCGGCGAGATCGCCCGCACCGCGTGCGTTCCCACATCCCGCGCCACCAAGATGACGCAGGAGAAGTGGTGGACCGCGCAGCCCCTGGACCATCTGGCCGGAGGCACCGTGTATTCATATCCTGACGTTGCGAAGCTCCTGGAAGACCAGGGCTACCCGCGCCGGTACAAGACGATCGGCGCCCGGATCGAGGCGCAGAACAAGGTCACTCGCGCAGGATGAGCGAATAGCGCCCGTCGTCGGTCAGCAGGACCGGCCCCGCCATGGCGCGAACGTACACCGGCGTGCGGGCCGGTTCCTCATGCGCGCCCAGCAGCCATCCCCGCGCGTACGCCTCGCGCCGGTTCGACTCGATCCACCCGTGACATCCGGTGGTCCCGCTGCCGCACACGTACATCAGATTGCTGGCCCGGTTGACCGCCGGATCGGTGGTCCCGCCCGCCCGGCGCGGCTTACGGTGGTGCAGCGACACCGCACCGGCGCCCAACGGCGCCCCGCACCGTTCGCACCGCCCGCCGCACCGTTCCCACACCATTTCGCGTACGTCCCGGCTCGGTCCGGTGTAGCGGCGCGGCTTGGCGCCGTCGGCGCGGTGCGCGCCCTTGGACTTCAGCGGGGTGCGGCGGACAAGTCCTCTGCGTCGCGGGTCTCCGCCCGCCGTTCCCGGTTCCACATCCGACCCCCCGCCACGCCGATGAACTTGCGGTCCCGCCGCGCCCAGTCTAGACACTGGCGCGAGACGGGACACCCGTGGCAGTAGCCCATCGCCGCGACGCGGTCCGCCTCGTTCTCCCCGTCGAACAGCCACGGGTCGGCGCCCCGGCACGCGGCGTCGGCGCGCCAGGGCTCCCGTCCCATCGCGATCGTGATCACGCGTCCGCCGCCGTGCGCGCCTTGCGGATCTGCGCGCGGGCGCGGGCGATGTGCACACGCACCTGATCCGGCCGTGCGCGCTGGTCCCACCGAGGGCGCCCCGGCACGCGGTAACCCTCCGGCAGCGGCGTGCGCCAGCCGTCGGCCTTCAGGCTGCGCACCACCGCGCGGGCGTACGGCGCGGCCTCAGCCTCGTCGCGCGTGAAGCCCCACACGGTCAAGGCGCGTGCGAACCGCGCCTCCAGGTCTCGCCATGCGGCAGCGCTCTGCGGCGCCATCACGTCACCCCTTTCCGTAAGAGTGCTTCCTGGTACATACCCTGGTATTCGTCCATATGCTCGTCGCGCAGTGTGCGCGCCGCGCGGTACAGCGCCACCGACCGCTTGCCGTCCCCGCGCGCCAGTTCTTCGTCCTTCAGCTCCTCATACCGCTGCGGGTAGCGCGCCTTGAGCCGGGACAGCGCCTCGTGGTTGGCGTTGGACCGGTCGTTGGCGCGGCGGCGGTTGGCAGGGATCTGCCGGTACGCCGCGACGCGGTCCGCCTCTCGCTGGAGGTATCCCGGATCGAACGCGATCCGGTCGCGCCGCCGCCGCGCCACGTGCTTGTTGTGGCACTCCTTGCACCGGCCGTAGACGTCGATGCGCCCGTCGGCCCGGTGGCTGGAGTAGAAACCGGTGTCGATGTCCTTGGGCAGACCGCAGCCGCTGCACACCTTCGTATCCGTCTGCGCGGCCATATCCCGCCCTTCGTTCCTGGTCGTTGATCTGTCCCTAGCGTACTGCACGCTTTGCCAGACAGAACAGATCAACGCAGGAACATCAGAACTGCGGATCGGGGTCCAGCGGACCCCACGGCGGGCGGAACGGCGCCGACTTCGCGCCCACCGCGTCCGCGCGGGACGGATGGACGAACAGCGTCACCGGCTGCTTGCCCCGGCGGCAGGTGATCACCTTCTCGCACCACTGGCCCGCCGCCGCGCCGCACCACGGGCAGCGCACGCCCAACGCGGGTGGACGTCCAACACCTGTCATCGTCATTCGCTGCCTCCTGGCGGGAGCGGGAACATTTTCGACATCAGTGCGCGCAGCGGGCGGGGACGCGCCGTGCCGTCGTCGTACGGCCGCGTGCGCCCCTCGCGCAGCGCGGCCAGGTACGCGGGCACGTCGTCCGGATCGGCGTCCGGGATCGCGTCCTCAATCGTTTCCATCATGGTCTTGCCGGGGTCCACCCGCGCCGCCGCGTCGGCCTGCCGGTTCTTCACGAAGATCACGATGTGGGCGGGCATGATCCGGTCCTGTGACGCCGCGTAGTGCGCGATCACCGCGTCCTTGGCGTCCGCGTAGTCGAACCTCCCGACGATCATCGACCACGCCGCGATGTCCGATTCCCCGATCTTGCGCTGATCGTACGTCGCCATCAGCGCAAGCAGCTTGCCGACTTCGGATGCGTCCACGGGTCAGAACCCTTCGATCTCACCGCGACGGCGGCGCCGATCCAGCTCGCCGAAATCCACGTTGCCGTACTTCTCGATGAACAGACGGGTGGCCTCCGCCGCCATGTCCACGCGCTCGTCCGTGGTGGACCGGGGTACCGGCACCGGGTCCGGCTCGTCGTCCCACTGCTCGGCGTTGAGCCACGTCGCGGGGTGCGGAATCCACCGCGCCTCGGTGTGCTTGTTCCACACCGCGAACTGCCTGGCGGCGTCGATCATCACCTGTGCCGTGGTCTTGGTCAGCGCCTTCTCCCACGCCTTGCGCGCGGCGCCCTTCTTCACCCGGCGCGGATACGCCCGCCACCACTCTTCGAACCGGTCCGGGTCGTTCTGCGGCGTCAGGGGGCCGTCCACGATGTCGCGGATCACATCGACGGGGATCAGTTCGGGCTGCTCGTACACGGGTTCCTCCTGCGGCTCGATGTCGATGGGGTCAATCATGGCAGCGGACTTCCACGGCGCAACGGCGGGCGCCATGTGGTCCATCCACCCGCCTTTGCGCAGCTCGCGCAGCTCGGTGCGGATCGTGGACGGCTTGCACGGCTTGCCGTTCCAGAACCCGCACACCGCCGTCATGGCGTCCACCGTCGGGTCCGGCGCGCGGCGCATCCGCGCCTGCCCGACCATCGCCAACACGCGCAGCCCACGGGCCGTGAGCGCCATCACGGCGTCCACCGGGACGGGGCACCAGTGTTCGAGGCCGTAGGGCGTCACGCGGCGCGGCAGGGGCTTGAACTTGCGCCTGCGCCCGACGCCGACCAACCGGCGGTTCACCAGCCAGGTAAGGCACTGCTTGACGCGCACCGGGTTCATCCGCAACTGCGCGGCGATGGCCAGCGCACCGGAGCGGCACCATCCGTCGTGGGACGCCAGGTAGCAGTACACGCGCACGGCTTCGCTGGGCGTGGACGGGTCGTTGACCATCCACTGAGGCACCTTGATCCACCGGTTCGAGTGCCGGTCCTCGCGGGGGCGCCGACCACGGCGCTTGCGCGTCAGGACGATAAGACAGGCTCCGAACGAGTCTCGGACTCGCGGCCCATAGCAGGGGGGACGGCACCGGCGCTTGTGGTGATCGCGTCAATCACGATACAATCCCCTTACTTTGTTGTTGCATATCACCGCCGGTCCGTGCCAACTGATCCGGCGGTGATTTGTTTAGGTTCGCGCCCACGGGTTATCCGTAGGGATTCGCCCGATGAGCTGGGCGTTCACGTTACCGCCGCCGCTGATCACAGCGCAAGCCCCCCGATCGCCGTGTCGCTGACACCTCGTCAGTGGCACACGCCGCGCACGCGCGGCAACGCCGCGTGTATTTAGGGGTGGTCTAGTAGTTGTTCTACCTACCTACGGATTAGACGGGGTACAAAAGCTAACCCCCCGTCGGTACCTAAAAACTGACGGCGTGTGACGTGCAAAAACCCCCGCCCGGCGGTGCGGGCGGGGGTCGGCGGGTGCCTAGCGGCGGGCCGCGTCGCGGATGATGTCGGTCAGGCGCCACGCGGCGTTGTGCGAGCGGCGACCGAGGGATTCGATCACCGCGCGGGCGACACGGCCGCGCTCTGGCAGGCGGTGGCGCACGGCTTCGACGATCGAGCACACCAGCGCGTCCAGTTCGGCGTCGCCGGTGCGGTACTGGCGGTGGTGCACTCCGTCCGGCGCGGCGCGCGCCGCACGGGCGGCCAGGACGCGCAGCACGCGCCGCTGTAGTTCGTCCGTGCGCGCGTGCCACGCGAGGCGGAATGCGTACCGGTCGTCGATGCCGGTCAACTGGTCGGCGATGGCCTGGACGGCGATGCGTTCGGCGTCGTCCATGCTCTATGCCGCAGTGCGCAGCGCGCCGTCCGCGTAGTTGTCCACGTCGCGGAGCACGTCGGCGACCACCCACCCCCCGGCGCACATGTTGGCGACGTCGCTCCACCGCTCGATCGCGACGTACTGGGCGCCGGGGCACTGGCGTACGGCGTAGCGCAGTGCGCCGATCAGCGTACTTTCCGGATGGAACGTGCGTGCGTTGTCGCGGTGGACAGCGACCTGATAGACGGCCGGACGGTCGCGCATACATCCTCCTTGATCGGTGCCGTGGTGGGACACGCGTGTGGTAACGTAGCGCGTTGCATTAGCACGCGCAATAGCTAAATGAGGATGGATCGGCTAAGCTAGGCGATCCGCCCCACGGGATACAGGAGGAACCCGTGATCATCCCTACGATGGAACCCGACCGTCGCGGCCCGAAACGTTCGATGGACCGCGCGCACACCGTGGACGCCGCGTGGACGGCGCTGATGCTCGACGTCGAGTTCGGCATGGCGCCGATGCGCCCCGTCGTGCGCAGCGCGGCGTACCGCGCCGGTGAGCTGCGCCTGGCCGTCCAGTGCCGCCGCCGTGTCGCGTCGGTGCGCCGGTTGTTCGACGCCACATTCCCGCCGTACCGCGCCGCCGCCGCGAAGCTGGCGCACCCGTGACCGCCATGCGCCAGGGGCGCAACCAGGACGGCGCGCCCGCGTGGTCGTACACGGACGTGGACGGGGACCTGATGGCCGTGTTCCCCGCGCACCTGCCCGACGGACGCAAGGGCGTCAACCTGCGCACGGCCGTGCGAGGGTGCACGGTCACCGCCGACGACGTTGAGGACTTCATCGCCTCGGTGCGCGCGGCCGTGGCGAACGCGCAGGGCGCCCGATGAACCGCAGCATGTACCGCCGCGCCGTCCGACACGCGCGGCGCACATGGGACTGGGACGTCATGGACGCCGGACGCGTCACGTTCGTCGCGGTGTTCCCGAACACGAACACCGGCTATCTCGGCATCGACGGCGACGGCACTCCGTTCGGCGACTTCGCGGGCGGCCTGGACCTGGACGGCTTCCGGCCGATCAGCGACTACTGCTGGTGGCGCCCCGACGGCCCGTCGAACGTGTGGGGTGCGGGCACCGCCGCCGTGGCGCTGCGCGGCTACGACATCGACGGGCACGTGAAGCCGGACGAGCTGTGGTACGCGCACTTCGATCCGGACGACGACGAACACCGGTACCCCGGCATCGGGTGGTACGGCGGCATCCTGGACAAACCGCACCGCATCCGCAGCGCGACCGGCGCGCGCCTGGTCACCGATCCCACGGAGTTCGGCGCCGCCACGGCGTTGTGGGACCTGATCGAGAAAGATCACGGGTTCGCCCCGTTCATGGACGCGTGGCTGTTCGACTCCCGCGACTTCGGCGGCAAGTGGTACATGCCCCTGGAGTGGGAGGCGGACGAGCGCAGTTGCGAGCTGGCCGACGTCGTTGAGCTGATGGACGGGTGGCGCCGCCGGTACGGGGCGAAGATCCACGTCTACGGGATGCACGCGCAGAAGCCTTACGCGGTCCCCGAACCCGGCGGGGGCACCCGCAACGTCAAGCGCGTGCACCACGGCGGGCCGTCCGACGGGCACATGTACCACGCGCAGTCGGCCACCGAATTCCTGCGCTCATATAAGGCGTGGAAGTCCGGCGACCTCGACAACTGGCATCCGGACTGGCGCAGCTACTGGTAGGAGGAACGTTGTCCCGTCATTTCAAGAAGTCCGTGAAGGACCCGGCACTGACGATCGGCTACGGCTACGACCGGCCGATGGGCGGGTTCTTCGCGTGGATCGGCCCCGACGGCGGGGACTGCGAGCCGGAGGAACTGGTGCTGGACGTCGGCAACCTGCCCGGCGAGGTGCCAGACCCCGAGTATCTGTCGGCGCTGATCGATGCCGCCGGGCACGGCGCGCTGAGCGCGCAGGAGATCGCCGTACTGTACGCCGACGCGAACATGGAAGGACCGCCGCAGCGCACGCCGTCACTTCAGGCGCTGATGGACGCGATGACCGGCGTCACGCGCCCGTGAGTGCGTGTACTGCGGCACTTGCGGTTGCGGTTACCCCGGTGAATATGGGTTGTGTCCGCTATCGGATTGCGCTACGCTAGTTAACACGACGGGGGGATTGACGAACCCCCGACATCCGACGACATCGGAGGAACCCCTTGCACTACTGCACTTGCGGTTGCGGTACGCGGATCACCGGCTACAACTACCGCTGCCCGCGCGGCCAGGTCTGGACGCGCAGCGCGTTCCAGGACGAGTTCGGATTCCTCGCCGCCATGCAGGAGGTCGAGGTCATCGAAGACCTGGCGCGCGGCGACTTCGCCGCAGCGGCGTTCGACCAGGCGGCGGCGGACGACTTCGCCAGCGGCGACGTGTTCGGCGGCATCACCGACTCGGCGCTGGGCGACCTGCTGTAGCACAGACGCGGGTCGCGGCGCGCGACCCGGCGGAACACCTGCGCCACCCCCCCCGGCGCGGTCCCGCGAATCCCCTGGGCACACCCCACCCCGTGCCCAGGGGACGCGCCATCCATGGACGTGGCTGGTTTCGGCGCGACCTCACCCGCGCCGTCACGCACAGGCGGGGTTTTCTCACCTGCACTTTCTACCCGTCGCTAAGGGGGTTCGATTCCCCCTGCGTCCGCTGTGGCGTCCCGACCGTTCGCGCCGGGGCGCCCGTCACCCGATTGATGAGAGGAACCCGAAAGCGTGGCCATGCACGAAATCGCAGTCGGCAACATCCCCCCGGCGCTCGCGGCGCTCCTGGTGAGCGGCGGCGTGGTGGGGACGCCGGTGACCGGCGACGACATCAAGTTCCACAAGGGCAAGGACATCGTCCTGCCGGAGGGGTCCACCTACGAGTGGGCCATCGACACGCTGGAGCGCAAGAAGACGGAGCAGGAGACCGTCATCTCCTTCCAGCGCGTCTACCCGTTCCGCCCGGACGACGGCGCGCACGCCGTGGCGGCGGTCCTGAAATCCAAGTACGGCGTCACGATCGGCAAGCCCACGCCGGGATTCTTCTCCTCCCGCCCGCCGGAGCTGCGCGCCATCGCCGTCGGGTTCGGCAAGACCGAACAGGTCCCGTGGGGCAAGATCGAGATCCCGTCGCTCCAGAGCGCCGAGATCACGCTGCACGAGACCAGCCAGGGCAACGGCCCGGTGTTCGCCGTGTCGGTGCAGGCGGCGCGCAAGTTCAAGGAGGAGATCGAGTCACTGTTCGGCGCGATCGACGCCGAGCTGCGCGCGAACTCCATCTACCGGGGCAAGGCGCTGATCGGCGCGCACACGCTCCAGTTCTTGGACACCTCCAAGTTCGACGCCACCAAGATCGTGTTCTCGGACCTGGTGACCGACACGCTCAACGCCGCGCTGTTCGGTGCGATCAAGCACGCCGCCGCGCTCAAGCGCGACGGCGTCCCGATCAAGCGCTCCGTCCTGCTCTACGGCCCGTACGGGACCGGCAAGTCCTCCGTCGGGATGATGACGGCGCAGGTCGCTGAGATGAACGGGTTCACCTTCCTCCAGGCGCGCACCGGCGTGGACTCGCTGGAAGACGTCCTGAAGACCGCGCAGCTCTACCAGCCCGCCGTCGTGTTCGTGGAGGACATCGACGGTCCGGCGTCGGTGAGCGACGCGCAGGACGTGGCCAAAATGCTGGAGGCGTTCGACGGCGTGGCCGCCAAGGACTCCCAGATCATCATGGTCGTGACCACCAACCACATCGACCGCATCCACGCGGGCATGCTGCGCCCCGGCCGCCTGGACTACATCGTGGAAATCAACAAGCTGGACCGCAGCGGAACCGAACGCCTGCTGCGCGTCCTGCTGGGCGACAAGCTGGACCGGCATGTGGACTTCGACGCGGTGTTCGCGGAGATGACGGACTTCGAGCCCGCGTTCGCCCGCGCCACCGCCGACCGCGCCGCCACGTGGGCCATCGCCCGCACCGGCGGCAAGGGCTCGTACAAGCTCGCCACCGCCGATCTGGTCGGCGCCGCGCGCTCGCTGCACCCGCAGCTCAAGCGCTTGCGCGAGGCGTCCGAGGGCATCCCGGCGCCGCAGATCGAGACGGCGCTGGCGGACCTGACCACCAAGGCCGCGCAGGAGGCGGTCCTGGGCCTGCGCCTGGAGGACGCGTACGGCGACGTGACCCACACGGTCGTGATGCCGGAGCTGAACGGCGCGTCCGCGTCGTAGTCCAAACCAACGCCCCGCACCTTCGCCGCACCGGAGGTGCGGGGCGTTTCCGCAGCGATGGAGGAACCCATGACCACCATTGACGAGCAAGTGGACTTGCTCGACGCCGCGCTGTGTCGCGGCGACAACCTGAACGACCTGAGCAACGCGAACCCCTCCGTGGCGTTCCGCGACCAGGTGCAGGCGGCTGCCGCGCACGCGGGATCGGTGGCGCAGAGCAACGCGCGTGCGCGGGGACTGCGCGTGCGCGACGGCATCCCGCACGCCGACACCCCGGCGTGGCTGCGCCGTGGGATGCTGCGCGCCATCGTGGTGTGGATGGGCCGCATCGGCGAGACGTGCCCGCACGCCGCCGACCGCAGCAACGTCCAGCCGATCTCGCTGGCCGCGTGGAACCCGATGCGCGCCACGTGCCTGGCGTGCACGGCCACGCTGGCGGTGGAACACGGATCGGTGGCGGACCGCACATGCGACGGCTGCGGCACGGTCACCGACGGCAGGGCGGGCATGTATCCCGGCACGATGATCTTCGGCCCGTTCACCTACTTCTACGGCACCTGCGCCGACTGCCGTGTGACGGGGGGCTGAACGCCGTGGGGTGGATACTCGGATTCGGCATCCCGGCGGCGTACATGGCGGGGTGGGCGGCGTTCGCCCGCGTCCTGTACCAGCGCTACCGCATTCACGAGGTCGAGAAGGCGGCATGCCCGAACCGCCGCACCATGGGCGACCGGCATGACGTGCGCTGTGACCGATGCCTGATCACGAATAAGTTCTGGTGGCAAGAAAAGGACCGTTCTACCACCGCGCACACGTACACCGACACCGGATGCCTGGCGCTGGCGTTCCTGCACGCGTTCCCCTGGCCGTTGACCGCTCCGGCGTACATCATGGTGCGTGTGGCCAGCGACCATCCGGCGCTCGCGCCCAGCGAGGTCAAGGCGCGCGAAAAGGCGCAGTTGGACCGCATCAAGGAGCTGGAAGACCTCAACCGCAAGCTGTCCGACTCGATCGGATGACCACCTCCCCACGTGTTCCAGATCAACCGCAAGGAGCTTCACCGCGATGACTGATCCGCATTACGCCCACGTGTTCCTCGTCGCCGACCGGTCCGGATCGATGGCCGACTGCCGCGAGGCCACGCAGGACGGCATCAACGAGTTCTTCAACGGGCAGAAGACGGTCCCCGGCAAGGTGACCGCATCCCTGTTCCAGTTCGACGACCACCACGACACCGTGTTCGAGCACCTGCCGATCGGCGACGTCCCGGCGTACGAACTGGTTCCGCGCGGCATGACGGCACTGCTGGACGCCGTCGGGTTCGCTTTCACCCGCGAGGGCGAATGGCTCGCGTCCATGCCGGAGCACGAGCGTCCTGGCATCGTCACGGCGGTGATCGCCACGGACGGCATGGAGAACCGTTCGACCGAGTGGAAGGCGGACGGCGCCGATCCCGCCTCGCGCATCCGCGCGCTGATCACCCAGCAGCGCGAGGTCTACGGATGGGAGGTGCTGTTCATCGGCGCCAACATGGACGCGATCAAGGTGGGCGGCGGGCTCGGCATCCCGGTGTCGCGCTCCATGACCTACAACACCACCGCCACGGGCACCGCATCCACGTACGGGACGCTGTCGGCCGTCGGCGCCACCATCTCGTCCGGCGTGGCGTTCGCCGGGTTCACCGATGACCAGCGCGCCGCCGCCGTGGACCAGGCGCCCGACAAGGACGCGAAGTGACGGCCGGTGACGACGGGGACCAAGCCCCGGCGACACTGGAGAAGGCCATTGAGGACGCCGTGCGGGCGGCGATCGACCGCAACCCCGAAGGCGTGCGGGACGCGGTGATGCGCGCCACCGAGGAGAGTTTCCCCGCTGGTCTGGGCTACGCGTGCTTCTCGTGGGCGCGCATCGCGGCGGCGGCGATCGTCGGTTCCCCGGAACAACTGGAGGAGTACACCGCCAGGGGCATGAGCGCGGGAGTCCAGTTCGCCGACGGTGACGGCGCGATCATGAACGCGGAGGACACCCATCCGGCGGTCCGGTTCGTCGGCCGGATGGTGGCGTGCGCGCTGAACGACGACCACCGCGCGGCCATCGACGTGTGGGCGACGCTGGACGACGACGTGCGCGCCCAGGCGTGCGTGGAGATGGTCAACTTCGCCGCGTCCATGATAGTCCGGCGCGCGCTGGTCGATATGAACGGGACGCCGGGCAGGCTAATGTAAGGCGCATGGCGACGTTCCTGGGGTATGAAACCCTGCGGCTTGACGAACTGATCCCGTTCCCCGGCAACGCCCGGCGCGGCGACGTGGACAAGATCCGCGAGTCCATCCGTGCGCACGACCAGTACCGTTCACTGGTCGTGCGCCGGACTCCCGGCGGCGATGTGATCCTGGCGGGCAACCACACAGCCCAAGCGTTGATCGCCGAAGGGCGCGCGGACGCGCGGTGCGAGGTGTTGGAATGCTCCGAATCCGACGCCATCAAAATCAACCTCATGGACAACAAAGGTTCCGACGACGCCACGAACGATGACGACGCGCTGGGCGCGTTGCTGTCAGAACTGGACGGCGACTATTTCGGCACCGGTTTCGACGAAGACGAAGCGAACACGATCTTGGCGGCGCTCACCGCCGAGGAGTTGGCCACTACCGGCGGTGGCGACATGAACCCGTTCATCGGGGACGCCCCCGTGGACGAAATGCGCACCTCGTGGGGCGTCGTCGTCACCTGCCGGGATGAACTTCAGCAGGTCGAACTCCTCCAGCGGTTCACGGCCGAAGGGCTGTCCGTCCGCGCACTCGTGGCTTAGGAGCCGCCATGGAATTCGATGTCACCGTAACCACCCCCGTGGCGTCCAGCCCTCGGTTGATGCAGGTGAGCAGCTTGTTCGACGTGCCGTTGGAAGAAAAGGCCACTAATTCGTGGCACGTGCGCATGCCGATCGGCGAACGACAGTGGGCGGTCGGTCTGATCACCGGGCCGTCCGGTTCCGGCAAAACCTCGGTGGCCCGCCACGTGTGGCCGGACGCGGTCGCCCGCGTGCCGACGTGGTCGCCCACGGACGCGTTGGTGGACGGCTTCCCGGCCGGTATGTCGATCAAGGACATCACGGGCATGCTCACCGGCGTGGGATTGTCGTCCACCCCGGCATGGTTGCGCCCTTATCACACGCTTTCGAACGGCGAGATGTTCCGCGCCGACGTGGCGCGTACGTTGGCTGACACGCCTTCCGGATCGTTGTGCGTGATCGACGAATTCACCAGTTTCGTGGATCGGCAGGTGGCCCGCGTAGCGTCGCACACCACGCAGAAAGTGGTGCGCCGCACTGACCGCCAGCTCGTAGCGGTCACGTGCCATTACGACGTGATCGACTGGCTACAGCCCGATTGGGTCTTGGACATGGCGGACGGCTCGTTCACCTGGAGGTCGGTTCAACCCCGCCCCAGGATCGACCTCAGCATTCACCGGGTCGGCCGCGAAACGTGGTCCGTGTTTGCACGTCATCACTATCTGAGCAGTTTCCTGTCTCCGGCGGCGCAATGTTTCGGCGCGTTCACCGACACCGGGGCCATGGTGGCGTTCACGTCATACTTGCACTTCCCACACCCCAACACCAAGAACCTGAAAATGGCGCATCGCATCGTGGTGTTGCCGGACTATCAAGGGCTGGGGATCTCGTTGCCGTTGTCGCAATGGGTCGGCGAATACCTATGGTCGCAGGGGAAGCGCTACCGGATCACCACGGCGCACCCGGCGATGATCAATGCCCTCGCGAGGTCGCCCCGCTGGCGCCACGTGTCGGAGCAAAACACCCACCGCAGCGTCCACGTGAAGACGTCCGCCATGCCTTCGAGGCACATGAACCCCCGGCACATGGGGACGCGGTCGTTCGAGTACTGCCCCATGGCCTAGTGAAACGCGGTCCTCGCGGTGATCCTTTAAATTCCCAGGCGGAACAGCTTGACGGCGCTATCCCACGCGCGTATTGTTTGTGGTGAGGGAACGGAGAGGACCGGACCCCAAACACTAGGAGCCCGACATGGCCACGCAGATCACCTACACCGCCACCTACGACAACAACGGCACCGAGATCACCAAGACCCGCACCTCCCACCGCGCCTACACCCACGCGGCCGTGTACGACTACGGCAAGGGGGACGGCCCGTTCATCGGTTCGTTCCACGGCGACGCCGCGAACGCCGCGAAGGGCTCCATCTCCGGTATCAAGCCGATCGCCGTCGTGGAGGCGCACCCGGTCACGGACGCCCCCGCCGCCGACGTGGCCCCGGCGGACGCCCCGGTCGAGACCAAGACCACCCCGCAGGAGCTGTCCGACCGCGTGGACGCGGCTCACGCCGCCGCCGCCGCGAAGAAGGCCGCGCCGAAGAAGACCGCGAAGGTCGCCCCCAAGGCGAAGGCCGCGAAGACCGACGCCCCGGCCACCCCGTCGAAGGCCGACATCGAGAAGGCCGCCGCCGAACTGGCCGCCGAGGACGGCGAGAAGACCGACGCGCCGACCAACGGTCACGCGGTGGTGGAATTCTTCGACCACCTGATCAACACGGACGCGGTGCACGCGACCACCGGCCGCAACTACCGGGGGATCTTCCGGAAGGTGATGGTCGGCGGCCACGCTCGCGGCCTGAACGCCGACGTCACGAAGATCAACGTGGAGAACGTGTGGGACCGCTACGCGGCGGCCACGCCGACGCTGCTCGACTCGACCGCGAAGGTCTACCGGCAGTATTTCCTGCGGGCCGTGAAGCTGTTCCTGGACTACACCGCGAACCCGCAGGAGTGGACTCCCACCGGCCGCTCCGAGGCCCGGCGCCCGCGCCGCGCGCACCAGGAGTTCACGCTGGCCGACGGCACCACGCTGCGCGTGACCCACACCCCCGGTACCGACCTGAAGGCGGCGCTGGAGACGGCGCTGGCTTCGCTGGCCGCCCCCGCGCCCGCCGACGCGTGACGGCCACACCGCGCGCCGGATGATCACCGATCCGGCGCGCGGTGTGCTACGCTAGTGACATCGCCCCGGGACCGCGACACGTGGACCGGGGCGAATGCCAAGCGCAACGCACCGAGAGGAACCCACCCCACCCCCTAGACTTCACAGATTCCGCCGTCGAGCGCCACGGTTGGGTTCCTCCGCGCTCCGGCGGGACGCCGTCCCGGTTTCCTCCATTCGCGGGACGGCACCCGATCACCCCCGGTTTGCACATGGTGCACCGGGGGTGATCGCTTTGTAACCCCTTGATTATGCTAACCTATACGGGAGAACATCGCGCAGCTCAGCGCATGAAACAACCGGTGAGGAACCCCATGGACTCTGTCCCTTTCGTCGTGAAGTTGGTGGCCGCTGACGCCGTCGCGATGGCCATCTTGGTGCTGGTGATGGCGGCGTACGCGATCGGCGCCCTGTGGTACGCCGTACGCCGCGTATGGGCACGCGTCCGGCTGGCGCGCGATGTGCGCAACCTGGAGTTCGGATCGTGCGACGGGTTGCCCCGGCGCCGCATCCGCTACCTGGTGGACGAGCTGTGGTCCATCGACGATCCGGCGCGCATGGACTGACGCGCACCGGCGCGTATGGTACGCTACGGCACCCGAGCGGAGGAGGAACCGCCATGCCGCTGCCCATCAAGACAGCCGTCCGCATCGGCGGCGCGCACACCGTGCGCGCCGTGCTGGCCACCATGTCGTTCGCCGCCGACGACGTGTCCAACCTCGTCGGTCAGGACGTGGACCCGCTGATCCGGATCGACACCGCCCCGTCCGACGACGCCTACCCCGCCGCGCGGGTCGTCCTGACGTTCTACTACGTGCCGCCCGCCGGTCCGCCGGTGCAGCACCACGTGGAGGTCGGTGTTCCCGGCTACATCTTGTGGGACGGTCACCGCCTGGACGCGGTGACGCCGCGCGCCTTCGCGCAGCAGTACGAGGTGGTCTCGCGCTACACCCCGCCGCCCCGCCATTTGGGTTGACCCTGCTAACACATCGGCGTACGATAGTCCCGTGCCGCGCGGAGGACCGGCACAGGAGGGAACCCCCGATGAAGGTCAAGATCACGGTGGTGATCGACGTGGACGACGACGCCTGGCGCTGCGAGTATGGCACCGACGACGCCACCCCCGCCGGTCTGCGCGCCGACATCAAGAGCTATTTCGAGGGCGAGATCATGTCGAGCTACCCGGTCATGTCCGGGATCGCCCGCCGCGCCAGCACCACCACCCGCTAGAACACACCGACCGGCCGCACCGGAGCCCCACGCCCGGTGCGGCCACGTATACGGAGGAACCCGCCCCGTGGACTTCTCGGCATTGGAACTGACGAACGAGGACAAGGATGCCTTGAACGCGTTCGCCGCCGCGTGCGTGCTCAAGGGCATGACGCCGGATCAGATCATCTTCGCGTTCAAGGCGACCAGGCCGCTCACGCTCCAGTTCGCCAAGCGGTACACGGAGCTGATCCACGACGCCATCGACGGCCTGGGCGCGCGCATCCACCAGACGGACGACGTGTGGACGGCGGGATTCCTCGGCGGACTGGCCGCCGCGATGACCATCGTGGACCACGGCCCGGACGCCGCCGACCAGTACACCCCCGGGTTCATGGCCGAGGCGCGTGCCGCCATCCTGGCCAGCATGGGGGTCACGCAGCCGTGAAGAAGCCGAAGATCCTCGACAAGGCGCGCGACGCCGGGATCGGCGTGCTGCGCACCTACGGCGACATCATCATGCGGTCCGGCATGGGCGGCCGATTCCCCCGGTTCGCGCACTACGCCCGCCGGTTCACTCCGATGATCCTCGTCGGCGCCGTCGCGTGGTCGTACATCCCGGTGCACGGCAACCCGATGTGGTGGCGCGCGGCGTCCGTCGTGTTCGTGTGGGCGATGGTCTATGCGCTGTGGAGCGGCTTGGCGCACACGGCCCGCTTGTGCGAGTACTGCATCCGCGAGTTCCCCGTCAACGGTTCCGAGTTGGCGGCGGCGCGCCGTGGACGGCTGCGTATGTACCACCGGCACGGAAACAAGTGGCTGATCATCCCCATCGTGTGCGAGCTGGCGATCAACTACACCGGCCCGCACGTGGGACTGCGCGGGATGCCGCTGGTGGCCGCGTGGACGCCGTTCGGGCTCGCCTACGCCTGGGCGCTGTACCGCTACCACCTCACCCACGACCGGCTCCAGGCGTGGTGCCCCTACTGCCGCCACAACCGCCCCCCGGAGGACGCGCCGGAGCCGACGCCGGACCCGTCGCAGAATCGGCCGGTGCCCGCATGAAATCGGCGGCGGCGTGGATGGCGGCGGCCTTCGGGTTCTTCCTCGCGGAGGTCGGTACCGTGAAGATTCCGATGCCGACAGTCGCCCACGTCGTCGTCATGTCGTGGTGTTACTTCCTCATCATGGTGTGCGTGTGCGTGTCGAATGTCATCGTCGCGCGCACCGTCCGGCAACACGCCCGTATGACCGAGAACGATCTGGATACCGATGAATACGCTCACTGACATCCCGCCGACCGACACCGCCACGCTGCCGACGGTGCCGATCGAGTACACCCCCGCCGAACGGGTGTGGCAGGCGCTGCGCCACATCGAGGCCAACCCGGCGCAGTGGGATCAGGACAGTTGGACGCGATGCCTGGCCGGATGGACGCTGCGCCTGTCCGGGCGCAACGTCTACCGCATGCACTATGACGAGGTCTACCGGGAGTTTCGCCGGTTGACCGGACTGGGGCGCTGGCGCGCGAACGCGATCACCCGCGCCCGCAATGACCTGCCGACGCTGCGCCGCCTGACGCGCCGCTACTTCGGGGACGATCCGTGGCAGACGCCCCGTGGATGACGACACGCGCGCCAGGCGCATGGTCTCGGTGGCGATGGTGGTCTCGATGATGGTCGTGATCATCGCCAGTTCGGTGTTCGTCTGGATGGTCGCGTCCATCATCGGACTCGGGTTCCCGTGGCGGGAAGTGACGGCGCTGACCTGGGCGACGTGGCACGCCTACCACGCGCAGCGCGACATGGAGGAGTCCGGGTTCATGTGGCCGTGGCACGAGCAGTACCGTCGTCGTTGAATACGCTACGTTAGCGGACTTTCGAGGAGGTCCCCGTGTTCTGGCTCACCCGCAGGCCGAAGCCCACGCCGCCGCGCCGTCCCGCGCGGATCGGCCGTACCGCCGTGGCCGTACGGCCGCCGGTGGACCCGTCGCGGCGCCCCACGGCCATTCCCGCGCCCGGCGCGCCGTCCGTGGTCGTCTACGACGCCGGGACCGCATTCGACCCGGAACTGGCCGAAGGCGACACGGCGTTCTGCTCCGTCGGGTTCCGCATGTTTCTGACCTCCGCACTGCGCGAGATGGACGGCGCGTTCCGCCAAGGCGTGCACTACCGCGCCGGACTGCGCCAGGTGGAGAACGCCCGGCGCGCCGAACAGTGGGCGCGGCGCACCGCGCGCAACCAGGACGCCGCCGCGCACGCCGCCGGGGGGCTGACGCTGTCCACTTCCCCGCGCATCGCACAGACCATCGTGGCGCGCGCACTGCATGCCAGCGACGCCACGGCGGATACCGGTCTGCTCCCGGCGGTGGCGCCGTGACCCCCATCGAAAACTGCCCGCACTGCGGCGTCAGCCTGCTGGGCGACCCGATCGACCCCGCGAAGGTGTACACCGAGGAGGAGTACGCGCTGCCGTGGCACGATCGCCCCGAAGGCAAGTACTACCCGCCCGGCTCCACCCACTTCAAGCGCACCATCGGCGTGGAGATCCAGGGCGTGTACGACGGCGTCTTGTTCTACAAGTGCCCCGACTGCAACGGCCGGTGGCACCGGTGGTCCATGGAAACCTGGCCGCAGCGCTACCGCGACGCCGAGCCGTACGTGAACGGGGAGAAGTGAGCGAGGAAGACCCCCGCGACACGGTCACGCGCATGGCCGACGCGCTTGACGCGATGCTCGCCGCCGACGATGCCAACACCCAGCGCATCGCAGAGCTGGAGGAGTACGTCAAGGAGCTGGAGGCGGACAACGTGCGGATGACCACCGGCCGCACCGCCGCCGAGGAACGCGTCAAGGATCTGACCACCGAGCTGCGCGGAGTGAAAAAGGTGCTCAGCGCGGCGGACAAGCAGCTTGCCGACATCCGCAAGAAGGAGATCGATCCGCTCGCCGAACAGGTCGCGCTGCTGAAAGCCGAGTTGGCCGCGATGCGCGAGGCGGCCGACACCGCCGATGCCAACGTGATCGCCTACCGGTTCCCGGTGCCGGGCGCGCCGGACATCGTAGTGCGGTGGCGCGGCGGCGCATGGTGGTCCGTCACGGACGGCCGCAACCACGTGTGGACGGTGGCGCATGGATGGCTTCCCGACACCGTGGAACTGCGTGCGGCACACCCCGAACAGGTGCGGTTCAGCCGTGCCGACGCATTGATGCACGCGCAGAACCTGATGGAGGCTGCGCGCCGGAAGAACCCTGAGAGGAACCCGTAATGCAGGTCGATGTGACGGATGAGTGCCGCGCGGGGGAGATCATGCGCGGCAACGTGGAACAGGCGGCGAAGGAGGTGATCGACGCCGTGGAGAGCGTCAGCGAGCTGCGCCTGCCCCCGGCGGTGAACGTGCGGCTGGTCTCGCCTCGATCCCTGCGCCAGGTCAACACGGAGCTGTTCGGCGCGATCTTCGCCACGATCGACCGGCGCCACCCGGAGCTGCCCGGCGATCAGGTGCAGGTCGCGCGCATCGCGGCCGGTGTCGTGTCCCGGCTGACCATGTCTATGTTCTGGCGCGGTATCGGCGGCCAGTACATCCCGAAGATAGGCGACGCCCCGGCGCAGGTGCTGATCATGCCGAGGGCGCTGCGCCTGTCGCGCGCCACCGACCGCGAACTGCGTGTGATCCTGGCTCACGAACTGACCCACGGCGCACAGGACCGCGCGTGCCCGATGATGACCGTGGACGGCATCGCGCAGGTGATCGCGATCCCGACTAAGGACGTGCGCGCCGCGAAGTCGAAGCTGGCGCAGATCAGCCCCGTGATCGAAGGGCACGCGCAGTGGGTCCACCTGCGCGTGTGCAACGAGCTGTTCGGGTTGGACATGCGCGGGCGCGAGCACCGGTTCGACGGCAACGGCGCATGGTCGTACCGCATGTCCAAGGCGATGGCCCGGCACAACCCGGTGATGCGCGCCAAGGCGGGCGACTACGACAAGGGCGAGTACTTCATCGACTACTTGCATTCGGTCGGCGGCATGCGCATGGTCAACCGGCTGTGGCGCGGCCTGACCTCGATGCCCGACGCCACGGAGCTGACGGTCCCGGAGATGTGGGTCGATCGGGTGGCGCCTGATGCCTGACCGCTCCCGCGCGGAGCTGCTGGCGATCCTGGCCGCGCAGGAACCGCACGACTACCGCGCCCGCGACCTGCCGTTCCCCGCCGTCGTGATGAACGCCCGGTGCCCCGGCTGCGGCGTCGTGTGGGACTACGACGAGGACGGCGACGGCTACGGCGTGTGGACCGTGGACGGCGTCCTGTGGTGTTCGGCGGAGTGCTGGGTCAACAGGTACAGGACGCTGAACCGTGCGGTGAAAGAAGCCATCAAGGCGTTCATCACGCGGTCCCCGGAAGTGCCCGCCGACGCCGCGATTGGATCGATGCGCAACGCGATCATGAACGCGGCGTTCCCGACGGGAAAGGTCACGGGTGATGGTGGACCTGCTCAGTGACGCCGGACGCGCCGGGATCATCCGGCGCAACGCGGCATCGGAACGCCTGTATACCGACGAAGAGTTCGAGGCGGCGCGCCAGGCGTACATCCGTGAGAGGGGATCGGACCCGCTCATCGACGACACGGCGGTCACCGGCTGGCACAGCGGCACGTACCACCGCACCCGGTGGTGGTGGACGCCGCCATGGCAGCTCACCCGCCCGTGGCTGCCGTACATCGGCCGTTCCCGTCACGGCGACGAGTGGTGCAACTCAACACTCTTCATCATCCTGCCGTTCATGCTGGGCTCGCTGACGATCCGCTACGGACGCAAGCTACGCACCCGCGCGGACGGTTCGTGCGACGAGATCGTGGCGGGCAACGGGTACCCCAACTGCCCGCTGTGCGGCTTCGACCACTGGCCGTCCTGTGTGCCGCAGCGCATCGTGTGCGAACGCTGCGGGCGCAAGTTTGGCGACGTGGGCGACACCGGCAAGTTCGCCCGACAGGACGGGCCACACACCCGGGACGGCTTCCTGTACTGCTCCGATAAGTGTGCTGACCACACCACGGCCAGCCTGCTGTAACCGATTGATGGAGGAACCCCTTTGAAGAAGATCATCATGGCGATCGTCGCCGCGCTCATGGCCGCGTCGGCGCTGACCGCCTGCACCAGCGGCACCACCGGCGGGAATCAGGACACGAACCCGGCGCCGACCCAGAACTCCGAGTGCCGTGGCTACACCTTCGACCCGCCGGGGTGCCCCGACTCCACGGCCAAGGCCGCGCCGCCGTCGGTGTCCACCGTCAAGGCCAACCCTCCGGCGACCAACCCCGGCGTGGGCCACGTGTCGGGCATCTGCCGCTTCAGCATCCAGAGCCCGAGCGGCGACAAGGGCGTCGAAGGATCGGGGCTGCGGCCCAAGAAGATGAACGAGACTCTGATCAACATCGTCGGTTTCGTCTACGGGTACTGCACCGACATCATCCACGACTTTACTCTGGACATGCACATCTACGGCGGCCCGCCCGGGACCGCTCAGGGCGGCACCGACTTCACCAAGAACAAGCGCGCGCACGAACTGGTCTACCGGGAAGTGAAGACGCCGATTCCCGGACCGATTCCCGTGCCGTACGCCATCACCATGCCGTGCGTGCCCGGACTGGAGATGCAGTTGATTTACACACTGACGGCTCGCGACGACCCGGGCAACTTCATCGGCGGCGGCCCGTACGGCGGCAACATCGTGTCGTTCACCCGCGAGCAGTGCGGCGCGGCGACATGATCAACAAGGCCATCATCGCCATCGCCGTCGCGGCGACGCTCGCCGCCTGCACCAGCGGCACCGGCGCCACCGGCGGTCAGCAGAACCCCGTTCCGGCCAAGCAATCATGCGCGCCCGGCGATAACAACTATTCGTGGTGCATCAACAACCCGGACAACGGTCCCACGCTCTATCCGGCCCCGCTTCCGGCCAACACCGTCAAGTCGAAGGCCACTAACCCCGGCGTCGGCCAGGTCACCGGCGTGTGCCATTTCTCCATCATCGGTCCGATGCCGGACTCGACCGGCGACAGCGGCATCCGGGTGGAGAAGCAGAGCGTGTTGGTCTACATCGCCTTCGGCACGATCTGGGGCTACTGCACCGACACGATGCACGACTTCGTCCTTGACGTGTATCTCGCGTACAACGGGAAGCAGGTGGCCCACGTCCCGTTCAAGGGATCGCCGGGGCCGGTCAACACGTCACACATCGTGTCAACGCATTGCGTGCCGGGCACCTATCAGATCGCCGCGCAGTACGTCGGCAAAGACCCTGCGGGCAACATCATCACCGGGCAGCTCGGCGGCAAGCCGAAGTACCTCAGCGCGGCGGACTGCGGATTGAACCCCGCCGGGAGCCACTAGCACATGGATTACGGATCATGGGAGGAGCTGCGCGCCGCGACCGTCGGCGCGCAGCCGCCCCGCGCGCTGGACGTGACCATTTACCCGCCGCACAAGCGCGGCGACGGGCGCGCACAAGTGCATCGCGGCGTTGCAGCGGGGGGAGGAGTGCAAGGGGACGCGGATGTGCGCGGATGTGGCGGCCAAGGCGTTCATCCCGGTGACGTGGGTTCCCGCGCCGCCCGACTCCGCAGGTGGTATCGCTTGACTCCGCTATCCGTCCGGGGATAGGATGTCCGTAGGACGCCGGGACGAGGAACCCGGCACCGGCGGAAGGAACCCGAGATGGCCACCGAGACGATGGACGCGATCGACCGGGCGCGCAGCTACGGCGTGCGGATGGACGAGGCGCTGAACAGCGCCGAGATCGACGAGCTGCGCGAGAGCGTCAACCACGGCGTGACCGTGATGTGGAACGACAAGCGGCTGGCCCGGGTGCTGCGACTGCGACTGATCGGCTGCTCGCGGGACTACCCGTTTTGGGACGTCTCGTACTGCTACGGCGAGCTGAAGGACGGCACCCGCTGCCGCGTGCAGATGCCGGGCCGCATCAACCGGAATTGGAAGGCGCACCTGGTGCAGATGGCCTGCCGCGACGGCGTGTTCGCCAAGGGGCTGGGCCTGCTGGACGAGGGCGTGGTGAGCCGCCTGTACGGCTAGGCGCCCCCGACCAGGAACGCCCCAGGCAACCGCCGGGGCGTTCCTGGTCTTTCCCCTTGACTCTACTAACATCCTGCGGTACCGTAGTACCAACGGACCGGGAGAGGAACCCGGACCCGACGGAAGGAACCCCGATGACCGCCACCGCCACGCAGACCGCCGGAACCTACCAGGGCAAGACCGCCGACCAGTGGCGCACCGAGGCCCGCGAGATGATGGCCCGCCGCGAAGAGTCGTGGGAGCGCAGCGACACCGACGGATTCGTCAGCCAGTGGGCGCTCGGCTCGCTGTCGGAGAACTACCGCCTGTGCGCGCAGCTCGCCGAGGCCGACGGCCTGACCGAGGTGTGCGCGCTGTTCGACCTGGAGGGCAACCTGGTCCCCTCGGTCCACGGATGGGGCCAGTACGGCGAGTACTTCGCGATCCTGGACAACGACGAGCGCGGCTGCGCCCGGTTCTTCAACCCCTCCCGCGCCAGGAACGAGGCGACCGCGCGCAAGAACAACGCGACCAAGGGCTTCTACATCGGCACCGTGCGCACCGCCGGGAAGGTCGAACTACTCGGCGGCGGCACCGGTCTGAGCGGATGCGCCAGTTCGTACAACGCGATCGTGGCGCAGACCTACAGCAACAAGAACGGTACGACGCTGATCACCGCCGAGCAGGTCGTGGAGGTCATCGACAACGGCCGGTGACAAGCCGGACGGCCCGCGTTCCGAACAGGGGGGAACGCGGGCCGTCCCCACCATCGCCGCCCGCCCCGGTTCCACCACGCCGGGGCGGGCGGTTCGCCGTTTGACACGCCCTGACCTGTACCGAAGAATCAGATCCAGAGTGGCACCCCTTTGACCACGGCACCTTGAAGGGGTGCCTTTCGCATGCGTGGGGGTATATGGATCACTACTTCACACCCGGCGAACTCGCGCAGTTCTTCCACATCCCCACCGGCACCGTCTACCGTTGGGCCAGCGAGGACGGCATCACGCGCCGCCGCATCAACCCCGGCAACCGCGTGGTCTACCGGTTCGAGGACTTCCGCACCGCCTACGAGAAGAGGCACAGAGATGAGCAACCTGCTGCATGACCTGGGCGACGTGTTCCACAAGGTCGCCGACGAGATCAAGTCGCTGGCGGACAAGATGGAGACGGCGATCAAGGCCGACGCCAAGCCGATGGAGCGCGGCGCCGAACACGTCGCCGAACAGGTCGCCGAACAGGTCGCCGACGCCGCGCTCAAGAGCGCCGAATCCGCCGTCGAATCGAAGGTCGAGAAGGGCTGATGTTCGCCATAGCATCGTTCGCGCTGGCGCTGCTGGGCTACGTCCTGGACGGCGTGCACGCGCAGACTAACGCGTGGTTCTCCCCGTTGGCACTTGGCCTGCTGTCCCTGGCCGCGCTGGCGCTGCATGTGATCTCACCTCTGTGGCCGCGCCGATGACCACCGGCCGCTATCCCAGTGCCGGGCTGTACGGCTGTGTGCGCACGCCGGGATTCGGCTCCTGGTTGATCCGCGTGGGTACCCGTTCGTGGGCCAATCACGTGTTCATCACGCTGGACGACCGGGGCACCATCGCCGAGGCGGAGCCGGGCGGCCTGCGCAAGGCGCACCTGGACGAGTACGAGGGCTACCGGTGCTCGCTGAACCTGCACGAGATGTACACCCCGGATCAGCGCCAGAAGGTCGTGGACGGCACCACGGCGCTGATCGGCGTGCCGTATGACGATCTGGCGATCGTCAACGACGGCTTGGAAGTGCTGCGCGTGCACTGGCGGTGGCTGATCAAGGCCGCCAACAGCGACCACGAGCTGATGTGCTCGCAGGCGGTTGCGGTGGTCGGCGCGCAGGCGGGGTTCGACTGGCTGTGCGGCCGGTCCGCCGCCGTGGAGGTCACGCCCGCCGATCTGGCCAAGCGCGATGTGATGGTGCCGTGGCAGTGGTGAGCACGGACTGCTGCTGCCCGATGTTCCAGGCGGAGGGATCGGGTCGGCACGTGACGTTCATGGCGTGCTGCCCGACGCACGCCCCGGACGCGCCGCCTGCCGTGCGCCCGCGCCCCGGTGGTGTTCCGGTGCGTCCCCGGTCCGGATAGGCCGCCCACGGGCCGCGCAAGCCGTGTGGCGCGGCACTGGTTCGCTAAGGTAGCGTATGCGCATGGAACCCCCCGCCTGGCCGAATCGCTACGTGTCCGACTGCGATCACACGCGCTTCGACGGGAACCTGTGCCGGGACGCCGACTGCGTGTGGCCGTGCGACCTGTGCGACGCCGACGGCTACGAGAACGACCACGTCCACTGCGACGGGTGCGCCGCCACCCGGTGCCACGGATTCTGGTGGCGGCTGAAGAAACCGATGCCGCCGAAAGACCCGAACGACACGCGCAGCGGCCTGGGCAAGGTGCGTGACGCCGTCCGCGCGTCACGCGGCGGGGACGCCCCGGTGCAGATCCGGGGCTACGCGTGATGTACGACGTCTACGCGAGTATGGCCGCGACGCTGCGCCGCCGGTGGCGCCCCCCGTACTGGCTGGTACGCGACCGCGAGAAGACCGCGCGGTGGCAGGAAACCGGCCGTGACGCGTGGACGGCGGACGTGGCGCGCAAGCTGGCCTACGCGGTGGCCGACGTGCGTCGCGGGTCGTGCTGCCCGTCGTGGGGCGACCCGCGCGTGGACGGCGACGCGCGGTTCCTGACCTCGCCGGGCCACCCGCGCGACCCGGTCCACCAGCCGAGTTGGAAACGGCCCATGGAAGGGCTCGAATGATGCAGTACATTGCGATGCTGTGGACGGAGAAGAAGGGCAAGCTCCTTCAGACCTTCGGTCCCTACCCCACCGAGAAGGCCGCATGGGACGCCACCGAGCGGCTGAACGACTGGCCCGCGATCCGCGATGGGCAATGGGACGTGGTCGCGCTCTACTCAAACCCTAAGCAGCCGGTCCAGCAGACGTCTGCGACGCAGGTCTGGACCGGAGGATCGATCACATTGTCGGGCGCGATCGTCAGCCAGCCTGTCGGGCAGTGGACGCTGCGATCCGATCAGTACATGCCGTACGCGTCGGTATCGGTCGCGGTGCCGGTGGCCAACGCGGCGATCACCGTCAACCGGCCGATGTACTGACATGGCCACGCGCGTCGTCAGGGACGCCACGCACACGCCGTGGGGTGCACTGATATGGAACCACGCACCGTGCAACCGCTTCGGCTGGGCCGGACGGTGCGTGCACTGCGGCGGCAACGCGATGCTGCGCCACCCGCTGACGAACCAGCCCTGTCACAAAAGCTGTCAAGATCGGATCGACCGTGCTGCTGGATGACAGGTTCTGCCGATGTGGCGCGCTAGCCGCGCGCCGCCGCCGCGCCACAGACAAGGCGAACGGACATGGCAACTGACACGTGGGACCTGACCCCCATCGGCCGGTTCATCCTCGATCGGCTGGACGAGGAGAACGCCGCCGCCACCGCCGCCACGCCCGACGGCGAGACGTGCGCCGCGTGGCCGCCCCCGGCGCTGAGGCGCTACGAGATCGCCGACGTGCCGTTCGACGACTGGCAGCGCGCCCGCGTGCCGTTCATCAAGTACTGGTCGCCGCTGCGGGTCATGGCGGAGCTGAACGTCATCCGGACGTTGGTGATCGCGCACGAGGGCGAGCACTACTGCCCCACGCCCGACCACGATCAGCCGTACTTCAACTACCTGCAAGGGTGGGAAGAAGAACGCGAGCACCCGCAGATATGCCCGGTGCACCGCCTGGTCGCCGCACTGTGGAGCGATCACCCGGACTACCACGCGAAGGAATGGGAGCCGGTGTATGACCTCGACTGACGATGGCGTGGACGGCGAGTGGTACGAGGTTGACCGCTCCGCCCCGTGGTACGACGAAGACCGCTGCCATCAGGCCGACCACCACGAGCGCCTGCACACGCAGGGCGCCGCCCACGCCAAGGCCATCGACCTGCTGCGCGAGATCTACGACGAGCCCGACGTGCGGCTGGGCTACCACCTGCACAACAAGGTGCAGACGTTCCTGCGCGGCATCGACTGGCACGACGCGATGAAGGACTTCACGGAAGGCGCCGAATGAACGTGGCCGACATCCCGGTGGCGCTGGAGGCCGTGCGCATCAGCCCCCGACCGGGCGACGTGATCCTGGTCAAACCGCAGCGGGACTTCCTGACCACGTATCAGGCGCGTGCGATTCAGGAGACGTTGGAAGCGTACCTGCCGGACCACCGCGTGTGCCTGATCCCGTTCAGCGCCGACCTCGCGGTACTGAGCGCCGAAGACCTCAAATACCTGATGGAAGAGGACGACACGCAGTGACCGCCATCGCGGCCATCGCCAGCCAGTCCTCCGGCCGCGTCTACATGGCCGGAGACAGCGCGATCACCTCCGGGTGGAACATCAGCTCCCGCTACGGCGGCAAGGTGTTCCGCACCGGCCCGTACGTCATGGGCGTGTCCGGCGGGCTGCGCGGCGCGCAAATCGTCCAGTACCACCTGGACGTCCCGGAACCGGCGCACCCGGACGGCCTGGGCGCGTTCATGGCCACCGTGTTCGTGGACCGGCTGCGCAAGGCGTACAAGGACGCCGGGTACGCGAAGAAGGAATCAGACCGCGAGACCAGCGAGGACAACATCCTGGTGGGCGTGCGCGGGCGGATCTTCACGATCTGGGGCCAGTACGCCGCCGAGGAGACCACGCTGCCGTACGCGACGATCGGCAGCGGCGGCGAATACGCGCTCGGCTCGCTGCACACCACCCACGACCTGCCGATGCGTCCGCGTGTCCGCCTGGAGCTGGCATTGCTGGCCGCTGAGCAGTTCAACGCCGCCGTGCGCGGCCCGTTCACGTTCGCATCGACACCACGGGACGATGACTGATGCCAGCCGTAGGGTTCGTCACCGACCGGCCCGGCGGCGGCAGCCGCGAGATCCTGCTGTCCCGTCACGCGCACATCGACTTGGCGCGCGAGCTGGCTGTACGCGGCAAGGACGGCGTGGCCAAGCTGACGATCCGGTGGGGCATCAAGCCCCCTGAGATGTTCAGCTTCGAGATCCACGCTGACGGCAGCGTGCACTGCTCGGACGGGTACGAGGCGATCGTCCAGGACGGCAAGATCACCGGCTTCCGCAAGACCCTGCCATGAGGATCAAGGGCATCGCGTACCTGCCGGAGCCGGAGGAGTACCCGCAGACGTGGGAGGTCCCGGACGGACCCGTGCCGCTGCGCGTCGAGTTCAACCCGGTCCGCATCCCCATCGGCACGGCCCGGCTGACCAAGCATCCGGACGGCACCATCACCTGCACCGCGCAGATCGCCGAAGGCGAGGAGCAGTTCCTCGGCTCGTTCCCGAAGCTCGCGGTCAGCCTGGCGTTGCGGCCCGGCGCGGTCGAGGACCGGCTGACGGAGCACGCGCGGGTCCTCGGGGTCAGCGTGTGCCACGAGAACCAAAACCGGGACATCCCGCCGTACAAGATCCTGGAGGACGAGTGAACACGTACAGCGTGATCTGGTACCCGCCGACCGCGACCGCCGGGACGCAGGCTACGGTGCAGGCCGCGCAGTTCATTGTGAACGAGGACTACGTCCTGTTCGTGGACAGCGCCGGGGATCCGCTGCTCGCCATCCCGCGCAGCCTGAGCCCCGTGGTGACGAAGACCGCCTGATGCCGTACACGCACCGGATCAACCCGGAGCCGTATCCGGCCGGGACCGTCCTGACGTCCGGCGACCTAGAGCCGTGCGGCGGGACGATGGTGCGGGACGCCGCCGGTACCGAGTGGATCCGGGACAGCCTGTACGAGGGACCGGCGAATTGGTATCCGCTCATCCCAGCAGAGCCGGGGTGGTACCGGGATGCGGACGTGGAGACATGGACGCACGTGGCGGGTAATCACGGGCCGGTGACCGTCACCGAGGCCCCTAGCGATGACGATGTAGAGACGGCGCGCAGATGGCTGACATGAGCGAGAAGCAGATCACGTACCACGCCGCCGCGCAGTTCGACCAGATCGAGCCCGCACCGTTCGACGAGATCACCGCGCTGGTCGTCCCGACCCGCGCGGACCGGTTCACCCCGCACGTCGGGCGCGATGTACTGGTGAGTGTGCACGACCTGACGGACCCGCGCAGCGGGCTGATCCCGGTGGCCGCACAGGTGACCGGCGTCGCGGCGGCGGCGGGCATGGGCGACGGGTACGGCACGATGGTCACGTTCACGCACCCGATCATCGTGCCCCGCTCGCCCCGCCTGATGTACACGATCTGCGACGAGTACGGGTCGCTCATCCAGTGAACGCGCACGAGCGGCTGTACGTGATCGCGGGAACGTACCGGGAGTACTTGGACTGGTGCGCCGATCTGCCGATCGGCCGCAACGATCCGCGCGTGCGGTGCGTGCTCGATTCCTGGGCGTTGCAAGGCGCGCCGCGCGGTCTGTGGTACATCAAGATCGGAACATGGGAACGCTGGTCCAGCCGGGCGCACATCGATGAGATGCTGTACTGCTGCGAAGCCCGCGACGCGGACGCGGCCATGGGTCGGATGGGCTCGGAGCGGAGATCGGCTGTAAACCGGTTGCCATCGGCATAGCAGGTTCGACACCTGCCCGACCCACGCGGAGGAACCAGTGAGCACCGTAGATCGGATACGTCGGTATCTGGAGAACACCCGCCACTACGGCGGCAACGGCGACGAACCGCTGATCGACGCGCTGTCCGACGTCGTGGGATTGTGGTCCCCGCCGGATGAGGACGCGGGCGATGACCTGATGGCGTGGGATGAGGGCTATCAGGAGGCGATGGACGAGGTTGTGGACGTCATCGCCAACGCACTCGGGATCGCCCGTGAATGACGTCACCACGGCCATAGGCGAGCGTTTGGCGGCGTTGGACGGGATAGACGTCACCGCCGAGCCGGAACGCTCCTTGCGGGCGATCCTGGCCCTACGCGAGGCCGCCCGCGCCGTGGTGGACCTGCACTGCCCGCGCGAGCCGACGCAGATCGAGGCGGCCGGACTGCCCTCGTACGAACGTGGAAAGATGGTGTGTACCGTGTGTATGCCCAGTGGTGGAGCGCTGGGTCCACGCGAGGTCTACCCATGCAGAACGGTGCGCGCCATCATGGGAATGATCGGGGTGAAAGAACCGTGATCCGTCCGCGCAGCATGAGCGTGTTCCGCCGCATCAAGGAGGACCCCATGGGATTGACCACCAACCCGGACGATCCGCGCCTGACCCACGGCACCGACGAACACCCGGTGCCGCAGGCGGAGGCATACCTGGTCATGTCGCGGGCCGAACGCGCGAAGGGTTTCGTGCGGCCGGTCCGGCAAAGCTACGTCCACATGGTGTGCGGCGGCATCACCACCATGGGCAGTGCACTGGCCGAGACGTACGCCCGCGACCCCTCGTTCTACGGCGCCACGTACTGCGCGAAGTGCCAGATGCACCGGCCGGTGGGCGCGGACGGCGAATTCGTGTGGCAGGGCACGGACCAGCGAGTCGGCACGTGACCACGATCGACTATCCGGGGTTCCTGAACCTGCTGCCGGGTGACGGCCGCCCGTGCTCGATCCACCCGGGGCACTACATCACCGGCGACGGCTGCGACCGGTGCGCGGAGATCAACTTGGTGCGCAGACTGCGCCGGGAGATCCAATCGCTCATCGAACTCGCGAGCTGCTATGAGGACATGGTCTGCGTGTGCCGGGAGTCGTGCGGCGACCACTTGGACGCGTCCGCGATGATCCACATCCAGAACCTCATCAGCGACCTGCGGTTGCGATGGGACTGCGACAACACGGACCCGGACGAGCCAGAAGGCGGGTTCGTCCAGGACGCGCCGCTGTGACACCCGTCGCGGGCGCGCGGATCCGGTTGACCCCGGCCGAACGCGAAGCGCTGGCACGGTGGATCGTGCGCGCGGTGGTGTGGTTGTCCGAGCGGATGGGCGTCCCGCCGTGGGGCGCGGTGCTGATCGTCACGGGGCTGATAGTGGCCGCCGGTGTGGTGTACGCGTTTTGGGACGACATCATGGATTGGATCGGCCAATGGGTGTGATCATCGTCCCCGTGGTCCCGGCGTGCACCCGGTACCACACGTGCAAGCCGGTGACCGAGCATGACCTGATCGTCGCGGTTCTCACGGCGGTCGGCGGGTTGGCGGCACTCGCTGTTCTCGCGGCCGGGGTGATGTGGGCGTTCGGCCGGGATTGGAGGCGCCGCCGGTGACGTATGAACTCGACACGCGGGCCGTGTTCGTCGGCGGACCGATCGACGGGCAGGTGCAGATCCTGCAAGGCAGGCCGTACGCATGGTTCGTCGCGCAGGCGCCCGGCATCCCCTCCGCGCTGACGGCCGACGTCGGGTGGCCGAACATCGTCAATCACATGTACCGGATCAAGGTCGTGGACGGACATCCGTCCATCACCGACGACGGCCTGACCAGGTACGAGTACGTGGGGGACCGCTGATGAAAGCGCTGTTCCACAGCACAGGCGGCTGCGGGTCGATCCGGTCCCCGCGCGCCGACGGGACATGGACGTTCTGCGACTGCGGCCAGGCCGCTATGCGCTGGACCGATCCGGCACGGGGACTAGCCGAAGTGTGGGCGGCCGACCCCGGCAGTGCCCGCGTGATCGGCATGAACAACGCGATGCTGCTGGCCGACCCCCCGAACGGCAGCCGTGCGGAGCAGGGCAAATCATGGCGCGACATGCACGAGCTGAGCATCCGCGCCGTCAGCCCGCACTACCTGTTCCACGCGGACGACCGCGCGTGCTGGGCCGTGGTCATCCGCCCCGGCGAGACCGGCGACATCAAGCGCGTGGTCGAAAAGCCCTTCGATCCATCGCGTGCCATGATCGACGAGACGGAACTGTTCACGGGAGGCGACGCATGAGGTTCCACCGCAGGCCCGACGCCGTGGACGCGATCCACTACATCGGCGTCAACGAGGAGCAGGTCATGGAGTTCGTCGGGCGCGGCAAGCTGGCGCACTACGGCAACGGCACCCAACTGATGATCCCGATCGGCGGCAACACCGGCGTGATGATCGTGTCCGTGGGGGATTGGGTGATCAAGCACCCCGACGGCACCGTGAGCACTGCCAGCGATGCCACGTTCACCGCCACCTACGAACCCAGTGAGGCATACTGATGGACTTCTCCGCAGCGCTGCACGCGCTGAAGAACGGATCACGCGTCCACCGTGCGGGATGGAACGGCGCCGGGCAGTGGATCGCGATGCAGACGCCTGACGAGAACTCGAAGATGAGCCTGCCGTACCTGTACATCAGCACGGTGGGTGGCGCACTGGTTCCGTGGCTGGCGTCACAGACCGATCTGCTTTCCGAAGACTGGGAGATCGCCGAATGATCCACCGCGAACCGCACACACTGTCCGGCAAGACCGTGACCGCGAACTGGCGCGGCGAGACCGAGGAATACGACGTCGAAGACTACTGGGACCGTGTCGCCGGTGCCTCGTGGATGGACATCGCGGGCAACCCGGCGGTGATCCACTACGAGGTGCGCCACCGTACCAAGCCGTTGCCCGACGGCGACGACGTCCTGTACGGCAAGGACCGCTACGGCCTGGGCCACCTGGTGCACATCAGCGAACTGGCCGCGTGAGCGACGGCCCGCACTGCCGCCTGTGCGGCGACCCGCTCCACCTGGTCGCGATGGCCGACATGGACGAGTACGTGTGGGTGGACGATCACGGCGACACGACCGGCATCGACCGGGACCTGCGCGTGTACGGCGAGGGAACAGGCGACGCGTACACGCGGATCGGACGGCTGTTCCGCACGGTGCGCGAGCACCAGCAGTCGCGCAAAGGCACACTGACACCCGCCGAGTACAAGCGATTGATGGGGGAGTACATCGGATTGAACGTCCGGCTGGGCAACGGCACATGGCACACCCACGTGGCCACCGGCACCCCGGTCAACACGGCCCCGGTCCCGCACCACTGCGAGCGCCCGATGTGGCACCGCCCGTCCGGCTGGCACTGCCGCGCGGGATGCGGCCACGTACAGCACAGCGGCCAGTAGACTGACTACCACTACGCACCATCCACCACACACCGAGGACCACCATGACCACCGACAGCAAGATCGGCAAGCCCCACAACCCGTTCAACCCCCCGCGCCCGCCCATGCGCGTGTTCGAAGTGCGCTACAGCGTTCCGTCGCAGAACCCGAACCACACCGTCCCGGACGTGGTGCGCACCTTCGACGCCGCATATTGGGACACCGACGGCGACGCCCGCAGCATCACCAGCGAGGGCCACGGGACGTACGACTTCATCAGCTTCAAGGACAGCGACGGCAAGCGCGTGTTCTCCGTCCGGCGCGACCTAGTGCAGTACATCGAGATGGTGGGCGAACCGCAGGACGACCGGCCCGCATTCCAGGACATCATCGACGCCGACCCGTGGAAGACCGAGACCGGCACGGCGTGGGACGAGGGCAAGATCTTGCGCGGGGTGCTGCGCGGACGCCTGGCGATCGACAGCGCACGGGTGCTGCTCGGATACGAGCCCTTCCACCTGCCCGAAACCCTGCACCCGTTCACGTACACGCGGTGCCCCAACGGCTGCGACGGCGTGAAGACCGGATGCTCCGACTGCCCCCCACGGAAGTAGGCTCACACCCATGCCGTAAGGACGAGTAGAACCGCCCCCGCCGGGCATCCGTGCGCACGACCGGCTACGCGAAGGAGCATCGGTGAAGATTCAACGGCGCGACCCGATCCCGATCACCTGGGGCGGCCCCGGCGGAACGGTGGTGGGGTACGCCACCGTCGTCAACAACGAGATCATGATGAAGATCGAGGACGAGAGTGTGATCAACGTCCTGTACCCCCGGTCCCTGAACGGATTCAGCGTCAGCGCGGACGACGTCGGCGTGCACGTCCACATCCGCGACGAACGGCAGTAGCATGGCCCCGAGGCGGGATGAGCCTCCTTCCCCACCACCGAATGCAAGGAATCATCCCCGCATGTCGAACATCACCATCGGCCGGTACGGCAAGGATGAGGCGAAGAACCTCGAAGCCGGGCGCGGCTTCAGCGCCTGGATCGAAGGCACCGACGACGACGGGGCGGGCTGGATCTTCTGGCTGGACGAGAAGGGCCGCCCGGTCGTGTACTACGGCCAGCGCGAGGAGTCCGGCGCGGTCAAGGGTCTGCCGGTGACGCTGGCCCCGTATCCGGCGTGAGTGTTCGCTGTTCGGTCATTCCCGAACACCGAACAGCAGTAGGCTGAAGGAGCCAGCGACCAACTGGTTGGCGGCTGACCCCCGCACAGCACGGCCCCGCACGGTGTGTGAGCACCGGCGGGGCCGTTGCGTTTCCATGATCATATTAACGTACACCGTCACGATAGCGAAGAACACAGTCACAAAGGGGGGCACATGCCGTCATCCCCACACCCCGACGTCACCGAACGGCGCGCCAAGGTCATCGCCCGCATCTCGCGCGGCATCCCGCCCGGCATCGTCGCCAGGGAACTGGGCGTGTCCGCCGACGTCGTCCGCCAAGACCTCCACCGCGAACTGGCCAGGCGCAAGCAGGAACTTGACGAATACCGCGACCTGCTCATCGCCCAGCAAGTCGAAGAACTCGACCAGGTCCGCATGATGGCGTGGAAACACGCGATGATGCGCCACTACCACGTCAGCCAGTCCGGCGCGATCACCAAGGACCCCGATACCGGGCAGCCCCTGCTGGACACCGGCCCCAACGACCGCGCGCTGGCGCTGGTGGTCAAGGCGCAGGAACGCCTGTCCAAGCTGCTGGCACTGGACGAGGCCAAGAAGATCGAAGTAAAGGCGGAGGTGGTCAGCGTTGAAGCCTTCCGGGGAACCGTCGAACAGCTCCGAGAAGCCGTCGCGCGAGAACGAGCTGCTAGCGGAGGCGGAATCGCTGCTGGCGGAGTACCTGGCCTTACAGCAGGAACTGGCGAGCCTGCGAGCCGGACGATACCCGGAGAACTTCCGTCCTAAGCAGCTCCCCCCGGACCACCCGCAGCACCACCTGCCCGACGCCAAGGGGTTCGCCTGCGGATGCAGCGGCGGGGACGACGCGTACAACATCTGGCTGCTGCTCTCCGGCCGTGGATTCGGCAAGTCGCTGGTCGGCTCCACGTGGCTGGTGCGCCAGGCGCTGACGCATCCCGGCAGCGAGTGGGCGGTGTTCGCGCCGACGTTCCGCGACGTGCGCAAGACGTGCATCGAAGGCAGCACCGGCATCCTGGCGGCGATCGGGGAGGGGCAGCTCGGCAACTACCGGCGCAACGAGTTGCAGATCACGCTGGCCAACGGCTCGGTGATCTACGGCTACTCGGCTGACCAGCCGGACCGCGCGAGAGGCGCGAACCTGTGGGGCGCGTGGTGCGACGAGCTGTGCGCCTGGCGGTATGAGACCACCTGGCATGAGGGTCTGGTGCCCGCGCTGCGCAAGGGCGAGAAGCCGCGCATCGTGGTCACCACGACCCCCCGCCCCACGAAACTGATCAAGGACCTGCTGGGCCGCAACGACGGCAGCGTGCACGTCACGCGCGGGTCCACGTGGGAGAACGCGGCGAACCTGTCGGCCACCGCGCTGCTGGAACTCAAGCGCCGGTACGAGGGCACCCGCCTTGGGCGCCAGGAGCTTGAAGGCGAGGTGCTGGAGGACATCGAGGGCGCGCTGTGGCAGCGCAGCCTGATCGACGCCGACCGCGTCAAGCCCTCGGACGTGCCGGACCTGTCCCGGATCGTGGTGGCCATCGATCCGGCCGTCACCTCCACCGAGGACAGCGACGAATCGGGAATCGTGGTGGTGGGCTACTCCGGTGACCACGGCTACGTGCTGGGCGACTACTCGCTGCAAGGCACGCCGAACGAGGTGATCAACAAGGCGATCCACGCCTACCACGCGCACAGCGCGGACGTGATCGTGGCGGAGGTCAACAACGGCGGCGACTGGATCGGCAGCCTGCTGCGGACGGTGAACACGAACATCCCGTACGACACGGTCCGCGCCAGTCGCGGCAAGGCGATCCGCGCGGAGCCGGTCAGCTCCCTGTACGAGCAGCACCGGATGCACCACGTGGGCAGCTTCCCGGAGCTGGAGGACCAGATGTGCGGGTTCGTGCCGGGCGTCAAGGACGATTCGCCGGACCGGATGGACGCGCTGGTGTGGGCGACCACGGCGCTGACGGGCATCGTGGCGGGGGACTGGAACGACGCGTACGGCACGGTGAAGTGCTTCACATGCGGCCACACGTACGTGCTCAAGGCGCACGAGAAGTGCCCGAAGTGCGGCACGATGAATTGAATCCCTGCTATACGGCACGTGACCGCTATGCTACACTAGGGAACATGCCACGACACAAGGAACCCACCGGCGTGTGGCCGCTGCCCCGCCGCAAGGACACACCGCACGAGGCCATCCCGCACGACGGCCCCCGCTGGATCGCCACCGGCAGCGCCAAAACCATCTCCTGCTTCCGCTGCGGCAACGCCGCCTGCACCTGCCCGCCCAAGTCCGACTGACCACGTCCAACGCCCCCGCCCGTCCACGTGACGCGGCGGGGGCGTTTCGTGTTTCCCGGCAGGTCATTCCCCTTGACGATGCTAACCACGGTGCGGTACCGTGGTCACACCCAACCGCACCACGAGGAGGATCGATGACCGAAGGAACCGACGAGCGCCGCGAGCGGCTGTACACGGAGCTGTGGACGCAGGAGATGTACATCCACTCCGAGCGCGCCGCCGCCGCACGCGCCACGATGCAGAACGTGCGCGACGCCGCGTCCCGCGCCGCACGCGTGGCGATGTCCCACCTGACCGCGCTGGTCGCCGCGATGGACGAGGACGAGATGGAGGGCTACCGCCAGTACCGCGAGGCGCGCCTGGCCGAGATCCGGGACATGCCCACCGAGTAGCACCCGCGCCGCGCCCCCGGTCCCACCACGCCGGGGGCGCGGCTTCGGCGTAATTTCCCAGGCGGAATGCCTTGACAGCGCTATCCCTGCGGGCATACTATGGACTTGTTGGGAACGAGGAACCCCGCCGGAAGGAACCCGAAATGACCGCCAAGCCCACCGCCTCCCAGACCAAGGCCCTCACCCTGATCGCCGAGAACCCCGGCCGCGTCGTGGCGTGGCAGCGGGCCAAGGTGGACAACTACCTGAAGATCAACGGCAACGTCGAATGCGCCCTCGCCCGCACCGGCTATGCCCGCACCGTCGTCGCCGGGACCCGCACCGACTCGTACGGCAACACCTACGACCTGGCCGTCTGGGAGATCACCGACGCCGGTCGCGCCGCGCTGGCCGCCTGAACCACACCCCCCCCCACCGCCCCCGGCCCGCACACGCGGCCGGGGGCTTGGCTTGTCTTGCCGACAAAGCTAGGATCATGGCGGCGGGTGGGGAGGAAGGGGCGGGCGCGGCCTGCCACTGCTCTGTACGGGGACAGCGGCGCGGGAGCACCGGTGAATCGGTGGCGGACGCCACCGCTGTCTCTTCCATTGGCTTGACTCTGCTAACGCGCCGGGTCTATACTGGTAACACCAGCCGGGAAGAGGAACCCGGCCAGCAGCCCAGGAGGACCCCAAATGACCATCTCCCGCCGCTACTCGTACGCAGGCCAGGGCGTCGTCGTCACCACCCGCGACGGCGAAAGCTTCCAGGGCACCCTGATCGGCTGGGGCCCCCGGGTGCTGCGGATGGAGACCCTGGACGGGACCTGGAAGGAATTCGCGAGCGTCGGCCTGATGGTTACGTCGGCCTGATCCCACCCTTCGCGCGGTGCCACAAAACCGCAGGTCGCATACAGCCGACCTGCGGTTTTGCGTTGAGGCGACGCGCCGTCCCCTCCGCCGGTACCGTGAAATGCGCACGAACCAGGACATCTATGTGCTGCGGCGCTGGTGGCACCCATCATTCGATCCGCAGGAAGCGCACGGGGTGAGCACCGTTCCACCGCCCGTGATCGGCATCCCACCGAACCCAGTAGCGCGTCTCCCCGGACGGCAGCTCCTCCAGCATGGCCACCGTGCCGTGCTCGCAGACACACCCCATCGGGTTCCTGCTCCAGACCACGCGGTCGCCGACGCTGAACGCCGGGAACAGCTCGGCCTCACCGGTCACGGCAGCCACCACCACGGCGCCGGTAGACCAGGCGCGCCCGGCTTGACCGCCGGACAGGCGAACGACGCGGCGTATTCGTGGAAGCACACAGGACACTTCCACACCCACGCGCATTCCCGCCCGGCGCCGGTGTGCCAGTGCCGCACATCGTCCCCCATACGTCCGTGGCCGACCGGACACGTACGCAGCCACCCCATCAGGTGTACGCCTCGTTCGCTAGTTCGACCGCCTTCCGCAGAATGGCCACGCGGGTACCGGGTGACAATCCCACCCCGAAGTGCGATGTGGCCCAGTCGAACGCCTTGCGCATGTACGGCCTTATGGCATCGAAACCGTGGTCATCGCACAGCCGCGCCAGTTCGGCAGTCTCGGGAACCTGTGCGAATGCATCCGTCCACAGTTCCATGTGGATTTCGCCGCGCGGCTTGCGTGTGGCGATCCATGCCGCCATTGCTGTCGAGTCGATCCAGTCGGGCGATTCGCGATGGCACTGCTTGCACAACAGGATGACGTTGGACGCGTCGTCACTTCCGCCTAACGCGCCGGGGACGATGTGCGCCCTTTCTAGTTCCGCGCGGTTCCACCGGTCTTGCGAAGTCTGCGGCCGGTCCCATCGCTCGTCGTACGTACCGCAGGCAAAACAGTGCGGCTCGCCTAGATCGATATGCATGGGCGCGAACACATCGTGATCTTCATGTCCGTACCAGTACTGTGCAATCTCCCACCGGGACCTCATGCGGGTGCCCCGGCGTCGGTGCATCCCGACGCGGCCCCAGGATCGCCGTCAGGCGGCCGTACGACGACGCCCCCTACCGGCATGCGCCCACACGTCAGATCGCGCGCCACGCGGTCCACCGTGGCGTTGCAGCCGTCCAGTACCTCGGACAGCGGCGTCCCGTCAAACGGCCGACCGGGGAACGGGTACTCCTCGATCGTGATCGGGTCGGACATCCCGGCGTCACGGTACGGCAACACCGCACTGTGGCCGCAGTCCTCACAGCACAGCCCGTCGTGGTTGCCGTTCGCGTCCGTGTTCCAGTGCGCCCACGGATCGGACACCGGGCAGTCGTAGTACGGCGTACCGCACGTCGTGCACGGACCGAGGTCACTCGCCACCGCGCGCCTCCGGCCGCAGCAGTTCCGGTGCCTCCGCGCGGATGCGCGCCATGATCAGGTCGTAACAGTCATCGCAGATGACTTCCATCTTGTCCCCCGCCACGTCGGCGATGTGCTCGGCGGTGAACGTGTCCAAGTACTCGTCCATCGCGTCGTACTTCGACCACTCGGATTCGAACGTCTCCCCGCACGACGCGCACACCACCAGGCGCCCCTCACCCATCGCCGCCCACCTTCCGAATCCGGAACGTGAACCAGTGCACCGACATGCATTGTCCGCAGGTGATCGCGATCTGCTGGCCGTCTTCCGGCATGGCGTCGAACTGGACGTTCGTGGCCATGGCGCAGTCGCAGCCGAACTCGATACCGCACGGCGCAGCGAACTTCACGTACACCAGCGACCGGCCCGGCGGGTCGTTATGATCCACGGCGCGCCGCCTTCTCGTACAGGTGTTCCGCGATCCGTGCGGAACAGGCGTCGCACACCAACCCCACCGCCTCCTGTGCCTCAGCCAGGTCGTCCCGCAACCGCCCGCACTCCGTGGCGTAGTGACGCGCCTCAGCCTGTGCGCTGTTCGCACGCCCCGTCTGGCGCACCACCTCGCGTTTCAATTCCAGCAGCATGTGTTCGAGCACCGACACGCGCCGCGCCGCAGCCAGTTCCCGCGCGACCGCTGCGCGCCACTTGCGGTCCGTCTCATCCCACCGCGCCCGCCGCCTGTCCCGGCGACGGGTCATCTCCTCCAGCGTCACCGGCTCGCCACGATGGTCATTCACGAGGCGCATCCGCTTCGCACTCAGGATCATGCTCAGGATCATGATCCTCCGGAATCCCGACCCACCCGCACGTGCACTCCGTCACGGCGTAGACGGGGCGGCGGAACATCACGCCGAACGTGCCGTCAGCGTGGAGCGTGACGGCTTCAATGGTGGCGTCCGTGATCACAGTCGGCTCGCCGCGATGCTCGCTCACTGTGGCCTCAACCCCGTCCGGTGGCGCAGCTCGGCCAGCCCGACCGCGTGGGTTATGCATGTCTCCCATGATCCGAACCCGATGAACACGCGGTCGTGGGGGTCATCGGTGTCCACCTCGAACAGGTTCCAGTGGAACCCGGCGTGTGTCGCCTCGTCGCGGTCGTGCTTGACGATGTAGCGCTTCACGCGCCACCCCGTGCACGCATGCACGCCTCGCGCCACAGCACGTCGGCGGTCTTGCGGGTGAACCCGATCGGCCCGAATCCGGTGTAACGCTGCCAGAACCGCACCCGCCTGCCGCAGTCACGGCACAGCGGGGGCGCGTGGTCACTCATCGGGCTGCCGCCATGCCAGCATCGTGTGAAACCCGCCCTTCTGCGCGTACTTGGCCCGCCGCGCCGCGTCCACGTCGCCGGGCGCCACGCCGTAGAAGTCGGCGATATCGAAGACCACCTGCATCACGTCGGCCAGTTCCCCGATAACGTCGCCGTCGAAGCACACTGCGTCAACGACTTCGCCGGTCTCCTCGATCAGCTTGCCGATCAGCGCGCGGATCTGTTCCGACGCGTCGGCCACCGGCCGCGTGTACGGCGTCACACGGTTGATCTTCTCCCGCATGACGTCGCGCACCAGGCGCCCCTCGCCGGTCACGTGACCCTCCATTCAACGTGTTTATCCCCTAGTGTACCATAGCGACACTACACCCCCGGCCGCTCGACCTCTTCCAAGTCCTTGATCCGGATACGGCACCGCTGGCGCCGGGCCACGTGCACCCGCCACAGATGCCGGGGGAACACGAGCCGCCGCGCCGGGGTAGTGGTGTGGCGCCCGCCGTGGACGGCCGTACACCCTTCCACGTCATGCAGGCACACTACGCAGTACGACGTCCGGTGGTGCTCGCGGTGCCGGGTGACGCTGGCCCATATCTCAGGCTTTTGATCCGACAGCACCCACTTCGCAACCTGCTCCCGCTCGTACGGGCTCGGTCCCTGCCGGGTCTCAAACCACGCGTTCTCGCCGCGCCGGTCACCCCCCTGCGCGAAGTTGCTGAACGGCCGCACCATCAGCACCCACTCACGGCGGTGCACAATGATCTCGATCGGACAGCCGTACACGTGGTGGTCCACGTCCCACCACGGCGTCCAGAACACGTGCGCATAACCGACTTTCATTCCGGCTCACCGCACACGTCGCACTTGGTGGTGATCAGGTAGCCGTCCCAGGTCTCTTCGAAGAACTCCGCATGCACCAGCCCGGAACACCCCTCGCGCTCGCACGGATGCGGGTACGGCCCCACGCCGCGCGTGCACCACCCCACGAAACAGTCCGCGTCCCCCACGGTGTGCGGATCGTCGTACTCGCCTACCGTGATCGTGTCGGCCATCAGTGATCACCCGCCCGCGTGGCGAGGAACGCGATCTCGTCCTCGCGGTCCGCCGCGATGTCCTGCCACCCACGGCGCACCGGATTCCAGTCCAGTCCCGGCGCACCGGCGCCCGCGCATTCCCCGTCGTCCTGCGGCGTACGGTGCCACAGCACGATCCGGTCCGTGTCCGCGCAGCGCGGCGTGCGGCACGCCATGCACAGCAGCGTCAGCGGCGCCGGACGCGCCAGCGACGCCACGAACGTGGCCGTGGGCTCGGTCCCGCGCGGACGGCGCTTGGACGGGGGGATGACCGGCTTACTCTGCTTCCCGGTCGGCACCGGCGTCCCCCTCCCGCAACTGCGCCAAGTGCGCCGCCATCTGCTCGCGCAACGCCGTACGGCCCTCGTCGGTAGCCAGCAGACCGGCGCGGGACGGCGCACGGCCGTCCGGGTACGGCCCGTCCGCCTCGCAACCGGGGCAGCACCACTCCTTGCCGCCGGTGAACATCCGGTACATCGTGGCCGTCCCACAGTGCGGGCACATGTGGGTGGACCCGGCGTTGACGAACTCGCCGTGCTCCCGGTGCGCCCGCATCAGCTCCTCGTCCATCGGCCCGTCCGCCACCGGCTGCGCCACCGGCGCCGGGGATGTCTCGTCCGGGTACATGGCGGCCAGCCACCCCGCCAGCGCCCGTGCGCGCCCTTCGTCGATGACGTTGCTCACCCGCTGCCCGCCGCCCACGGCGGTGAACGCCAGCGCGCCGTTCGACCCGTGGGTGAACGTCACGCTCTCCCCGTCGGTGTCGCTGATCTGCAAGAACGGCCGTGTCACTCGAATCCCTCCCGCTGCGACAGGTCCGCCGGACCGTCCTGGCCCATGCCGAGCGACCGGGGACGGCGGGCGCGGCGGTGCGCCTCATGGTCCGGGCAGCACTCCTGGCCGCCGTACGCGACGTCCGGCCACGTGGCGTGCACCTCGTCCAGCATGGCGCGGTCCAACGGCCCGTACTCGCGTTCGTACTCTTCCACGAGGTCGCGCAGCGCGGTGATCCGTTGTTCATGCGTCGGCGCGTCCAGGTCCATCTTGCACAGCCAGTCGCGCAGCGCACGGCCGCTCTCGCGGTCCATCAGCACCGCCAGCGCGCTGTTGCCGCTGCGCACCCCGATCTGCAACGCCCCGGTGGTGTGGCACACGACCTGCACGCTCTGCGGCGAGAGCCCCGGCACGGGCGCGGCGGTGCGCTCGAACATCGTCGGCGGATCGATCTCACGCGGCATCGGCCGCCTCCTTCTGCTTCTTCACCTCGGCGTACACGCGCGCCTGCTCCATGGTCATCCCGGAGCACACGCACCGCTTGCCGCCGTTGTACCCGCCCAGGTAGTGCACCCGGATCAGGCCGTTCGGGGTGGTCATGTACTCGCGCTCGCACGCCGGGCACTTGATCCGCTGCGAGACCGGATGCTGCCCGTCGCCGCGCAGCGCGGCACGCGTCGAGACGGGGCCGCCGGTGTCAATCCAGTGGTTGTGCGCCGCCGCGATGTGCTGCGCCATGCGCCGCGTCAGGCCGTCCAGCACCGGCGGGTGGTCCTCGGTGGGCGACCGGTCGGCGTCCATGACGCACCAGTAGCCGTCGCTGTCGCTGCGCGCGTACCACCGCGAGACGATGGCTTCCATGTCCATCACCTCGCGGGTTTCGCGCAGCAGCATCTCAGCCGTCTTGGTTGTCTCGTGGAACCACGAGTCAGTGGGTTCCGGCTCCATCACTGCCTTCCACGGTGGGTTGTTGATCTAGCGTACACCCGTTGGTTAGCAGGGTCAAGCGGATGGATCGTTCCGGATGGATCGTTCCCAACCGGCAGCCGCGAACCTGTCCCGCGCCTCCAATGCCGCGTACGTCGCCACCTTCACACGGTACTTGGCCACCCGCTCCATCAGCTCAACGTCGCCCGCCACCACGTCCGCATGGCGCACGAACCCCGGCGTCCAGTCCGGCGCCAGGATACGCACCTCCGGCGGCATCGACGACACCCGCCGCTCACCCGGCTGGCACTTGCCGCGCATCCACGCGTAGCAGGCGCGCTCGCAGATCCCCGCCGCGTCCATCGCCGTGTACCGGCCCGCCTTCGCCAGATCGTGCGTGTAGCCGATCCGGCGCGGACCCCACCACGCGCCGTGCTGGTGCGACCAGACCAGCCACTCCGGGACCTCGACCATGCGCGGACCCGAAGCGGCCTCCGCCGCGTCCAGCGCCTGCACGAACCGCCGCGTCAACTCGGACGGCTGCGGCATCCGGCCGTCCGGCGTGTACGCGAACGCCGTCAACCCCCTGTCCGGATCGCCCCCGTAGAACGGGTCGGCCAGCACGCGGGCGGAGAACTGCTCCCAACTCTCCCCGTCGGCGTCCACGCGCACCGCGCCGTCCGCGTTCAGCCGCGCCTCGATGTCCGGCCAGTCGCGCCGTTCGGTGGCGCGCGGCGTCATGATGTACCGGTACCCCGGCTCGGCGTGCTGCGTGTGCTTGCGCAGCCACCGGCCGTCCGGGACGTAAATCCAGTCGCGCCGCTCGAAGTCGTAATCGTTGGCGAAGCACCACTGCAAGTACTCGCGCCGGTTGAACGCGATGACGTACACCGGCTGCGGCGGTGAGTCCGCGTCCGCGTCGTCCCCGCCGTCCGCGTCCGGCACGCCTTCGGGGTTCTTGCGCTCGGCGTTGCGGTCGCGTTCCTCAGCGCCCTGCGTCTCACGTTCGGGCGTCTGTTCCCGGCGCGTGCCCGACGGGTCGATGTGGTCGGCGTCACGGTTGCTCATGATGGGTCCTCCGTTCACGTGTCAGCGCCCCCGGCAAGGTCATCCGATTACCGACCGGGGGCGCCGTGATGCGCGGTTTCCGTCACGCATCGCACCGGCGGCAGGACTCGAACCTGCGACTCTGAGATTCGTAATCTCAAGCTCTTTCCAGCTGAGCTACGCCGGTTAGCGGCGGGATGCTTCTTCCGGACGAACCGACGCTCACGCGAGGACCCGCCTGCAACCCGCCTGCCACACGCGGCACCGGCTTCCAGGGGCAGCCGTACTGGTGCGTTGCGTGGTCGTCGCCCCGAGTGGAATTGAACCACCGGCCTTTCCCTTATCAGGGGAACGCTCTGACCAACTGAGCTACGGGGCATTGCGGGTGCGCTTTCGAAACAACGAGGTGCGCACCGCTGACGCGGGAGGACTGCCATCCTGCCCCGCGCCCCGAGACGAGCGCTGGCAGGCGCCTGTCTCTACCTCGCTCCCGATCGAGGATTCGAACCTCGTATGCCGCGTCCAGAGCGCGGCGTGTTGCCGATTACACCAACCGGGATCGGTTGTCCTACACGTCCTGTTTCACCCACCGGCCGTTGTGGCGGACCTCCACCACCACGTCCGGCGAACCGCCCACGGGCCAAGAGGCGGCGGTGCCCTAGTGGAACCGGGGGGAGTCGAACCCCGTGCGCGCGCTCGTGGCTACCCGCCACGGCCGATCCCATGGTGGTCGGTCTTTCAGCGCACACGTGCCCGGGACGCGTCCGGGTTTGGTGCCGACCAAGCGCCGTAGGCCCACGAGGACTCGAACCTCGAACCCGCTGCTTGTAAGGCAGCCGCTCTCCCAATTGAGCTATAGGCCCAGGTCACCGGACACAGCCATGGCCTAACGCCGGTGCCTTAGTCGTGAAGTTGTCAAACAGTCAGTTGCGGAGACGGGAGTCGAACCCGCAAATGCAAGGGTTATGAGCCCTCCGGCTTACCGTTGGCCTACTCCGCGTTGATGTACTTATGGAATGCCCCGCGTTGAGCGGCCACTCGGCGGTGACAGTTGGCGCAACGCACGTCGCAGCGCAGCGTGCGCTATCGCGGTCAGACCGAGGAGTTGAACTCGCCCGCGTCGGTCTCGCGCTCCGGCTGGCGGATCTGCGCCTTACGCGCACGGATCAGCTCGCTGAGCGGTACATGCTGCAAGTTCGCGACGCCCGAGACGATCTCGGTGTCCTGCGGTACCTCGTCCATGGGGTCCTCCCGTCGTCCAACCGATGTCCCTAGCGTAGCATAGTCAACCGATCAGCGCATCCCCCATTCACGGCGCAACGCTGTAACCTGCGAGAAGTCACCACCTGCCACCGGCGGGTAAGAATGATCATGGGAGACGCCATGCAGGACACCCGCGTCATCGCCTTCGACTCCGCCGACCCCGGCGCCGTCACGTACATGGGCATGGAGACCATCAAGGACGTCACCACCACCGTGGCCACCACCACGCAGAACCCGATCACGCGGTCCGTGGTCAAACTCGACCCGCCGCTGCCCGTCGCCGACCTCGGCACGTTCCGGGCGCGGTTCGCGCAGTTCTGCGACGACGCGTGGATGCTGCCGACCCGCCGCGACCCGCAGCGGGTGAACCCGCATCGCGTCATCGACGGCACCGAACCCGTGGACGTCCTGAACGACACCGTGGCGCGCCTGGTCGCAGAGCACGGCCCGTGGGCGGTGAGCGCCGCCGTGGCGAAGCTGATGCCGGAGCACTGATCCCGCAGGCGCGTGTGGTCCCGGCGACCGAATCCGCGCCGCCTACGTGCGTGCGGGCCGTGTCCCGCACTACGGTGTGTCGTTAGGCACGGCGTGTAGCGGCCCCACGACCCGAGGCGGTCACCGTGGATTACAGCGAGTCCATCGCGCTCCTGGAGCGCCGTATCGCGCAGCTCGAAGAGTTCATGATCCCGGCGATACTGCCGATCAGGGTCACCGAGGAAGTGATCACGATCCCCGGCGACCCGCCCCGCTACCACATCCGGTGGACCGACAGCCGGATGGGATTCGAGGCGGCGGTGACGACGATCGATCCGACCACAGCGCGGATCATCAACCGTCGCCTGTGGAACGAGGCGCTAGACCAGTTCCTTGACGAGAAGTTCGGCCCTCGCGAGGAGATCGCGCCCCCGCAGGAGTGAATCCCACGGGGGCACGCATCCCATTCGCAGTGCGGCCAGTCTACGGCCGCACTGCCATGCGGGCGCGCACGGGAACGCGCAGCGCCGCGACCACGCGGGCGTCGGCCCGGCGCTGCGCCCGGACCTCGCGCGCCCAGTCGATCAGGATCAACGCGCGGTCCATCACCAGGTACGCCGCCAGTCCGGTGACGAACCCCGCCGGGACGGAGTACGTCACCCACGCCATCGCGGTCACCACCAGCATCGTGACGACCGTGCGCGCCAGTACCGTCTCCGCTATCGACAGGGGCTCGCCCCGGCGCGATGTCCACACCGACCGTCTCACGGCCGTCCTCCCATCCGTATCTGCGTCTTGATTCGTACGGTACCGTAGCGCGTTAGCGCCGTCAAGTCATTCCAGGTCTTCCCGCGCCGCATCCTGAATCATCCGGATCGCGGCCAGGCAGTCCCCGTCCGAGATCGCGTCGTCGCCCTTGTTGCACCGGATGTGGTCCAGGATCGCCCGCGCGTCCATGCTGTACGGCGAGTTCGTGTTCCATTCGTCCTCCACCAGGAACCCGATGCCGATGGTGAAGAACTTGCGGAACCCGATGATTGCCTGTACGGGGCTCAGGACCACCCGGTACGACCACTCCTCGTCGCCACCCGGACCGCCGACCATCACCGCCACGCCGCCCGGCGTCACACCGGCCACCGACGGGTCCGCCGCCTGACGGCGGCGTTCCAGAACCAGTTCAGTCGGCACCGTCCACCTCCGGGTTGAACGCCTGGTACGTCACCTCGCTCGGACATGGGATCGTCATGCCGAGCACGATCGTCCCCGTCGCCGCGCACTCCGTTACGCACTGGTCGCAGATGTTGCACTCCAGGAACTGCCGCGAATGCGGCGACGGGTCGAACACCGTAGACCCGTACTGGCCGTGCGCCAGGAACACCGTCGCCGCGTACGGCTGGCGCGGCGCGTGGTCGGCCATCACCGACTCCAGCTCGCGCCCGCACCGCACGCACGGCAGCGGCGAATCGCCGGTCACGGCGTCGGCCCCAGCGGCACCGGCGACGTCGCCTTATACAGGTCGTCCAGCGTGGTCGCGCACGACTCGCACACCCACACCTCCACGCCGTCGCCGTAGAACTTGTTGTCCGGCGTGGTCAACGCCACGAACCGGCGCACCAACGTGTGATCCGGCAGCGTCATGACGTGGATCACCAGGTTCTGCGTGAACGGGTTGCGCTTGACGAACGCGCACTGCCGCAACTCCACCACGCCGTCGTCCCGCACGATGTTGTCCGTCACTTGGCCTCCTTCTCCCGGCGGATCTCCGCCTTGGTCTTGGCGCGCACGATCAGGTACCCCTCGCGCCCCGGCTGCGTGTTCCACCACACCGCCCACCCCTTGCGCGACGCGGCCTGTTGGAACACGGCTTCGCGGTACTCGTCCGGGATGAACGTGGCGTACTTGTCGTCGATCTCGCGCCAGCCGACCACCGCGTACCCGGGCTGCACGTCGAACGTGGTCGGCGACATGAACACCAGGCCGTCCCGGTTGTACCGGCACCACGGTACGCCCGTGATCGTCTTCTTGAGCTGGTCCAGCGTGACGTTCACCAGCTTGGACTCACGCACGGACCGCTCAGTGCGGATCTTCTCGCCGTTGACCGGATCGGCGGCCATCGTGTCGTCCGACTTGCACCTGCCGCAGGCCAGCGCGCCGCCCAGGTACAGCCCACACGCGTCGTCCATGCGGATGCCGTCGGCGTTGTTGCGGGTGACATCCTGCGCATGGCGGCACCCCTTCACGTGGATGCGCCACCGCGCGGGATCGCCCCACGCGTACCGCTTGCGCTCGTGTACGGGCCGTTCGACCTGGACGAACAGGCGCTGACCCAGTTCGGCGTCCTCGGCGGCGATGCGCTCGCAGCGCGCCTTCCACTCCGCGTCGGCCTTCGCCTTCCACTCGGCTTCCTCGCGGTCCAGTTCGGCCTGTACGCCGTCTTCCCACGCCGGTTGGAGCCATGCCGCCGTCGCCGCGCGGTAGGCCGCGCTCGCGGCGTTGATGGCGTTGATGGCGGCGTTCAGGTCGGCCATCGCACCGGCCACCTTCACGCGGTACTCGTCGAACGCCCGCGTGGCGATGGCGGCCTGTTCCTCGCTCAGGTCCACGTCCACGACGTCGCTGGTTTCCTTGGGGTCGATGCCGTCGGTGACGCCCATCAGCGCCGTCAGTTCCGGGCCGCCCTCGTCGCAGTAGATCATGCCTACCTTGGGCACTACTCGTCCTCCATCCAGTTCGGCGGAACCGCGTCCTGCGGCTCGCCGGGCTCGTCGGGTGCGGCCGTCAGCGCGGGCGCCGCCGGGCCGGTGGACAGGCCCTGCGACACCGCGTACGCCACGAATGCGCACACACCGGCGCCCCCGATGCCGATCCACCACTGCCACGGCAGCACGTGGATCAGGTAGGCGATCAGGCGCGCCACGGCGCGTTCCTCGGCGGGGCTCAGGTGCACCGAACCCCGCCCGGCGAATCCGGTCAGTCGTCGTCCCCCCAATACGGCTCGTCGCTGTTGTCGTTCTCCCCTTGCTCAGCCTGGTGGATCGCGCAGTACTCGCTGTCTTCCTCGGCGCCCAGGTCGCAGTACTCCGGCGCGTGGTCGTAGCTGCCCTGGTAGTACACGTACGCGCACTCGCGGGGCATATCGTCGCCCCGCGAGTGCGCGCGGTCGGTGGCCGCCTCGGTGTCCATCACCGCATCCACTTCGGCTTGCGGTTGCGGAACCGCAGGTCGTCCCAGTCGATCAGGTCCAGCTCGTTCATCCGCTCCAGTTCGTCCACCGTCAGGCGC